AAGGTCTCATAGTGTAGAGGTACGCACACCACTCTGTCGAAGTGGAAGTAAGGGTTCAATTTCCCTTTGAGATCGCTGGGAGGGTCAAGAGTTCCACCACACACCGCTCTTGACTTTCCCTTCTTTTATACTTATACTTAATATAACTACTAGAGAAAGCATAGTAATGCAAGAGATTAAGTTATCTACGGAGCAAGCCAAAGCTCTAGAAACATTTGTTGAAGATCATATGCGTGGGTGCTCCATGTTTTTATATGACGAAGAAGACGTACGTGAAGGCTTTGAGCCATACGGACCATATGATGGTTGCGAAACTTGCGACTCAAGAGAAAACCTAATGGCCACATTTGATTGGCTAAGATCTAATAACCTAGTAGACATCTTTGTCGAATAACCTAAGCCTTCGTAGCTCAGAGGAAGAGCGGAACACTTCTAATGTTTAGGCCACTGGTTCGACTCCAGTCGGGGGCGCAGAAAGGATTTACATGTCAGAAGAACTAAGTAATGAAGAAGAGAATGAGTTATTCGAATATCTTCTAGAAGTTGGAGCCCTAGAGGTCGACGGGGTTGCTAGTGACGGGGAGATCATGTTCAAGGTAAACTCAGAGAAGATGAAGGAATACTGCCCAGAGATGCTTGAAGTTATGCATGAGGACCTAGAATCTTCATTGCTTGAGCTATATGAAAAGGGTCTAGTGGAGATGCAGTATAACGAGAACCTAGAGGCTATATTTAATATCAGTCCAGAGGGGGAAGAGGCCTTGTTAGAGATGGGCTTTTATAACCTAGACGGACTTGAAGAAAAGTGATATAATTATATGCAAGAGTGCTTAAGCTGTGGCAAAACAGAGTACCTAATTGAATATTCAACATTCAAGGATGGGACTCCGTTTTTTCTATGTTACGGACATGCACCTATAAATCGTTTGGAGAAGGAGATAGAAATTGGCTGAAGGATACTCACCAACTAGCGGAATGAAGTCCGCTGCTCGACGTGCCCTAGCATGGAAGAAAGAGGGAAAGCGTGGAGGAACAAGAATAGGTTTGACTCGTGCAAATCAGATAGTGAATGGTGAATCTCTTAGCGAGAGTACAGTAATGCGTATGTATTCATTCTTCTCTAGACACGAAGTTGATAAGAAAGCCACTGGATTTAATTCTGGTGAAGAAGGTTTCCCAAGCCCTGGGCGTGTAGCCTGGGATCTTTGGGGTGGAGACTCAGGATATTCCTGGTCTCGTCAGAAAGCAGCATCTATTAAGAATAAGAGGATGAGTAAGATGAGCACTTCCATTTGGGATGGATCTTTCCTAGGACAACTAGGAAGAGAGCAGGCACAAGCTTCTAATGAAGAAGTTGCGCTTGATCTAGAAGAAGAGCTTGATGAACCACTAGAGCCAGTAGTAGAAGCTCCAGTAGTTACAGAAGCACCAGCTCCAGTAGCAGAGACACCTGCACCAGTAGTAGAGACTCCAGCACCAGTTGCTGAAACTCCTGCTCCTGTAGTAGAGACACCTGCACCTGTAGCAGAAGCACCAGCAGCGCCAGTAGAGCCTGCAGTAGAAGCACCAGCACCAGTTGCTGAGGCACCAGCAGAACCAGTTGCAGAAGTTGCAGCGCCAGCTGTAGAGACACCAGAAGCTGCTGCACCTACAGAACCAACTGCTTAAGGCATAACATGAAATTGTGGGTAACTGGGTCCCAGGATTGGGATGATCCAATGGTCATTGCTAGAATGATTACACTTCTCATTCAAGAGATGGATAAAGAAGATAAAGATATTACCTTTATTCATTTAGATAGAGAAGGCGCAGAGCAATTAGCTGGATCGTACTTTGCTAAGACAAAGACATTCCTATCTGGAAAAGGGTTTAAAGTCTCTGAATTTATCCCTGCTAAGAGTTCAGACTTTGATGAGAGAATCAGAAAAGCCCTGGACCAGTCACCTAACATTTTAGTTGTATTCAATAAGGGTCGGGACTTTAAGACAGCCAAGATCCGTGAGACAGCACAGAAGAATAATATACCTGTTTTAGAGCATAAAAACTCTTGACAAGTACTATATACTTTTGGTATCATTATATTTAATATGAAGAAAATATTACAAGGCATCTTAACTGAGTTAAGCGTTATTAGCAGAACGCTTGATGTTATTGCCAACATAATGTTAAGTAGAGAAAGACGAGAAAGAGCTAAGCTGGAGAAGGACTCTAGCTTTGATAAATTGTCCAGGGAGACTAATGTCTGACTTCAAATTCACAATGATGGATCTAGCAAAGGCTGAATCCTACGCATCAAAAACCCCTAATGTATGGTGGGATAACTACGATTTAATTATCTGGACTTATAACCCAAGCGGTTGGTCTAAGAAAAATGGAAAGTTCCATAAAGGTCAATGGGGTACTGCTAAGCGTGTTGTTGTAAACAACAGCGGCTTATGGAAGGTACCTTCTAGTGTCCGAAATACTAGATAAACTAGGTCTAGATAAAAATAGTTTCAGATGGCAGGACCTTGCAGCTTGCAATGGTATGCCTACAGATTATTTCTTTGATAAGTATGAAGAAGATGCTGTGCATGCACAGACAATTGATTCTATGTGCTTATCATGCCCAGTAATTAAATACTGCCACAAGGCAGGTATTGATGGTAGCGAGGTTGGTGTATGGGGAGGAATTTACTTGACTAATGGAAAAGTAGATCGATCAAGAAACATGCATAAATCTCAGGAAGATTGGCGAGTAATGTTGGAGACTCTTGGTGTCTACAAAACTATATAGTACTCAGATAGCTCAGGCTATTAAGTCAATTAAATCACCTTACCCGAACCTAAAAGTTTCTGTTGTAGAACGTCCAGGTATGCTTAGTTTAAGAGTATACGAGGAGAATATAGCAGAATTTAGCGATATGCAACATATATCAATAATGGAATACCTAAACATGCTACGCAAGATCGTAGAATCTTTTGGTGTCCCATGTGACCTAGAAGGGCTGGCGGGGAAATGAGCAGTGGAGATAAGATCTGGATACACTCAGAAGAAGTTCATGGTGAAGTAATCACATACGGAGCCCATGTATCTATGGTAAGATATATAAAAGATAAAACAGTTTTCGAGACATATCTTGAGAACGATGAATTTGATATAGTCGAAGAAATTAAATACCCAGACCCTTGGGAAGAGGAGAACTAAGTGCTTTGTTACTCTTGTGGTAAACAAAAACATAGACTGACACCAGTCAAGTCTAACCTATTCGATATTAACTTAATTATGTGTGATGCTTGTATTGAAGGAAAGTATGAGCCACGCTGGTCAATTATTCTAGCAGGACGCCAATTTGGATCCGAGAAGGTAAGAGACTACATACTTAAGCGTAGATATCACGGTAAAGATATTACCGCCAACGAAATTATTATTTAGAAAGATTAGAAGTGATCTTATGGATTTCTTTACGAAGCTTGACATTCTCTGCCAAGAGCTTTTCGTTTTGTATATGAAGTTCATTGATCTGACCCTGAAGATGAATATTTTCTTCAACAAGCTTATCAACTTCGGACTTTAGGAGCTCATTAGTGTCCTTGATATCATCCATAGCAAGCTTAAGCTCTTCCATTACACGAAGAAGTGTATCTACAGATGTGCTAGCAGCTTCTGAAATTACGCCTGTGACCTCAGCCTTTTGCTTAGGCTTAGCCAAAACCCAGGTTAGGAAGATGCCAATTAAGCCTATCAAGCCTGTTATTGTTGCGTCAGTTGACAATATAATCTCTCCCTATTTAGTTATACCCAATTATATCAAGAATGTTGACCTGAACCAAAAAATAGGGTATTATTATATGAGACCAGGAAGGGTTCAGAAATGACTTGTATTGTTGGGTTAGTCCAAAACGGCAAAGTTCATATGGCAGCAGATTCAGCTGCTAGTGATTCAAACAGTGTACATAAGAGAAAAGATTCAAAGATATTTGTTGTTGATGAATATCTAATTGGATTCTCTAACAGTTTTAGAATGGGACAAATTCTAAAGCATGATCTTATTCCACCACGTCCGATTAAAAAGGATCTTGAGAGAATCATGTGCATTGACTTTGTTGAAGCTGTGCAAAACTGTTTAGATAAGAATAAGTTTATTCTAGAATCTGACGAGAAGAGTACAAACATTGCTGACCTAATCATTGGTGTTCAAGGACGAATCTTTGTCATGGACACCGACTTCCAAATGGGTGAGTACAAAGATAATTACTTCTCTATCGGTAGCGGTTCAGAGTATGCTTTAGGCAGCCTACACTCTACAAAGCATATCAAAACGCCTAAAACACGCCTTCTAAAGGCTCTGGCAGCCTCTGCAGAGTACACAATGGGTGTCGAGCCACCGTTTATTTACCATTCGCTATGAGAGAAGACATACTAAAGCACATGTCAAACCTGACAAATGCAATTGAAGAATTGCTCTCTGTTTATGAGGGTATGAATGAAGGAAAAAAGATAGAGATGGATATTAGGTTAGAAGAAAAGATTAAGAACCTACAACAGATAGTGAAATGGAGTAAGAATGACTAACGACGATTTAGATGTTATTGCAGCAACGGTAGCCCAGAAGCTTTTTGAAAAGCTATACGGAGGTAAGGACCTTGATCTTGTTGAGCACGATCAGAAGCTATCCTACTGCGCCTTGGTGGCGGGATTTGTGCTAAGCACATTCAGAGAAGAGATGGAGAAAGCACTTAGTGAAGCTGACCAAGCAACAAATTAATCAAAGTCTATCCTCAAACGACAAGACATTAGTACATTTTACTGCTGAATGGTGTGGTCCATGCAAGCGTCTTGCACCTGTTATTGATGAGCTTATTGCTCAAGACCCTACAATTAAGTATATTAAGATTGATGTTGATGAAGAGCCAGGTGTTGCACAAGAGTTTGAGGTTAAAAGCGTTCCTACTTTAATTGCTTATAATGGATCAGAGCAGTCTGGTAGAAATGTTGGGGCTATCCCACTAGTAGCAGTCAAGAAGCTGTTTGGATAAAAGTATGTCAGATATTCCTTTGCCACCACCATTTGAGCCAAGAATGATAATTGCAGAGGCTGCTAAGGCATGCCACTATAAGATTTATGGAAATGAGTTAGCTTCTTTAGTTCAAGGAGTTCTGGCTGCTTTAGGTACAACACAGGACCCAATTCCTCCAGCAATACTTTTGTCAAATTATTTACTTTCAGAAGGCTATGGACAACCATCCTATGAGTCTGATAGAATTAAAGAAACGGATTCAATGGGACGAGAAAAGTTCTGGGAAGATGCAGGAAGACCAAATGAGTAGCAATTTCATTATAGGATACCTAATCGTCGCTAACCTTTACATTTCCTACAGATATCTAAAGCTTGCTAAGTTATTTGGTGAGCTTAAAGTAAAGTCAGATGGATACTATCAGGCATGGAAAAATGGATCCGATGTCATAGTTAGAGGGAAGAAGGTTCGATGAAGATGAAGAAAGTTGCAGTTCTTGGGGGAATTGTTACTGCCATCACAGCTGCTGCTGTCTATGCAATTATATTGACTAACGAGTCATTAAAAAACATTGGCGATGCATTTGATGTCGATGACGAAGACTACTAGACAACTCCTTGACGGAGAAGAAGTCAAGGTACATGACGAGATTATAGACCTATCTATTCATACAAGAGTTCCAGATAAATGGATTCTTATTGATATGGAGACAGGTCAGGTTTACCGTGGGTCAGATAACCAAGAGATGTATAAGCGTTGGGTTATCCAAGATCATATGAATATGAAAGATTAATGCGGATGTTGCATATTGGTAGTGCCTCTGCCTTCCAAGCAGAAGGGGTGAGTTCGATTCTCATCATCCGCTCTCGAAGTATAGGTCTGAACAATCTATACTAAGATCTGTTATACCGAATAGGCGTCACCTGCATCTTGAGAAGGTGTTCAGGCTCATGGACAGGCTCTGTGGTCGTGACTAGGTATAACAGCCAGCAGGTGGTTTAGGTTAAGAACCAAAGCCGTGGCTGGCATTGCGTCAGTAGCCCAACTGGTAGAGGCGTTAGTCTTAGGAACTAATGGTTGTAGGTTCGAGTCCTACCTGATGCACGATATTAAGGTTGAGTTGCAGGTGTATAGACTGACTCCCGACGGGGACAACTGGAGGACAACGGGCGATAGTAAATCCTCATATATCACGATTAATAAGTTAGTCTGCTCGTAGACTTATTAATCACTTAGGGTCTAAGTGTTACGGAAGCACTACCGTCTCCAAAGCGGTAAGCCTAGGTTCGACTCCTAGAGACTCTGCGAAATTCCATTGAAATTACTTGAGAATAGGTGTAAGATAGTTATATGAAGATAGATGTTTTAGATAAGGGCTATGTCAGACTTGTAGACACGCTTGGAAATGATCTTTCCATAGCTAACGCTGCTCGTGTATCATACGATAAAGAGTCTGCAGAGATGTCAGAGCGAGATGCTAAGTTAATTAAGTTCTTATGGAATGAAGAACATACTTCTCCATTCAGACACGCAGCAATTACATTTGAGGTATATGCACCACTATTTGTAGCACGTCAATGGTGGAAGCATGCAGTTGGCTCAACACACCTAGACGATCAGAACGGGTGGAATGAATCATCCCGTAGATACATAACAGAGAACGAAGAATTTTATTTACCAAAGGGCACAGAATGGCGATCAAAGCCAGAGAACTCTAAGCAGGGTTCTGGTATACCGCTAGAATCTGAAGTTGGCGGGTGGTTTACAAATAAACTGTTTGACATTACTGAGATGGGTAAAGGACTATACGATAAGGCTATGGAAGCTGGTATAGCACCAGAGCAGGCTAGACTATTCCTTCCAGCATATGGAATGTATGTAAGATGGAGATGGACTGTATCACTACACGGTATCCTAAACTTCTTAGGTCAAAGACTGCCATCAGATGCTCAGTACGAGATAAGAGAATACGCAGAAGCAGTAAAGGCGCTAACAAAAGATAAGTTTCCTTACACATATAGCGTGGTCTTTGAGGAGGAAAACAATGGCTAAGAAAAAGATTACATGGGTAAAGCACGAAAGAACCAATAATATACTACTTAGATTTATTGGTAATCGTTGTGAGGTTATGGCATATCATGCTTTAACCAAATGCATGTGGGATGAAAGAAATGGATCAATGTGGGCAAAGGTTTCAAATGCCCTTTACAAGCCAGCAATACGCTGGGGTACTTACTACAGCATGGAGGAAGAATGATTAAGCCACTAGGAACAAACCTATTAGTTAAGCAGGAGAAGGTTACAGATAAGACTACTCAGTCTGGTCTTGTTCTTTCTGCATCGCTATCAGATAGCGGACCAGCAGTCGGAGAAGTAATTGCCATGGGAGATGGAGAGCAGAACTACCTTGGAGATGTTATCAAGATTCACGGAATCAATGTGGGGGACTTTGTATTCTTTAATGAGCATTCAGCTATCGAGATTGAAGGCAAGAATATGGAAAAGTATTTACTAGTAAATAGCAAGCACGTACTTGCAGTAAGGGGAGAATAATGGGAAAGCACCACGACAAGATCAAGAAGGCATTGGCGCAGAGAATTGCTGCAGCAAAGCCAGGGGAAAAAGTTCCAGGATCAATGAATAAGAAAAAGACGGGTTATAGAGGCGCAAAAGCCAATAATGCACGATAATGGCATGCATTAAAGAAACAGACGTCAATAGAACTATTGATGATGCTATAGATGACTACTTAGATAAGTTTGATTGGGTATAGGGATAACATGGATTACAGTCATATCGAAGATTACGAGTGGGACTTAGGTTCTGATGAAGACTGTGAGCTTTGTGGCTGGTCCATGAACATGCTGCACCTAGAGTTTGATAACTTCCACAAGGACTGGCGTCTATGGACTTCTGTAGGCTGTTATGGCGGGGAACAGATAGCATTCGGTGATGATGTATCTGCCGAACAAATGCTAGAAGCGTATATGGAATTTGAATTGATGGACATATCGATCAAAGCTGATATACTTAATAAGATTGCTCGAAAAGAAATCGAGTGGGGATTAATTTAAGGATAAATAATGGGATATTGGTCATACGTACTTGCCGCTATAGGCGTTACAGGTATATTCTTTGTAGGAAGAAAGACTATCTGGGGATGGCTTGTACTATGCATCAATGAAGCTATCTGGATAGCATACGCATTAGCTACTAATCAGTACGGATTTATTATTATGGCATTAGCCTATACAGCAGTATATATTAAGTCTTATATGGGCTGGAAAAGTGAAGCCGAAAGTGGAACACCTGTGCCGCCGAAAGCGGCGGAATTTGAATTGGATGAGTTATGGTAAAGGCTATATGTGCTCATTGTAAGACTCCTACAGAGTCTAAAGATCTCCAATTAATTACTCAGAAAGGCGTAAGCTTTTATGGATGTAAAACCTGTGCCAATTTATACCGAATCTTAGATAATCAAACACAAGATAAAGATACATTAAATAGTATTGATAAGGCATCAGGTAATGACATTCCAGGGTGAGTCCAAAAGATCAGGCGATATTTTCGAGTCTATCGTAAAGTACGATTTAAGAAATCGTGGCTTCCGCATGATCGCAGAGAATGTCCTCATGCCAGGGACGGGATGCGAAGTCGACTTTGTAGCTGATAGCATGGAATATGTGGAAGCTAAGGGCGGTAAGGACGGGAATGGAAAACGTCCAGGAGCTAAAAGAACAGATAACGTAAAGAAGGCTATAGCAAATGCTGCCTTAATTAAATGTAGATATCCAGATATTTATTATGTAGTTTATTTCTCAGCAGAACCAGAGCCAGGCTCATATTCAGAGCAAATGCTTCAGACAGCTATTGACTTCAAGCTCATCAATGAGATAAGATATATAGGTGGGAATATAGATCCTTCTAGTCAAATCTCATTATTTGAGATTGATGATATACGTATGGACATGGAGCGAGAAGATGAGCAGATTAATTAAATGCCCAACTTGCGGTAAAGAGTGGGACCTTCGATGGGGCATATTCGGACACGATAGCCTTGCTAGACATATGAAGGAACATAAATGAGCGAGCCAAAGATAATGCGTATGGACTGGCGGTCATTAGGATATTGGCCAGTATATAAAGACGGCAAACTAACATGGGAAAAAGATGAGCCAAAAAAGACACAGTAAGCAGATGAAGCGCAGGAAGAATAAAGCCAAGGATGCGGATCATTATCAGATGAGACAATACAGTAAGCTAGCCAAAGCCCTATTAGCTCAGGCATGGAAGGCTCAGAATGATTAACCTAGAGATACCTGATCCATTTGCTGAATTTGTGGCGGAGAAGTATAAGAATCAGAGCGGGTTTAAATATGACTTCTTTGCTAAGGAATGGTATCTAAAAGCACCATGCTGTGGAGAAGAACTATATGCTCCTAATAAGAAGACCATGAATAAGATTAGACTTTATCATACTAGGAACGAATGCCTAGGAGGCTACTAATGGTTAAGCAATACAGCAATAGTAAATTTACTATATTGTTTGGATGTAGATTTACGGCATTTGGAATTGGATTTCATATAGATCGATGGACTATGAGTATTGACTTGGGTCCATTTTGGATTGGAGCTGAGTGGTGACACACGATGAGATGATAGATAAGATTGGACACTGGAATTGGATGGAGCCAGAACCATTGCTTAAAGCCCTTATTGCAGTAGTTGAATATACTAGACCCAATGACTGGGATTTTACTGATGAAAAGTATAACAAGATAGAGACATTTAAGATTATTGAAAGGCACCTGAAATGACATATGATCAATTACTAGATAAGATTAATACCCTAGGAGATACAACTACACACTTTGCTCTTAAGGCTGTAGTAAAGCTTCATAAGCCTTCTACAGAGAGCTCCTTTACCAATAATAGCTGTGCTGCATGTCAGCATGGATTTCCATGTCCAACTATTCTAGCAATTATTAAGGAAATAGAATGGTAGTTTATTATCTTGACTGGCTATCTATTAATAATATAGAATGGGAATAAGGTCTTATAACACCTTAAGATCAATTAAATATATACCCTATAACACCTTATAAGGAGCGACTAAGTGAAGCCGAAAAGTGAGACCCCAATCCATGACACATGGGAAACTTGCCAAAAATGCGGGATATCTAAAAATAATATCGATTACTGGGATAATCACCAGACTATGAGCGACTACTCAATATGGTGCACTCAATGAAATACGGATATCGCCGAATAACAATTCGTAAGCTCGATCTGAATACGAGACATAAATTTAAATTTCGGGCGGGAAGATCGAAGATAGCCCTTATCTATAGAGTAGATATACTACATATAACATATATATTAATTATAAGACGTAATGCCTTTATTGATCATATAGAGGATTTAGCTTACGGCTATCAATAAGGCCTTTTAAGGCCAAGGATATAGCTTCAAGGGAAAGTTCCTTATCCCCTCCCTTTTCTGCCTTGTATCAGCCTTGTAAGGCTTTTTAGGCTATGTGGAGTATAGTGGAGTAAAGTGGTGAATATTCCCATATACAGGGCACATTATGATATATTCAGTATTAGTTGTATATAGTTATTATATATGGGTATTTGAACGCCTATCATAAAGGGATCGTAATGTCAATACTTTTCCATATAATCTCATATGATGATATATCTCATATCGGACATAATGGACATATCGATCTTGTCAATAATTAGCCAAATATATCTCAATATATGAGATATATTTGGCTATAAAACCCTATAAAAATAGGGCAAAATTGGTACAAAATTGATCATAAAGTTAGATAAATCTATCATAATAATGTATATTTATATTAATATTGATCTAAATATGTACAAAATATGGATATATTTCTACAAGTGTTATATACTATGTATATAGGGAGGTTTATATATGAGTAATAATGTAGTTACTTCTGATTCCGCCGCTGGCCGTGGGCCAGCTCAGAATAGTAAATTTAAAAGAGATCAGAAGGCGGGAAAGAATAAGAAGTCTATTCCTGTAAAGAGAGTTAATAGAACACAGAAGAAAGGATAATATATAAGTCTACATAACCTTGTAGACATTATGCAATTATCCAGAAATTCTGGGAATTTATTGCATTCGTCGTAATGTCTAATTAGATATATTGCGACATAGATCTATGGATTATACCTATAGCTATAATGAATGTCAAGGAAATTCTGGGAATTTATGATCATCGTCGTAATGGGTAATTTTTATTTGCGATTCACCCCGCCTATCCCTGGCAGAAGGTCCAGGGATAAGGGTTGTCTATTTAATTAGACACTAGCTCCTTGATGATATTCAAGGAATGCTTTGATTGATGTAGTATGGTCGCCAATTGTTACAGTACCATTAACTAAATCTATTTCTTTATACTCGTATGATTCTTCGTGAGTAACGGGTCCAACATATAAACCGAATCCCGTTTCTGAATCCCATTGGTCGTTAATCAATGATGAAACTAAGATACGTGTGAAGTATGATGTATCACCATAACGTGGCATTGCCTTTTGAATAGCCCACGCAAAATCCTGTACGCCGCTATCCCCACCCCAATGTGAATAAAGAACTATGTTCTCATTCTCATTCTCGGTTGTCTTAATTACGAAATTAGTTCTTGCTCCCACACTATTCTCCGTCTCTATTTAACCATTTTAGTATAGCCCAAACTTCGTCGTTATCAAACGATAAAGGTTGAGAGTAGTCCTTGCCCTGCATTTCAGGTAGGTTCTCAGCAATGATTTCTTTTATAGTAGAGCCTTCTTTGGTTACTGCCTCTATGTATTCACATAGGTCAGACCAACGTTCTCCACTAGCGCCTTCTGGGTATTCTTCGTAGATTTCCATATATTAAGTATAGCCTGTCCCACTGACACCCGTCAACTCGATCACCTGAGCTGCCTAGAGCCCTAAATCAAGGGCTAGTTGGTCTTTGTCATAGTCGCCTTCCATAAAGGTCTTGACTTCATAGCACATTTGGGCTACGGCTAAGTGCTTAGTATCTACCAAGCCTCGCTTGTAGTAATCTGCCATTTCCTGAATAAACGCATAAGTCAATTCCCAAAACTCTCTTTGGATACGAGGAGATTTATTTCCCATATGCCAAGCAAAGTTCATCTTGTCAAAACGCACATCTGAAAGACTATCTTCGATTAGTCCTGCTAACTTGCTTTCGTCAATATCCTTATCTCCGATAGCCATACACACACCTTTCGTCTATTTGATAATATCATATTGGGTGGGGGGCTGGCAAGAACCCCCCACCTCTCCCTATGTTAGATTAGCACTCGTGTGCGTTACAAACTTCGGTGTCCCCGATTTCGATATTGCCATTCTGAGAATCTACGTAAAGATTGTCATAGATTTCCTGCTCGATGTCGACGTCCTCTAGGAGGTCTACTTCCATGGTACCGCTAACCTCAATTGTAGCGCTCCATTCGATTGTACGGGTTAGTTCAATGCCCAAAGCCTCTGCGATTGAACGCAAAGTTTCTTGGTCTTCTGACTCAGCATATGATTCAGTAATGATTTCTTTAACTGAATTAATGTTTGATTCTAGTAGGCCCACACGCTTTTGTGACTGACGTCCGTTGTGCAGGTCCCATTCCAGGGATGTTACCTTGTCCGTTTTATACTCAGGGTCTGAGTATCCACTTAGGACCTTATATGTAACTAATTGATTAGGGTTGTACTCCACTGCAGGTGAGTGCAATGCATCTGAGCCGATTGTTGATGTTGTTTCCATATGGTTTCCTTCTGTAGTAGTTGATTCAATTGTAGCATTGGCCACTGACAAGATGTCAAGCTTGCGCCCACACGGACATGTGATTTGCATCACACCTAGTGGGAATCCATAGTCATCACATGTTACTTCAATTAAAGTATCACATTCTTCAGGATCACAGGCAAAGGTGTACTTTGTCCATGATTTGTTTTTCATGCCTCCACCTCCTCTTTGAGTAAGACCTTGTGCTCTTCGCATTCTGCCATAGCACTTTCGTCCTGCCATGAGCCCTGATTACAGTTAGAGCAGAACTCACCACAGTCGTTCTCGCAATACTCTACACAGTCAAAAGATTGGCAGGCATAGCAACGATTCTCATACTCCATGAGTTCTCTGACTTCACCACGGATAATCTCATACTCGCCTCCCCAACCTGTTTCCTCCTCATACTCTAATGTGAGCACGGAGTTAGGAACTAAGTTAGATAGTTTAGTTAAGATTGTTACGGCAGGTGACCAAGCAGTTTCATACTTGTAGACAAGCCATTGGTCTTCGCCCTCTGACTTATGTTCAATTAGTTCTGTATTGGGATACTCGTCCTCATCACGAACTGCTACATCCCATTTAGTGCCCCAATTAGAATTATTCCATGAATACCAATCCTTCTGAGTTTTAGCAAACTCAACAGACTTAGCAAACCAATTAGGGTCCTTCATATCTACACCATCACGCTTTGGCTGACAGGCATACTCTTCGTCAGTAATACCTTCATCCTTATATGAGTGGATGTTGAAGAATGCAAAGACAGGATTAGAATAACTAACCTGTGTAAGTTTGGTCGGGAATCCTGATGAACTAATGTCACCCATTCCGTATGTTTCTTGAGCCAGTGTAAAAGGCTTATTTAATCTATCTTTGATTGCATCAATCTCAGACTTAGGACCTTGAATTGTTAATGTGTTGTATACCCAATTTGGCATTGTTCTTCCTTCTGTGAGTGCTTATAGGGATTTAGTGGGAGGGGATTTAACTCCCCTCCCTTTTAATTACTTTGTAAAGGATTGACCTTTGGCTTCTGCTTGCTTCAGAAGTTCTACTTGCTCCTTAGAGAAACGTCCTCGCTTACCAACAGTTTGTCCAAGAGATACTAGATATTCACGCTTTGTCATATTACACCTCCCACCATATGTTTTCCGATATATTAATTATCCCTGATTCTCAGGGCATTTGTCAATTCCAAATAGGAATTATTTAGGATATTTTTTGGGACTCGTCTACGATCTCGTAAGCCCAATTGGTTAGTGATTCCTGGTTTTCATTAAAGTGGTGGCGGCAAAACATCAGCTCTCCAGATACACCCTTACATAAGTATAATGCCTGAGCCTGACACTTGTCACATCTATCTTCAACTTTTAATACATATTCCATGGTAGTTTCAGTCATGTCTTAATACTACAGGATTCTGGGGGATTTTACAAATCGTACTTAATGTCGACAAATTGACAGCGACTGGAACCGCACCAGCTATTTATCTGGATTGGGAATTAATTTCAACCAAGTTGATTTTTGATCTTCTGTCATACGTCTCCAATTACTAGGAACACGGGTAGCACAGAAGGGACAATCTATTTCTTGTTTCTCATCCATACCATTATAGTAAGTGTAAGTGCCATAGAAGCATTGATCACAGTTATTCATTATTCATCTCCCGAATCTTCTTCACCTGCCAACACATCCACCATAACATCATTATCAAGCAACCAATCACGAATGTCTTCATATATTTGCTCGTCCCCGTAAGTTAATGAGAAGTTTGCTTTATCAACGTTGTTCCAGAGTAAATCAAACCACTGTTCTTCTGTCATCAAGAATTTGTAATCAGAGTCGTTTTCAAAGGACCTGATAATGTCATAGGTCCAAGTCCAAACTAAAGAAGGGAAGACCTCTAGTTCGGTTAGTTGTTTATACATATCCTTAAGAGTATTATGGACACGAGACTGACGTTCTGCTTCAAGCATTCTTATCTCCTATAGCAAATGATAGTTGGTAAGTTAAATTGTACAGGTCTACGAGAGTATCTACAACCCCCTCACAACGTGTGCGTTCCATAGAATCCATAGCCTCTTCTGATTCTTCCTCAGCCTTGATAGCCATATCTAGGTCCCGCTCAGCAATGAGCATTAGATTCTTTAGTTCTCCATGCATGATGTCTAGTCCTGAGACACCTGCATTGACCATTCGCTGCAGATGAGGCGGGAGAGTAGTAGTTTCCATTATTCATACCTTTCGTTAGAGGAATTCATTATATCAGTTGCCACTGACAAAAGGTGGCGGGTTGCAATTAGTTCTCCAGTATTATGATAATCAGCAATCTCTAACTCTCTATATTCATCTGAATCGTAGTTATATTCATAATTACTCATAAGGTCTTGAAGCTTTTCAGCATCTTGTAATAGACTAATCTCATGTAACTTCATATATTCTATGAAATGAGATGATTTAGTCAAAATATCCCTCCGCCCATAGTCCCTGTAAAAAGTCGTGGGCTTTCAGTAAGCCATCAACAATAGGGTCCTCATCAACCTTAATGACATCTGAATTTAGTATATAGAACAACTTGGCGTCATGAATAGAGTTAGCCATTTGATCTAAATCCTCTTTAGTATAACCTAGCATTATCCAACCTCGATTCCTGCGTATGTAGCAATAGTATTCAGCACCATATGGATATTACAATCACAATCTAGCCCACCCATATTCTCTTCAAACTCTAGATGTGAGTAATTGTCTTCATAGATTTCATTAATTAATTCATTAATGGTATTCATTTCATCTTCCTTCTCTGTTCAGGTGTCTTTCCTCCGAATATCCCGTGCTCTACATTATTCTCTATCGCATGGTTTAAACATTCATTTGAGACTGGGCATTTACCACATATGGCTAATGCCTGAGCCCGCTTACCTTTTGCGTTGCTAAAGAATAAATCAAAATCCTGTGGAGCACATGCTACTTTAAACTGCCAATGGTTTTCTTCTGTCATACATTAACTATAGCAAAAACGACTGACATCCACAAATCCTGGGGGATTTTTCTTATCGTACTTAATGTGAGAAAAATCACAGCGACCCATCCCGATCAAGCTGGATTTGTCAAATCAAAAAATGATCAAATAAAAAAGGGGGGCTTTCGCCCCCCTCTCCTATTACTTAGCCAGAGCCAAGATTTGTTTTGCTAACTTATTTTTTTCTGCTGTAATTACTGGGTCAAAACCAGAAGCAGAAGACATAAGAGATTCGCCATTACCTGTGCGGGCTGTGCGATAGTAATCAAGGCGCTCAGTCATAGCGTTAAGCGCACCCCACGCTGTGCCCTTGATGTTAGCGTTAGTTGGTGAGTTGTGATACAACTCGTCAATGAGAACAACCTTGTTCTCCCACTTCTTTAGAGAACCCTTAGAATCCTTCTCAGGCTTTGGGTAAAGTGTGTTGATGATTTGCGAAAACTTCTTGTCAGTAATCTTCGCATTGAAAAGGGCTTGCATTTCCTTCTCAAACTCATCAGCATAAGCGAAAGTCAAACCAAGAGCCTCACGAGCAGCAACAATTTTGCCTTCTGCTGTCTGTGTGTGGCGAATCTTGAAAGATTGCTTTGCATTACGCATTGCAAGGTTAAGGGTGTTTTGGCAAACTACACGAACAGGTGTAATCGCAGCCTGAACAGCAACAGAACCATCGTGTGATGTCCAAACGATTAGATAGAGTTTTGTCTCATCGTTAGCACCTTGTGGGTCAAGAACCATTGTGCGGGGAACTGTAAGAGAGCCGAATACAACTTTGCCCTTCTTTAGAGAACCCGCAGATTCCCACTTGCAAGATTCGTCGCCGTCAAGAATGTTATCTGCAAACGCAAACAATTCTTCATTCTGCACTACCTTGTATCGAGAACCGACAACAGAAAGCACGTCAGTGCCATTGTCAAATGGATTTGTGCGAAGAACTAATTGAGCGCCAGATGAATCACGATAAGATTCAGGCGTGTGGTCTGCCATTGCTTCTAAGCGGACATTCCAATTAGAAAGTTTTGCTTCTGAAAGCATTGACTGTGTTGTAACAATTTCTTCGTCGCCGAAAATTTTGTTAGCGAGATTGTGCCAAGCAGGCTTTCCACGTAATGCAAAAGCAACTTGACCATTTTGTTCTTCTAGGTTGTGAGCCATGATTCCTTCTTTCGTTAGGTTGATATATTAAGTCTAGCAGACTGGGGTGACATCTGTCTAATTATTCTGGCAATCTCAGGCATTTTTCCTTAATGTCGTAAATGTCCGAATTTGCGACCCAGGGCGCCTGTGGATAACTTTGTGGATAAGCTACGATCATCGGGTTTGCGGGAGCCTAGGAAAGAAAGGTAACCTAGACTCCCAACTACACTTAGTGTTGCGTGTAGTTATTCATCCCCCGATGAAAGTTATGCGCCGATTTTTACCATAGCCCAACGCAAACCATTTTCTGTTTGCAAACCTAACTTAGTTAGATTAGGACGGACAGAAATAATTTCTGTGATTGCGCCAGTAATTCCTGACTTACCTGTTGTGAAAGTGTCGCCCTTCTTATAGAAACGACCTGTTGTTGTATTTGTAATTGGTGCCATTTATTTATTTTCCTTTTCTTTATGTGGGTTGGTTGAGCAGTTTTCCAACTTGCTCAGGTTGAGTTCCCTATTGGGAATTATAGATATTGTGCGATTGACTTGAAAGTTGAGGCATTAACTGTGTCCTCATCTGTCATTTTGAGAATACGAATTGCGTTCTCGATTTCCTGAACTTCATAGCGACCAAGTTCATTTTCAAGTTCGATAGAAGGCTTCTCAGGCAACTTGATTGTTCCTGCTGGAAGTGTGAGATTTACATTGAGTTCATTACGATAGTTCTCATGTGCAGAAACTTCTGCCTTTGAGATGTGCTTGAATACTAGGTCTGCAACTTCCTTAGCCCAAGCCTTTTCTGTTTTCTCGTATTCCTTACGCTTCTTTTCATTGTTGGTGATTGCGCTCTTGCTATCTGCCAACTTTGCTTCCAAAGCCTTGATTACCTTTGGTGTTGCCACCTTTACTGAGATTGCTCTTGCCATAGCATTTATTCCTTTTCTATTTGGGTTGTTATATTTAAGTGTAGCAGGGGCTACTGACATTTACCAGTAGCCCCAACCTTCTTACTTGATTGTTGTCCAGCGTTCTGTTCCCTCAACATTGAGGCGAACACGCAAAGAGCCATTTGCGTTCTTGACTACTTCCTCAACCTTGCCTGATACACCAGACTTAGCAGTTGTGAAGGTTTCCCCGATTTTTGGAGTTGTTGTCATTGTGCTTCCTTTCGTTTGTTTGATAATATAATTCTACACGACCTGACTGACAATTACTAATCGAACATACCTAATTATGGTTAAAATGTCCGAATTGTCCCCGTAAAATCGTGTGAGAAAAATCACACGCCCGTAATTTGACATACTCACCAGTAGCGAGCTGGGCCGCATCTTTTAAAAATCTTTTTTATAATTTTTATTTACAGAATTATAAAGTAAAGAGATAACTACGGCGGGAGTGGCAAGTACTCCCACCGTAGTAAGTATGATCAGATATATCATTTTATTTTTTCGTTGCAGAAAATCTAATGTCAGCCTTACCGTATACGCAGAGACCACAAGAAACGCATGCGGACCCATTGCTAGAAATTAATGGAATTGATTTATTATTTTCAGGGCACCGTGCACCAACTTTTCCTGTAATTTCTTTCATCTTAGTTTCTGTTAATGCGAAAGTCTTACCTAGGTATGCAAGACGTACACCACTGTTTTGCTTTAGGTCCGTCGCAATTGGAAGATTCTCATCATCGGTTGAATAATATAGAGATAAGTTTTCGATATCCTTAAGGATGAGTGCTGCAGACTTTACACGAGTGTAAACCCAAAATTGAATGTCTGGCTGTTCTTCAATTACTAGGCGCCATGCACGTGTGTAGTCTTCATTAAAGAAATCTCCGTCCCAGTGGATACGGAATAGCATAGGTGCGTCTTTCTTAACGCATTCAGCTTTAAATTCTGCAACCATTTCTGAGAGAAGAGTATACATTTCCTGCAGGTCCGCATTCTTCAATAGGTCCCAATTGTGCAGGAGATTAGTTTTTACTCCCTTGAATAACTTTTCAAGCTTGCCTGCGTAGCATACGCTTTCACAAATACTAGTGGCACCAGGGCACGAGAAATTCTTTCCAGCAGGTAGGCCGAATGTGTTAGCGATTGCTGCTTGCTTTCCGTTTTTTGTGACAAGGTTAGCCACCTTTCTATCATTAGAGCGTTTTAATTTTGTCATGAGTTGACCTTTCTTAACGGGTATATTAATACTATCAAATTAGACTGACATTTCCAAATCAGATCCGCCCTAAATTTTGTGAGAAAAATCACAGTGTCCTTAATAGAGACACGCCCGACTGCGGGGTGCCCCGCATATTTATGCAGAGCTTTGCATATTTATTTAAAGAATGGTGATACTAGATCGCTGTAGTATTGCAATATTTTTTCTTTTTTATTTTTAGTTTTTCTTTTATATTTTTTCTTAGACGGAATTGCAGTCGCAGCATTACTGCGACGCAACTCCTGCACACGTTTTACTTTTTCGTTTTCCATTTTAATACTCCTCTGGTAGCCACGCTGATAAGTGGTGTTGCTCGATTATTGCTGAGGCTGGTGCAGTTTTCATTCCCTTATAGAATACGCCTTCAGGCATAGGAATTGCTCTGTTGTAGTCCTCTTCATAGTATGCGTCAATTGCTTCGATGCAAGGTTCTACCATCGAAGTAGGAACGGGCGGGTAGTGATTAGACTGCAAGTGCATAGCAATAGCCACTTCCAAATCTAATCCTAGTTCATCGCTTGCTAGGTCATATGCCATATTGCTTCCCATTATTTAACCACCTTTAGTATTGCCCATGAGGCACCTTCGTTAATTCTTTCAAGTTCAGGAAGTAGCGTAGGAAGAATTGCATCCTTTAACGCATCTTCGAGCATAGCCTTTTGCTTATCCGCAGGCAGGCTAATTAGCATTTTACCTAGTCGAGAGGTTTCATCTATTTCGCTTACAAAATTAAGCGAGTGCTTTAGTTCTACCATTACTTACCACCTACATTTCCATTACGATAAAAAATCTTTGTGTGCATTTTGCCATTAGGCTCTGAGAAATTTATTGTAGAGTATTCGTTAGCCATACCCCAATCAACAAACTTATTCCAAGAATTAACTGCGTCGATAGCGTTGTCATAGCGACCAACCCAATGTGGTGAGCGGTCTCCGTCATAAGTGCAAGTAACTGAGTAGAGATAGTCCATTATTATTTACCTTCTTTCTTTTCTTTAATTGTAGTGGATAGGACTGACAAGGCTTCTGCCTTGCTTGCTTCACGTTGTGCGATAACGTGTGCCTTGAATTCATCGAGGTTCATAGTTTCCCTTTCGTGTTGTGAATAATACAAGTCTATCAGACTTTACTGACATTTTTTAGGCTACCCGTCGGTAAGTCGTAAATAATTTTGTGAGAAAAATCACATCGTACTTAATCCACAGAGTTATCCACAGGCGGCCTGCCTCGCTCGGGCGTGTCTAAATTAGTTGAAAGTTCAACTAAAAAAAGATATCACCGACAGCTGCAAGAATAAAAAATGCAGCGCCGACGATCATCCCGATTAAAAATAAAATTTCCATTTATTTATTTTTTTCTTTAATTAAATCAGTTAGTTTTTCCCATAGCATTTCATTTTCTTCCGTTAGTCGGCGGATAAAAATAAACTGATAAGCAAGTGCAACAGTTAAACCTAGTAGCGCAATAATAATTGCTAGTAAATCTCCATTAGTCATCAACATTAAATTAACTCCGTTTCATCAAATTCGCAATTACAAGTTTCTACATCATAGTTATTTTCATCGCCCCAAAATAAAAATCCTGCACCACCGCACTCATCACAAGCAACGGCAATAATTTCTTTTAATTGTCCCATTTATTTTTCTCCTCTGATTGTTCCTGAAATTGAAAAGATATCGCACTCAAAGAATACGGAAGTGTTTTTAGAAAGTCGCTTAGGTAATTCTTGAATGAATTTCTGAACGGCTTCACGATTTTGAAAAGGGATAACTTTCTTATCGCCTGAGTAAGTTGTAATTGTTGCGTTTATCATTTTTTCTCTTTTCTTAGTTAGAAGTCTTAACGGCAATTGTGCGGTATGTATTTTTAATTCCATACTGCGGGCGGATTTCAACAAGGTAACTTTCGCAACCTTCATACCATACTGCATGGGGGTGCTTTTCTGCACTTACGATTTTTCCACGAACACTCTTAGAAAAGTATTCCTGACCTACTAAGAGGCTTTCAACTGAATAAACATTTGCTGACATTTTGTCCTTCTTTCTTTTTGTTTATGGTAGCAATTCTAGCATGGGGGTCTGACATTTTGGGGGATTTTCCCCAAAGTGTCGGGGTGATTTACATCACAGACATTTTATACAATTACAGCCTTTAGAGCGTAAGAGATAAGCAAGGATTTCCTTGCGTGTGTAGGCATCTAGCCCATAAGAGGATTTTACTCCCCCATTGTGAAAGTCATGCACGATAGTGCTGAATAGAGTTTCTGTTAATGTAGTCATTTTGACCACCTTTCTTTTTTAATCTTTATACATAGTATTCTAGCAGAGGGGTCTGACATTTTGAGGGGTATAAATCGGACATTTGGGACTTTGTGGTGTAGGTCACATGTGTTCTACATCACACTGTGTTCGATCTCACAAATTTTATGGGGTTTTATCGGCGTGTCTTAATTGCAACACGCCCGAATGCGTGGTGCCCCGCATTTTTATGCAAAGCTCTGCATATTTATTCTTTTACAAATAAATAAAAACCAATAAATAAATTGATCATTGAAAACCAAAACAATGCATTACCGCTTACGAAAAACGTTTGATAAAAATTCATTCTTTAATTCCTAACATGATTGCAATTTCTTCTAACTCTTCTTTTGTTAAATGGTCTAATTGAATTGCATCTGCAAAACCAAAAATATCTTTTTCCATTTTATATCTCCCAACAATTAGAGCAGAGGACGGAAATAAATTCTGATTCCTCTTCGGACATTTCAATTACGAATTCATCGCAACCTTTACAAAATAAATCTTTCATTTATTTACACTCACATTCTTGTGTATAGTCAAATTCGCAATAGTAGCAACCCATTAGTTCGGTATGCTTTTTGCAATAGTGTCTAAACTGTGACTCATCACAGCAATAGAACATTTCATCAACGATTTGATAGAATTCATTTTCATCTATCTGATTTTTTAATTTATTCATTAGTTAGAAACCTTCCATGAAGACCAACCGCTTAAGCGGTCTGAATCATAGTCCATGTACCATGATTCGATATTGTTTTCACAAACTTCGCAGAATGTGTAGCATGTGTCATTATGGAATGACTTAGCAGACTTATTAGGTGTATGTGTTTTACATACTTCGATTATTACATTTGAATTCATTTGAATTCCTTTCTAGTTTGAGAACCTTTCTCAACTTTCTATACCTAGAAGTATAGCAGGGGGGTCTGACATCTACTGACCAGTAATGCCACAAATCGGACATTTTGAAATGTGAATCACATCACATTTTTTCAGGGGTTATCCACAAGTTTCTTAACAGACACGCCCGACAGCGGGGTGGCCCGCTTTTAGTTGAAATTTCAACTATTTATTTTTTTATTTATAAAATAAAAAAGCTGCGAGATCGTCGCAGCAATTTTATTTATTTATTTTTTTTATTCTAAATCAGGAAGACAAGCCTCTAAAAATTTATCAGAGTCAAATCTTTCGTTATCTTCTTCAAACATTAAAGAAAATTCATCAACTAAATCCTCGAAGACTTCTTGAGAAAGTTGCGGGTTATTTTCAAAATGTGTTTTTAGAATTGCGGCGGTTTTAACGTAGTCCTTGCGTGTCATCATTACTTAACCTTTCTAAACTTATTAGAGAAATATAAACCACGCTTATTAAGAAACTTAACAGCGAGGGTAACAATTCCAGCGGTGATAATAAAGCCCCAAGTTAGGTCAATACCAAACCAAGGAGAGTAAAGACCAAAGCCCCATTTAGATAGTTCTAATGTTATTTCCATTTATTTTATTTCCTATTCTTCTAGTTATTCTCAGGTGTAGAGAATAAAGTTCCGTTTAATGGTAGCACAGGGCTACCCTCTAACTCAAGCCCTATTTCTAGGTCAAGCAATTCGCTAGGGCGGGCATTAGATAAATCTACCCAGCCAGCCCCATCAGTATCAAGGCGAAAGAATTCAACGTAACCCATTTACTTAGTTACCTTAATTCCTTGAACGTTGGCAGAGAATTTAACTTTCTTGCCTAAGTCGCTAGCATTTAGCGAATTCATTAAGTGGTCAATTTCTTTAATATCGTTAGCGATATTGTCGATTGATAGAAGGCGGGAACCCTGCCAGATTGAGTAAGTTATTGTCATTTATTTATTTCCTATTCTTTTTGTTATGGTATAAGTTTAATTGATTAGATTGGATAAAGTCAAGTTATTATCGTGTGAGTTACGCCACACGATTAGCGAATACCCAACGACTTTCGTTAGGTGTTAGGTAGCGGTGAGAAACCATATTCTCAGAGGCTACCATATAAACATAAGCCATACGGCTAATGTAGTTACCATTAGCAAGGCGGAAGATATTATTATTCTTAGTGTTAGATGAAGCCATTGAGTGGCTAGGTTCTACTACTACTGTTAGTGTATTTAGTGAATTCATTTTGAATTCCTTTCTTTATTAGCTATTTGCTAATTTCTTATAGTAGAACTATAACACAGGGGACTGACAAATTCAAGCACCAACACGGACAATTCGGACATTTATCTATGTGATTTAGCCCACATCTGTGCTCGCTATTCGAACGCCTGTTCGATTTTAAAAAAGACGAATGATACAAAAACGAAATTTGTTAACATTTTTATGAATTTGGACCAGGCGGGGTTGACATAGAAAATTCTTTGCTGTTACAATTTTAACCTTGGACAGTTTTAGGAGATAATATCAAGGGTTTAAACTCCAAGTGCTAAATGACGGAAGTGTTACTTTCAGATAAGCTACATGGCCACTATGGTTCAACCGATGAATTGCGGATTTATAACCTGACAATTTCGGGGATCTTTTAAGTTTTTTCTTAAAAGGGTATAGGGTTTGTATGCAAAAAATCTGGAAGTTCAGTATTAGAAAAGAGATAAAGACAATGAATAATAAGAATAAATTTATAATATCTATGATCTCTATATTAGCTATATATTACTCGCTAGTAATATACACTCTCTAAATTCGAGGGGATATAGCTTAATCTGGTTAAAGCAATTGTCTTATATGCAATCTACTCTTGGTTCAAATCCAAGTATCCCTACTAGTCAAATTTAAAATTTTATTAACATTTCTATAATATATAAATAAACAGGGCATATATAGTATTTGTACTAATACTGATTATTTGTTATACTGTATTAGAGGTGATATGTATGGATAAACAAAAATACATTGCAAATACACTACAAAAGTGTATCCAATCTGGAAAATACTTTAATAACGGAACTATTGATTTCGACGGGATAGCCAAAGAGCTTCTTGAAGCTCTTCAAACATATAGCGATATATCCCCTATTGAAGAGTAACGCTTATATGATCTATAGCTAACTCTTGTTCAGTCCATAGACCAACTTTAGAATCCCCGCCATAAGGCTTTGCAAGGCCCTTAGAGATCATTTGGTCATTAATTGATACTTCTGACCCTAGATAGATATAGCCAAGGTATCTGCCGTATTTGTCGGGCTTAGAAACTACAAGCTTTACAAGCTTACCTTCCATGGTATCTACTAGTAATTTCTTAGTAGCTTTTCCAAAGGCTGTATTCTTTTCAGCCGTATCAATTCCAGCCATACGAATTCTTTCCTTATGCCAGACATTAAATCCTAGGTCGATAAATACGTCACACGTATCTCCATCGACGACCTTATCGATTTTAGTAAAATATGTGTACATTGCCATTATTTAATAAAGCTCCCATTCCAGAATTTATCCATATCGTCCATATCGTCATTATTGCTATCGCTCTCATTTTCGGCGTTCACTAGACCATCTGGAATAGCAGCTAGTCTACATAATCCATTAGACTCTACATTAAAGGATAGGATTTTACATCCTAGCTCTGAGCTTCCCTCTATCTCTACATGGAATGAGCAATTGCCACACTTAACTCCTATGGCTGCATTCTCATTATTAGAGCCATCTTCATATCCGACCCAAACTGATTCGCTGCCCTTATCAAAAGGCCCAAATTTATCTACTACTGAAAGCAAGGCATCATGGTAGGCTTTCTCTACTGGGGTTAATTGATCATATAGGCTCATATAGTTATTATACAGGGCATTTAATTAGGGGTCTCATTTTCGGCGCACTTCACTGGCGGGTATATGGACATATAAATAAATTATTTGATATAATATTTATAAGTAGCATGCTTCGGGTGCTGCTAATCTAACTCGCTTAAAAGGAGCAAAAAAAATGACAGGTAATAACTATACGGTTTCAGTATATGATCCGTTTAAATTGATTGACAACATGTGGAATACAGTAACATCTTCCACTTGGACCCCCCAGGATACTTATCCACCATACAACATTCGTGAAATCGACGAGGATACCAGAGTCCTTGAACTCGCCCTTGCTGGATTCACCAAGAATGAAGTAAAGGTTGAAATGGAAAATCGTGTCCTAACTATTTCTGGAGAGAAATCTAAAACTGACGAGGAAGTCAAATATATCCATAAGGGTATTGCTGCTCGTAAGTTTACTAAAACAGTTACTCTTTGGGAATACTGGGAAGTAGATTCCGCTGACTACAGCGACGGTATTTTGTATATCGTCCTAAAGCGTGAAATTCCAGAAGAGAAAAAGCCTAGACAAATCAAAATTAAGTAGGCTATAATTATATTGTGCATCTACGCATTACTTTCCCCAGGGGGGATAGCTGGCTAGAGCATAAGGGACCTGAGCATTGTCCACGTAAACGGCTCATTCTTCATTCCTTGGTGATACAATGGATATGAAAAGTGTCTAAGGACACACTTAAAAGGAGATATATATGTCAACACAAACAAAAGCAATGCTAGAGTCATATGCTAGAAATCTAATTGGTCAGGTAATGGGTGCTATTAGCATCGTTATGGCAACCTCTAATATTTCAAGCCCGCTTGATTTTGGCAATGGAGAATGGCTACTAGTTGCCAACTCTCTCTGGGCATCACTCGTCCCAGTTGCACTACGATGGGTGAACAAGAAGGATCCAGCATTTGGTCGTATTGCAACAGCAGTTGCATCAGAAGCTACCAAGAAGTTAGACACAGCTGTTAAGGCCTCAGCAACAAAGAAGACTGCTGCAAAGAAGTCAGTTGCTAAGAAGGCGGCGAAGTAATTGTCAGCAAAGGGTTCTCTAGAAGCAATCATTGAGATTGCTAAGAAAGAAGTAGGGACTATTGAAGGTCCTAAAGACAATGAAACTAAATATGGTAAGTGGACAGGTGCAAACTTTCTTCCATGGTGCCAGTCATTTGTTTCATGGTGTGCATTCACTTCTGGACTAGATCCAAAGAAATATCCAAAGAGCGCATCAACAGTTGCAGCTGCAGATTTCTTCAAGAAGAATAATCGTTGGGCAGATGCACGTAATGATGATCCTACTCCAGGTGACTGGATTTATTTCGATTTCCCAGATGATGGCGTAAATCGAATTTCTCACGTAGGTCTTTGCGTAAAGAATAACGGAAACGGAACTATTCAAGTTATTGAAGGAAACACTTCAGGAACTGCAAAGGGAGATCAGCGAAATGGCGGAATGTGCGTAGAGAAAACTCGTGCATACGTTAAGGATAATAAGCTAAAGCTTATGAATGCAGTAGTAGGTTGGGGACGTCCAGTATATGCTGGTGAAGAAAATGTTCCACTACTATCTAAGGTAGGATCATCTGATGCTCCTGCAGCACCTGCAAAAGCAGCTAAGCCAGCTGCACCAAAGCCTCCCGTAGCAAAGCCTGCAGCAGCGTTTACACCTCTTAAGAAGGGTTCTAAGGGTTCTGGCGTTAAGAACGTACAAACACTCCTTAAACTCAAAGCTGACGGGGATTTCGGACCAGGAACAGAGAAGGCTGTAAAAGCTTTCCAGAAGTCCAAGGGTCTTGCAGAAACAGGCATCGTAGATGCTATTACATTTAAGGCACTAAAGTCTTAAAAAATACATAAGAAAGAACCCCCTAGCTAAACACTAGGGGGTTTTCTTTTATCGGATTATATGGTTTTAAAAATCTTCGTCATTAGAGTCGTCTTCATCGTCCATATATGATTCTTCTGCAAGCTCGAAGTCAATATCAAGAATTTCTGTATTCTCTGCTTGACCTACGAAGTCGAATGAATCAACTATGTGATGAATACTATCGCTCTTGTGAATATCAACTTCTAGGTTGATAGTAACAAAATACTTAGGCATCCTCGTCCTCCACTAATGATGGGGGTGGAGTTAGGATCTTTCCCTGCTCATGCAGGTTTCTGACTTCAAGGGCTTCTTCACCCTTACCTACTCCATCCGCTATTAATACAAGCATATCATAAACACGGGAAAGTTGTATATAAATTCCAAGTAAAATGTTATCGTTTTCTTCAGACATTTACTTCCCTCTTCATGACCGTGTATGTATCTAGTCCAATGTAAATTTTTTCGGAACATTCAAAGCAGGTCAAAAACACTGCATCATCAAATCCAGCTACATAATTGCTAGAGCAAGTTCCATGGAAAACTGATTCTCTGTTCTTTAGCCATTTGCGTACTACACGAATGTCTACGTCACCAGTATTATCTATATTTTCCATAGAACTACTCTACCACTGTGATTTAATCAAGTCAAACTTTTAGTGCCGACAAATCAGGCATTACATAAGGTTTGACGCTAACAGTAGGGAACTTAGCCAACCACTGTTTTGTCTTAGGTGTGAGACCCTTCCAGGCAGACCAATTGTCTCCCCCGCTAGTCATCTTAAACGCAATAGAAGCATTGGTCACTGGATTAAACAACTCCTTATTGTCTGATAGATCATACTTAGCACGACGCTCAGGACCTAGATTTCCAATCATATTGATTTGGAAGATCCCGTATGAACTATCCCCAGTCTTTCTATTTCCATTGTAAGCCAAAGGGCGTCCGTTGGATTCCTTCTTTGCAACTGCCCAAGCTGTCTGAAGAGCTTTTCCTTCAAAGCCTACCAAGTAAAGCAAAATGGCAAGGTCAGTGTCAGAAAGGCTCTTAGCCGTCTTTAGCTGCTTAAGTTTAAGATCTCTAGCTTTTTTAATTTCCAGAGCCTCTTTTAACTTTGCGTACTTCTTTTCTTCTAGGGAAGACTTGAAGATACGTTCTTCAAAGTTACTTACCTTTTTTAAAGGGTATTTAGTATAATACTTATAGTTGATACTAGGAGTAAAGATAGCTCCTAATACAATTATGAGTGAAATACTAATTACTTTTATAATTAGGTTTTCTTTCATTATATAAGTTTATCGGCTATTTCTAGCCCAGTCAACTATTTTAAAAAAAATATACCTGTGATAGACTTAATATATTCTGAAGCGAAGGATTTAAATGCATATTAGTTTTTACTCATCTGAGTCTGGTTTTAATGCCACAGTAGGCTATGGCCAGGCTGGAATGGGTGTTGTAAGCTCATTACAGAGCCTAGGACACCTTGTTACGCTTAATAATCCTCAAGCTGATCTTCAACTTAACTTTATTCAACCTATTCATTATAAGTTTAATAGACAAGATCAATACACAATTGGTTATACACCCTGGGAATCTACTGAGCTTCCTATGTATTGGTTAGAGAATATGAATAGATGTGATGAGGTATGGTCTACATCCCCTCTCATTTCCGCTTGGTACAAGCAAGCAGGAGTAACTGCTCCTATCAAGACTTATCAGCATGGACTCCATGATGTTTGGAAGAATACAAAAGTCCGTAGAGTAGATGGCAAGTTCAAGTTCTTGCATATTGGAGAGCCCGCAGAAAGAAAAGGCGGGAATATGGTAGTAGAAGCCTTCATTAGACTATTTGGAAATAACCCAGACTATCAACTTACCATTAAAGCAAATGAAGCACATCAAATTAGACAAAGAGATATGTTTGGAAACTTTGAACCAATATTTGAGAAGTATCCTAATATTAAACTAATCACTAAACAGATGAGTGATGATGAATTAGTTCAGTTAATGCATGATCATCATGTTATGGTTTACCCATCTTGGGGAGAAGGCTTTGGTTTTATCCCGCTTCAAGCAATGGCTACTGCAATGCCAACTATTTGTACAGCTGCTTGGGCACCATACTCAGATTTCATAACTCTAAAGTTAGAGTCAAGAGTACAAGATTCTGCTTGGCCTTTAATGCATCCAGGAAAAATGTTTGAGCCAGATATGGAACACCTTCAACTTCTGATGTTAGATTCAATAAACAGTTATAGAGACCATACTCTAACTGCCCTGAAAAACACAACAAAGATTTACGAGCAATACGACTGGATTAAGTTAACTGAAAAAGCTTTTAAACATTTGACTTGACTTTAGCCCTTGTAAATCTGTATGATAGAATTGTAACTCAACCAAAAATCAATTAAATCCCGAAGAGGGTAGAGAGAAGTATCTATAAATGTCATTACCAACAGCTTACCAAGAATTCATTGCACTATCACGTTATGCAAAATATATGGATTCAGAAAATCGCAGAGAATCTTGGGGTGAGACTGTTGATCGATATTTTAATTTCATGGCTAACCATTTGGAAGAATCTTTTTCCTATAAGCCAGATGCAAAACTTTTACAAGAAGTAAAGGATGCTGTTCTTAATCTTAGCGTTATGCCATCAATGCGTTCTCTTATGACCGCTGGCCCAGCACTACAGAGAGACCATGTTCCAGGATACAACTGCTCGTTTGTTCCAGTTGATTCACCTCGTTCATTTGACGAGACAATGTATATTCTTATGTGCGGTACTGGTGTTGGATTTTCAGTAGAGTACAAGTACATCAATAAGCTTCCAGCAGTCCCAGAGACTTTGGAAAAGACATCAACAGTTATTACTGTAGAAGATTCAAAAGCAGGATGGGCAAAGGCTTATCGTGAACTTCTTGCATTACTATGGTCAGGACAGATTCCTACTATTGATGTAACAAAGCTTCGTCCAGCAGGAGCAAGACTTAAGACAATGGGTGGTCGTTCATCAGGTCCACAGCCACTAGTTAATCTTTTTGATTTCACAATTAAGATCTTCAAGGGTTCTCTTGGAAGAAACCTAAAGCCAATCGAGTGCCATGACATCATGTGCAAGATTGGTGAAGTAGTTGTAGTTGGTGGAGTTCGTCGTTCTGCGATGATCTCTCTTTCAAATATTAATGATATTGAAATGGCACATGCTAAGACTGGTAACTGGTGGGAGCACAATCCACAACGTGCACTTTCAAATAATTCAGTAGCATATTCTCGTCGTCCAGAAATGGAACAGTTTATTGCAGAGTGGAAGAATCTCTATGACTCAAAGTCAGGAGAGCGTGGTATCTACAATGTTGCAGCAGCACAAAAGCAGGCAGCAAAGTATGGTCGTCGTGATCCAGAGATTTGGTACGGAACTAACCCATGTTCAGAAATCATTCTTCGCCCATACCAGTTCTGTAACTTGTCAGAAGTTGTAATTCGTGAAGAAGATACAATGGAAGATATCTCAAACAAGGTACGCCTTGCTACAGTTCTTGGAACATGGCAGTCAACCCTTACAGACTTTAAGTACCTTCGCAAGATTTGGAAGGACAATACAGAGGAAGAGCGCCTACTAGGTGTTTCTATTACTGGACAGTTTGGACACAAGTTCATGTCTGGAAAAGAAGATATCAATAAGCTAGAAGATGCACTAGTATCACTTCGTGAGTATGCTCGTGTAATCAACTCTGAAGAGGCTGGCAAGATTGGTATTAATGAGTCTGCTGCTATTACCTGTGTTAAGCCATCAGGAACTGTTTCTCAGTTGACTGGCGTTTCTTCAGGAATGCACCCATGGCATTCAGATTACTATATCCGCACAGTCCGTGCAGATAATAAAGATCCACTTACAGAACTCATGAAGGCATATGATGTGCCAAATGAGCCAGATGTAATGAAGCCAGATTCAACAACTGTATTCTCATTTCCAGTAAAGGCTCCAGAAGGGGCAATTCTAAGAAATGATCTTACTGCTATTGAACACCTCAATACTTGGCTTGTTTATCAGAGAGCTTGGTGTGAGCATAAGCCTTCTATTACTGTTTCCGTAAAGGAAGAGGAATGGATGGAAGTAGGAGCTTGGGTATATAAGCACTTTGATGAGGTATCTGGAATTTCATTCCTTCCTCATTCAGACCATACTTATAAGCAGGCTCCATACCAGGAATGCTCAAAGGAAGAGTACGAAGAGCTTTTGGCTAAGATGCCACAAACTATTAATTGGTCAGACCTTTCATTCTACGAAAAGGAAGATATGACTACTGGTTCACAAAGCTTTGCTTGCAGCGCTGATAATTGCGAAATTGTTGACCTGACCTCATCATCCAGCTAGAAGCCCTTTCGTGATAAAATTGATTTATCTGGAGGTAATAAAATATGGCAGGAATTAAGAATTGGAAGGTCGATCAGGCCACTAATTTTACATTCTCTATTGTCTATAAGGATCCAGATGGAGACCCTATTAACCTAACTCAATATCGTGTATACATGGATGTTAAGTCAGCTCCAGGGTCAAAGAAAGTTCTAGCTTCTGCTACTCAAGGTGACGGTATTACTGTTACCCCGCTTCTTGGAAAAATAGATGTTAATTTGTCTCCAGATAAGACAGCAAAAATTGCATATCCAAAGTCAGCATACGACTTAGTAATAGAATATATTCCAACGGGGCAACTAACAAGACTACTTGAGGGATGGCTAGAAGTTTCAAGGGCGGTGACAGTAGTTGGTTAACTATATTGATAATTCTAATATTATCGACATTACAACAACAGAGAATGAAGTTATTATCTCTGATACTGGTCAGCCAGGCCCTAGAGGTAATTCAATCCTCAATGGTTTTGGGGCTCCGTCTCCAACCAACCCAGCAAATGCAGTAGCAGGAGATTTTTATCTCAACCTAAACACCTATGAACTGTATGGTCCATTGACCTATGGTGGTTCATGGGGAACTCCAGTTGACCTATTTACCCTTCCAGAATCTGTTTATCAGTATGAGCAGCTAATTTCATCTGAGACTTGGACAATACCTTATTCTATGCATAAGCTAAATTTCAAGCCCAACGTAACCGTAGTTGACAATAACGGAAATCAAGTCGAGGGGCATGTCCAGTACCAGAACGATAACACTGTTATAATTAGTTTTGCAGCAGGTTTTTCTGGAAAGGCATACCTGTCGTAATTCAAAAAACCTAGGAGATATAAAACGTGGCACGTAAATTTTTAACCCCGATTGATATGACGGGTCTGGAGATTCAGAAGCTCCGCATTGAAAATGCGCTTTCGAATCCAACAGTAGCGTCAGGATCAGAATCAGTATTTAAGGGTAGAGTATTTTTTAACTCTACAACAAACAAACTTTATTATTACAATGGAACAGCATGGCAGGCAACTGGCCTTGTTTCAATTACACTTGGCGGAGATCTATCAGGAACCGCAACAACAGATACAGATGGAAATGTAACGCTTAATGCCACAATTAATGCGAACTCCATTGCCCTAGGTACAGATACAGTAGGAAATTATGTAGCAACACTTACATCTACTGGATCAACAATTACAGTCACAGGTTCTGGTACAGAAACTGCTGCAGTAAATATTGAACTTCCTGCAACTGGTGTAACAGCTGGTTCATATGGTTCAGCAACAAAGATTCCTACTTTCACAGTAGATGCTTATGGTCGTCTAACAGCGGCTGGTGAAGCAGATGTAGCAACAACACTTACAATTAATGGAGATACTGGTACAACTGGTATTTCTCTTCTAACAGAATCACTACAGATTTCTGGCGGAGAAGGAATTGATGTTGCAGTCACAGATAACACAGTTACAATTGCTGCAGAAGATGCAACTACTACTAATAAGGGTGTTGCTTCATTCGCAACAGCAGACTTTACAGTATCATCTGGCGCAGTCTCTATCAAGAACGTTAATCTTGGAACACAGACAACTGGAGATTATGTAGCAAATATCACTGGAACATCTGGTGAAGTTACAGTAACTCCTACTTCTGGAGAAGGAACAAGCGTAACAATTGGACTTCCAGATAACGTAAACATTACTGGTGACCTTCTTGTTGGCGGAAACCTAAACGTAACAGGTACAGTAAACTCTGTAAATACATCAGAAGTTAACATTGTAGATAATAAGGTAAACCTTAACTCTAACGTAACTGGATCGCCAATAGCTAATGCTGGTATCCGTGTAGAGCGTGGTACTGATGCTGATGTAGAAATTCTATGGAATGAAGCAGATGATACATGGACAATTTCACAGGGTAACCTTTACTACGGAATTGCTAAGAAGTTTGTAGCAACAGTTGGAGATGGCTCAGCAACATCAATAGATGTAAGCCACGATATGAATACATACGATGTTCAAGTTCAGGTCTATGATGCAAATACATACGAAAATGTAGAATGCGGAATTACTAGACCTTCTCAGGCAAAAGTAAACCTAACATTTGCTGTAGCACCAGCATCAGGAGCATACAAGGTAGTAATAGTAGGATAAGGGGAATAAATGTCTTCATTAAAAAGATTAGTACCCTTAAACGCACTAAGTCTAGCAGCGGATCCATCTAATCCCCGTCTTGGAGACTTTTACCTTAATTCAGTAACTAATTTAGTCAGAGTATATTCATCTACAGGATGGATTGATCTAGGCGCAGGTGCAGGCGGCGGAGCCGCTGTACATATTGGAGTAACACCACCAGAATCTTTTAATGAAGGTGACCTCTGGTTTGACAATGTTAATGTTCATTTTTATACATATGATGGAACCTACTGGGTAGAAGTTTCATTTGGTCCAGTTGGACCTTCAGGTCCTGGACTTCCAACAGGCGGAACAGTTGGACAGATTCCAGCAAAAGCATCATCAAATGATTATCATACAACTTGGGTAACACCATACACAACTTCTAGCTTTGCTTCAGATTTCCTAGCTCGTACAACAGATTCCCTTTCAGAAGGAACAACAAGACTTTACTTCACAGCTCAAAGAGCTGTAGATGCCACTGCAACAGCCGTAGCAGGGGCTATAACAACCGCAAACGCATATACTGATACTCAGATATCAAACGTTATTGATTCGGCTCCAGGAGCCCTAAATACTCTTAATGAAATTGCGGCGGCTATAGGAGATAATGCAGATTTTGCTACTTCCGTGTATAATGAGATTAATGCAACAAAGGCATCTGTTCTGGATGCTGAAATTGGTATAATAATGGGAGCATTGTAGGAGATTATGGCAAATACACCAGTACAATTTTATAGAGGAACGGCGAATACAACATCGTCCCTTCTATATACCGTACCCGCAAATAAGACTGCTATAGTAACTAATATTTCTATTGTTAATACAGCTACTACAGCTACAGCGGCTACAATTTTATTTGATGGCGTTGAATATCTTTCTGATATTTCCGTTGCCGCTAACGATACACTAATTTTGGATATGCGTACTGTGCTTGCACAGAATTTGCAGATCACAGGCTTTGCAGATGCTGCAGGAGTCAAGCTTCATATATCAGGTGTTATAACACCATGAGCATCAGAGTAGCTAGCGCTTCTTCAATCGTTACTGCTACCGCTCCAGCTTCAGCAATCCCCGTTGGGCCAGCAGAAGAAAGACCACAGAATCCTGGACACGGCGACCTGTATTTTAATACCACTCATGATACACTTGAGCAGTACACAAAAGGTGGATGGCAAAAAATGGGTTACCAAATTGCTATGGCACTAAAAATGAATAAAATGGAGTTGATGTAATGCCTGACTATACCTCGTTAGCCAATGAAATCACCGCAATTAAGTCGGAGATTGGCGCAAGCGTTGCTGCAAGCACATATACAGCACAGGATCTAGTTTATCTAGCATCAGCACTTGAGACTTTGGGCGGGATGCTCGGAGTAAATGATATTGTAAATGCAACAGCAGATAAAATTGCTGAAGTAAATACAGCTAAGACAACAGCGTTGTCTACAATGGAAGTTAAGAGAGTAAACTCTCTTGCAGATGTAAATGCTGATAGAGCTACAGCATTAGCAGATATCGATTCTGCTAGAACAACAGCTTTAAATCAAATCAGCGGTGCATCGACTAACTTCAATGTACTATTCTTAGGGAGTATAATATAAAATGGCAATTCATTATAAAGTTTTAGGACAGGTTGTTCCATCAGCAAATAACGCATGGACGCAAGTTTACGCTGTCCCAACAGGTAAAGAAGCAGTATGCTCATCTCTTACTGTAGCAAATTTAACAGCAGACGATATTCTATATCGTGTACGTGTTCGTGTACAGGGAGCGGCTGCTAATGATAAGCAGATCCTTGTCTATGATACTGCAGCAGCAGGAGGAGTTTCACAAGCTCTACAACTCTCTATGACTCTTGGAACTGGTGATATTGTTGAAGTTTACGCAGCATCTACTAGCATCGCATTTAATCTGTTTGGATCGGAGCTTGATTCCTAATGCCAGGATTTAATACTATACCTGCCACAGGAGGTGGCGGAGGACAAGCAAACATGACATATGTTGCTTCTATTCACATGAATACTTATAATCGTTCATGGACACAGGGTGGCACACCTGGATACTATGCTTTATATTCAACAAATCAAGAAAATGGTTATGCCTACTTTGTAGGGTCAACTACAACTGGTGTAGCCCTTAATAAGCTAGCTAATATTACTCATAGCTTTACACGTATTGACATTATTGCACCACAAAATGATATGGTTTCTCTTTATAAGGCAAAGGTAAAGTCAACTACAGAGTTTCCAAACCCTTTTGCAAACTTTTCATCATTTCCTTCAGTAATTACATCATCTGGTAACTTTGTTCTTCCAAACAATGCGCTACCATTAGTTAATATTTTGATTTGTGGAGCAGGTGGTGGCGGAGGAAACAATCGTGGAGGCGGCGGCGGAGGCGGCGGAGTTGTAAAACTTACAGCTTTTCAAGCTGTTGGAACCACATCGATAACAATTGGTGGTGGCGGAAGTCATGGAACTAGAGGGGCCGTAGGAGGCTCAACATATTTTGGAAATGTTTATGCTAAAGGCGGAAGTGGCGGAGCTCACCATGGTCATCGTGGTGGTGGACCAGGAGCAAATCATGGAAATCAAGATGGAGTAAATGGTGGTGGAGCTGGAGGTCACGATGCTGGACATGCTGGTGGTTCTGGCCTACTACAACTACCTTCTACTGGATTAGGCACTTCTGGAAGCCCAGTGTCAGTTGGAGGTTATTCTGGAGGGTCACAAAACGGTGGCGGTGGAGGATCTGGTGCAGGTGGCGGTGGCGGAGGCGCAGGCGGAAATGGTCAAGACGGCTACTCTGGCGGCGGCGGAAAAGGTGGATCTGCACACTGGGACGATACATTTATATCATCAAGTTTGTATTCTTTTGGAACTGGGTCTCATGGATCAAGTTACAATCAGCATTACGAAAGCTGGGGGGCTCATAATGGGTCTCAAAGAGGTCACGGAGGGTCAGGAGGTCATCACAATCACGATGGCGGAGGCGGCGGCGCAGGAGCTGTTGTTGTGAGGTACTATATACCATGAGTAAATATGCAAAACTTAATTTAGAAAATATTGTTGAAAATATTATTGAATGCGAAGATAGCCAGATAGGCTTACTTGAAGGAAGCTTTGTAAAAATATCTAACGATACAAATGAAGCTTTTATTGGTGGACAATATGTCGAGGAAAAGGGTAAGTTTGTAGAAAATATTCCGTATCCTTCTTGGACATTAAATGAAGATACATTGAAGTATGATCCACCAGTTGAAAAACCAGATGGAAATTTTCATTGGAATGAAGAAACAACTTCCTGGATTGAATTTATTCCAAAGCCAGGACCTAACTATCGATGGGATGAAGAATCTAATAGCTGGGTAGAAAAAGAAGACTAAGGAGGAAGTAAATGGCAGTAACACTAGATCTAGTATCTAAGAACTCCTTACCCGCTCTCGGCGGTAATTTGACGTTCAAAGCACCATCAAATAGCGCAGCAATTAACCAACAGGTATTTGTACTTAATGTTGGTATGCTTGTAAGTCCTGGTCTTTATAGCCTTGACTTCTCAAATGGAGCTCCTACAAATGTTACTTACATTAATCTTCTAGATGGCGACGGAAACATAATTGATTCATCTTTTGTTAATCCCAGCTTCTCTACAACATTTAACTTTAATCCAAGCAAGGCTTTTGCTAAGATAGTTTTAGTTTCAGATAATCACTATATCTCATGGCCTGCAAACTCAAATGCAGTGGTTTCATCAGGTTTGATTTCTAATACAAATTCTAGCCCTACGCCAACCCTGCCAACAGTGGCAGCAACTAGCCTTACAAATGCCCTTACATGCCGCAATATTGGCGGTACAGACTATATCTGGTCTTACCCAACATACAATGTAGCAAATAATGCTTACTATGCTGGAAAGATCGTTAATGCTACCACAATGGCAACACAGGATCTATACTCAAATAATTATCGTGGAGCGTCATTTGCTTTTGACTACACAAATAATAAGATGTACATAATTGGCGGCGGAGTTTATAACTCTGCTAATGGAGTTCAATCTCATAGCCAGACAATGTATACAACATTTATTCAAAAGGATATGTCGACAAATGCATTTACCCAAACAGCAAAGGCTGCATACCCAGATTCTTTGAATACAATGAATATTCTTATGAATGCTCCTGGAGATGGAAATGTCTATACATTTGGACAAGCATATCTAGAAACTTCAAACGTTCCAACAAGCTACTACTATGGTAATCTTGCTTATAAGTGGAACGGTACTACAAATGAATGGTCTCCAATTGCTAAGATGCCTGGATTCCCGTCGGTATCATATGGAGAGATCTTCACATTCTCATATCAGGGTAAGGTTTATATTACTGGAGCTCGTCAAACAGCTGTAGATAAGGGATCAGAATCACTATTTGATTACTGGTTTGGATATTATGATCCAGCAACTAACTCATATACAACAATTAAGAATTTTAAGACAGTAGGACTTTCAGAAGGCCCAGCATTTGACACAATGGGAGATATGAATGGTCGTACATATACTGAAGACGCTGACTATCTATACAATCAGCATGGAAAGAAGTATTCAAAGGCTGCATATATTGCAACAGGATTCCTTCCAGCTCCAGTATATAGCCCACAATACTGGGCACCTACTCCAGTGCTAGGTGTAGCTTATACACCAGGAAGCGCTACACAGTATGCACACTATCTAAAGGATGGTCAGTACTGGTTGGTAGCACAAACTCAATCACAGGTATCTGTTCCTTCATACGCATCTAGGGTATAATAGTTTTATGGCTACAATATTCCCAAACAATCCAGCAATTGGACAAACTTACGAGTCTAACAGCATTCGTTGGAGATGGACGGGCGTTGTATGGGAACTATTTACAGACCCAGCTATTGTTTTTGAACATACACACACTTATGATGGCGATGTTATTACTACAGGAATGGCAGCGGGAATTTCATTTGACGGGGGAGATGCAAATCCAGCATGACACTAATAAATGTTTCATATAGACTCCGTAGAGATACAACAGCTAATTGGGCTACATTCAATCCAGTATTAAAATCTGGGGAAATTGGACTAGATACTACTCTTAACAAGTTTAAGATTGGCAATGGAACATCAGCATGGTCATTACTTACTTATGCAAACATTCTTGCTTCTGATCTAGCTTCAGAATTAGCTACTCATAATAACGATACTACAAATGTACACGGAATTGCAGATACATCTGTACTAGCTACAACTACATCAGTAGCTTCAGATATTTCAACTCATAATTCAGATACTACTGGAGTTCATGGAATTGTCGACACTAGCCTATTGGCTACCCAAACTTTTGCATCTAGCGTAGCAGCTAATGCCCTATCATCTGCTAATACTTATACAGATACCTCAATATCAAATCTTGTTGGTGCTGCCCCAGCCCTTCTTAATACCCTCAGCGAACTATCAGACGCTTTAAATGATAACCCAAACTTTGCGGCAGAGGTAGCAGCGCAACTAGCGTCTCTTACAGCCACAGTAAACGGCTTTAATAATAGGCTTTTAAACCTAGAGCTTGGATTGGGGATCTAATAATATGACTCGTGATATACTAAGGTTGGTGATTATGAATGGCATACGATAGTTTATCAGTACAGATTGAGGCGCTCAAGTCAGAAATGACAAGCGCCATATCCTCAACGGTTATGAACACCCAGGATATGATTTATATGGCCAAGGCACTTGGCGAACTAGGTACGCTTTTAGGTGTAAATGATATTGTTCAGGCGACAGCAGATAAGATCACAGAGCTTGAAACAAAGAAGACAACTTCTTTAGCTTCATTAGAAACTAAGCGAGTAAATTCTTTAGCAGATGTTAATGCAGACAGAGCGACTGCCTTAGCTGATATTGAAACTGCAAAACTCTCAGCTGTAAACCAGGTAACTGGAGCGGGATCATCGCTACATTCATTCTTTATGGTAGGGATATAAACACATGGCAATTAGATATAAGGTCTTAGGACAAAAGTCACCAGCAGCTAATACAAGCTGGGATATTTACACAGTTAGCGGAACAAAAGACGCTATTATTAACTGTATTACAGTAGCAAATAGAGATGCAAACTCTGCTACATATAGAATTTCAGTACGCCCAGATGGAGCTACACTAACAGACGATATGTATTTAGCCTATGATGTTCAGGTCGGATCAAACCTATCAGTAGCACTTAATCTTGGAATTACACTTAATCAAAATGACGTTGTTACAGTTCAGTCATCATCTGGACTAGTATCATTCAACGTATTTGGAGCGGAGCTCGACGTATAATATGGGAATTCAATCATTTGTACCTTCATCAGGCGGCGGTATGCCAGGAATGTCATACATAGCTTCTATTTTTATGGAAACCTATGCTAGAACATGGCAGCAAGGTGGCACAGCTGGTTACTATATGATGAGTTCATCAAATAATGCTACTGGGTATGTTTATTTTATTGGAGGAACAACAACAGGAGGACCTCTAGGTAAAACCTTATCAGTTTCTCACAGTTTTACATCTATTCAGATTGTTGCAATGAAAGATGACTATGTTTCTTTGTATAAAGCAGCACCAAAAACAACAACAGATTTAGCAAACCCAGGATCAAAATATGTTGACTGGCTTTATAATTCTAAATATACCGCTTATGTATATAAGTCTGCAACAACAAATACTTCAAATCCTTGGATTTTGCCAAAGTCTGCAATGCCTTTAATTGATATAAATGTAATTGCAGGTGGCGGTGGAGCACATCACCACGGTGGTGGAGGAGGTGGCGGTGGAGTAGTTAATCTTTCTTATTACCCAGTATCAAATAACCAGGCATCTTGGAGCATTGGTGCAGGCGGAGCATATAACTCAAACGGTGGTAACACTGTTTTAGACGGGGTTATAACAGCAATTGGTGGCGCTTATGGTCCAGCTCCAAGAAATGATGGTGTTTCTGGAGGAAATGGTTCAGGTGCTGCATCTAATGGAAGTACTGGAGGAAATAGAACTGGTGGAAGCCCAACACAAACATCTCCAACAGTTACATCTCCAACAGTTGCAGTTGGGTATGGTTTCAGAGGTGGAAATATCAATCAATCATCTCAGCATGCTGGCGCAGGTGGCGGTGGAGCAGGCGGAGCTGCATCAGATCAACCTGCAAATGCTCAAGGTGTTGGTGGCCCAGGACATTTATCTCAAATAGATTATCAGTTTTATGGCGCAGGTGGCGGTGGGGCAAACCATGACCTTAAGATTAATGGAACATCTGGACAGGGTGCTGGAAACTGGGGTCAGGGAGCAAACTCTAATCACGATGGACAAACACCTGGAGTTCAAGGGGGAATTGTTTTGAGGTACTACGCATGATAAAAGCAGCAGTTTTAAATGAGAATGATCTTGTATTAAATGTAATAATTATAGATGAAGATCATACCTTGAACGATAATGAAGTTATTTCTACAGAGTCAACTGGTGAAGCAGTGATTGGTGGGACATACAATAGATCTATATCTAGATTTATTGATCCAAAGCCATATACTTCTTGGACACTAGAAGATAATGTATGGGCAGCTCCATCAGAAAAGCCTAATGATGGCTTTGCATACTTCTGGAATGAGTCTGACCTTTCTTGGGTCAAGATGGTTCCACAAATTTAAATATTAGATTGACAAGAATCTCTTAATAGGTATATACTACTTATGGAGAGATTTTTTATTAGAGAATAGGTTATGTATGATTAATTTAAATAAGATTGTTATTGTTGGTGGAGGGTCAGCTGGATGGATGTCCGCTGCTACTATGGTTAGAGCATTTCCAGATAAGGAAATTGTTGTAATTGAATCACCAGATTATCCGATTATTGGTGTTGGAGAATCCACACTAGGCGGGATTACTGGATGGGCAAAGTGGATTGGTATTGATGAAAAAGACTTTATGCCAGCAACAGATGCTGTATATAAGATGTCTATTAAGTTTACAGATTTTTATAAGAAAGATGCTGGTGGATTCCACTATCCATTTGGCAAGGTGTTCCTAGACGGAACAGTAAATGATCTTAATGACTGGTATGTTAAGAAGGCTAAGTTTCCAGATCTAGACGTAGCAGATTATGCTCGTACTTTTTACCCAGCACTTACTTTGGCTGAGCAAAACAAGCTATCTTGGAATGAGTCAGGAAAGCTAGGTAACTTTAACTTTAATCAAGATGTTGCATACCATTTTGATGCTACTAAGTTTGGTCAGTGGATAAAGAATAACTACTGTATTCCTCGTGGAGTAAAAGTAGTTGCAGATACAGTGACAGAAGTCTCTACGGGCGAATCAGGGGTTGAATCAGTAACTCTTACTACTGGAGAAAAGTTAACTGCAGATCTATTTATTGACTGTACTGGATTTAAGTCTATGCTCCTAGAAGAAGCACTAGGTGAGCCATTCGATAACTTTGAGCACATGCTTCCAAATAATAGCGCATGGGCTACACGTATTCCTTATACAGATAAGGAAAAGGAGATGGAACCATACACTAACTGTACTGCAATTGAAAATGGCTGGGTCTGGAATATCCCTTCCTGGGAACGCATTGGAACAGGTTACGTATTTAGCGATAAATTTGTATCTAAGGAAGAAGCTCTAGAGCAATTCAAGAATCATCTAAGATCAGACAAGATGACTATCCATGATCCAAATCGTGATGTAGACTCTTATGAATATCGTTATATTAAGTTTAAGGTAGGAATTCATAGACGCACATTTGTAAAGAATGTGGTTGCTATTGGATTTGCTGCTGGATTTATTGAACCACTAGAATCTAATGGTCTATTTACAGTCCACGAGTTCTTGGACAAGCTAGTAAAAACTCTCTCCAGAGGAACTATTACTCAATGGGATCGAGATGCATACAATGCTACAACACGCAGACAGTATCTTGGATTCAAGGAGTTTGTAGCTCAGCACTATGCTCTTTCTAATAGAACTGATACAGAGTATTGGAGAGCTATCACTGAAAAAGAGTATCAGCCACAGGTGCCTGCCCTAGATCCTTCTACTGTTGTTGGATTCAATGATCTAGCAGATCTTCATATTAATAGACAGAGATACGATGGGCTAGGTGGAATTCACTGTATTGCTACAGGTCTAAATTATTTCCCTGTTAATAAACATACCGTAGAAAGATGGAAACATTATGACGGTATTGACTATTATGAATACTGTAAAGAGACTTGGAAGACATGGGATATATTCCGTAAACTTTGGCAGGAAGAAGCAGATGCTTCACCTACTATGTATCAATGGCTGAAGGAAAATATCCATAATGCTGACTCCTAAAGAGATATTAGAAGTAACGAAGCAATTAGGTCAAAGGTCTTACTGGACTAAGACAAATATAATTGAATTTTGGGCGTTTAGCACAAAGCTCAGTATTATCATTCCTGGGCTACTTTTTGGAATCCAGTTTTGGTGGTATTATATATTTGCCTTAGTTTCCAGCATTGCCTTGATCCTTACTTCTACAGTCAAGACCTTGCCTACTATTATCTACTTTAACGTAGGCTGGAGTATTCTGGCTATTGGCGCAATTACCAAACACTTTATTTAAGGGATAAAATGAAAAAAAATAATATTAAAAAAATTGAGTTTATTAAGACAAGCGATAAAGTCTCTGATTTATATTTTCCTGTTCCAGCCAGTAAAGAGATTCCAGAGTGGTATAAAAATATCTCATCTTATATGGGTGGAGATAAAGCTGTCATTGGAAAAGGTGAAACCTTATCAACCATAAAGAAATGCATGCCAGTATTTGATAGCATATCTAGCGGTTATCTTTTAAAGACATACTGCGATATAGAGATTTTATGGGATGGGATTTCTTATGAGTTTGTAACCTCACCTTACTATGGAGAGGTTATAGTTGGACATAGTGCTGGTCAAGTTACTGGGCACCCAGGTGTTAATAATAGGCATACATATGTGCCAAAGTTATTAAATCTTTGGGCAGTAAAAACTTCACCAGGTTACTCATCTTTGATATTACCACCAATGCATAGAAATAATATTATTAATATTTTCCCAGGAATTATTGATTCTGATTCATTTCATGATGTAACAAACTTTCCCTTTACCGTTAATACAAAAGAGGAAAAGATCATAATTCCAGCAGGAACACCGATAGCACAGGTAATCCCGTTCAAAAGAGAAGACTGGAAAATGTCTATAAATGATGATCCAAAAGATTCATTAAAGAGCTCAAATTCGGTCAGATCTGTATTTTTTGAGGCTTATAAGAATATGTTCTGGAATAAGAAGAGCTATAAATAACAGAATCTGAGGTATAATTGAGGAAGTATGGCTACTAATTTCCCTAATTCCCTGGACAATCTGACGAATCCCGCCAGTACTGATCCCACCGACGCTCCATCGCATTCCCAGCAACATGCTAATGCGAATGACGCTATTGAAGCGCTAGAGGCTAAGGTTGGAATTAATAGCTCTGCTAATACTACATCTTTAGACTACCGTGTTTCCCAGCTTGAGGTAAATCCTACTTATACAAATGAGATGGCTCAGGATGCTTCAGCATCTTTATTTACCCATGCTAACCACGTTAACCTTACAGCAGTATACGATGATGTATCAAATCAGGTAATACTCACAGGTCTTGGCGGGACAGCCAATAAGATCTCTCAGGAAGTTGTAAATAATACTGGAGCAACCTTAAACAAGGGTCAAGCAGTATATGCATCTGGAGCAGTTGGAGCTTCTGGACAACTAAGAGTCTCTCTTTCTTCAAATACAACAGAGTCAACATCATCTAAGACATTTGGAATTATGGAAGATACCGTCGCAAATGGTGCAATTGGAACGGTAGTAACAGAGGGTCTTCTAGAAGGACTAGATACCTCTACAGCACAACCAGGAGATCCAGTATGGCTAGGATCAACTCCAGGACAATTAATTTTCGGGCTAACCAATAAGCCAGCAGCCCCAAACCACTTAGTATTTCTTGGTATAGTTGGTAGAGTACAGCAAAATACAGGATCTATCTTTGTTAAGGTTCAAAACGGGTTTGAATTAGATGAGCTTCACGATGTTGCTATTTCTAATAAGCAGAACAACCAAGTAATTAGATATAACTCTACTACTGGGCAATGGTCTAATCAGACAATTGATAACTTGTTTGATCCCGCAGGATCTGCGGCGGCAGTCCAAACTAATTTAACAGCACACGATTCAGATACAACTAATATTCACGGTATAGCAGATACTTCTTTGCTTGCTACAAAGACTTATGCAGATAATGCTGCTTCAGCAGCTGCTGCTGCAATTGTAGATGCTGCTCCAGCAACACTAGATACTTTAAATGAATTAGCAGCGGCTATTAATGATGATGCTTCATTTGCAGCTACAGTAACTACTGCTTTAGGGACAAAGGCTCCTCTAGCTTCTCCCGCCCTTACAGGCACACCTACAGCCCCTACAGCGGCGGTAGGAACAGATAGCACACAGATTGCTACAACAGCTTTCGTTATTGATCAGATTGATGCATCTACACAACCAGGTGCTCTCTATCAAACAACTGCTCCAACATCTCCAGAAGTAGGGCAGATCTGGATTGATTCAGACGATGAGGTAGACGTATTTGATAAGAATATCATTCGTCGCCAGACATTCACAGCTGTAGCAGAACAAGACACTTTTACAGTAGACGTGCAGTTCATTCCTGGATACGAGCAAGTATTTATGAATGGCATTCTTTTACTTCGCACTACAGACTACACAACCCCTACAGAGCACACAGTCGTATTGGCTGCAGATGCAGCGGCGGGGGACATCATAGATGTAATCACAGTAACTAATTTTAATTCAGTAGATACATATACACAGGCAGAGACAGATGCACTTCTTGCAGCTAATACTTCAGTAGCCCCATTATCAATATCTGCTAATACTAACCTAGTAGCCAAGAAAAGATATTTTGTTACATCAGCTTCTGCGCTTACACTTACACTTCCTGCAACACCTGCGCTTAATGATGAAATTCAGCTAGTAGATGCTTCAGGCAATGCTTCAACGTATAATATAACTGTGGCTAGAAACGGCAATAAAATAAATGGCGGGACTGGCAATTTAATAATTGACAATAACGGTGGCTGGTATACATTACTTTATACTGGAGCTACTTATGGATGGAAGGTTGGATAATGGGAGATATTAGAACATCTGGTTTAGGTGGAGTACCTTTTGGACCAACCTCAGAGAGACCAGCAAGCCCACAAATTGGTCAAACCTTTTATAATGGTACACTGGGTGTACAAGAAATTTATACGGCATCTGGATGGCTTCCAGCAACAGGTGCAAACGACTTTAACGTAACACTTAGCGGAACAATAACAACTGCTACATTTACAAAGGAATATTTTGAAGGTGCATATACAATCAATTCATCTCTAGGTGATGCAACATATGACATATATGTATACAATACAGCTGGTCAAAATGTTGGATATACTAAGTCTCCATCCCTAAACGCAACAGGAAATTTTAATAAAATAGTAATTGTTGGCGGAACTCAAGGAGATCTACTTTCCTTTAGCTATAAAACAACATTTACTGCAGCCAATACAACTGCAGAAATTACTGCTGGAGCCTTTGTTACATCAGTAACACCAACAGCATTAAACTCTATTGACGATACTACTGTAGTATCTGGAGGAAATTTTGCCTCAAACGTAGCAGTATACTTTATGGGTTCTGATAATGTTGAAAGAGCTGCTAAATCAGTAGTAAGATCTTCTTCCAGTTCTCTTATAGTAACTAGACCAGATAATTTTCCAACAACATTAGGCAGCTACAAGGTTATCGTTGAAAACCCAGGAATTACTAGACCAACAGGATCATCTTTACATATATTAAATAATGCGGTTACAGCAGGAACAACACCAAACTGGACAACATCAGCAACATTGCCATCTTATAATGTTAACTCTGCTTATTCTACAACTTTATTAGCAACTGACTCTGAGTCAACAGATATAGACTACTCAATCATTGCTGGAACTCTTCCTACTGGATTATCATTAGATCAAGAAACTGGTGTTATATCTGGAACAGCTACATTAAAAGAAGTAAAAGTATTTACAATAAGAGCTGTAGATGCAGGCGGAAACACTATTGATAGAGAATTTACCATGCTTCCAAACATTGGAACTCAAGCAGCACCAGCTATTAACGGAGTCGAGCTTTGGGACTATGGATATAGAACAAGCGGTCTTTATTATGTGTCTACAAGTCAAGGAGCTAAGCAAGTTTACGTTGATCTTTCAACAGTAGATCCAACTACTGGAAAGGCTGGCTGGATGTTGGTTGGCTCATGGAGCCAGGCATCTAGATGGTCAATCCAGGCTACAACTGACGGAGGCGTCTTTGATGGAACTACTCCTAGAAATTGTTTTAGCGCAAACTTTGGAACTATGGATACAAAATTTGTTAGATTTCAAGTTTCATCTTCTATATCAAGTTCTGGTGCAAGTGCAACTAGCGCAGACTTTTACCATTATGCATCAACTGCAACACCATGGAGACAATGGTGGGTAACAGATAGCTCAAACAATATTAACTGGTCAACAACAGTAAATAAAAACCAGAGCAACGTTTATGTTGAGACATTCCGTGAATCTATGAAGCAATTTAGCCATTCTTATAACTTAAAGTACTCTTACCAAGTAAATCAAGTTTGGAATAACCTTTCCGATGGTGGATCTGCACCAAAACAAGGTATTCAGGGTGACTGGTGGAATGGACTCAATGGTACAGCAACAGGAATTGGATGGAATGCTGCAGGCGACGGATCAATTGCAATTCTTCCACAGGGATCTTCTTCGACAGGTGCAGGACAAGACTGTAATGAAGCACAAACTAAATTTGGAGCAGACGACAATTCAGCAATTGGAGCAGAGCCAAACTGTAAAGTCTACGGAGACTCTGCAACCTACAATATGAATGCTCAAACAGGAACTTTGGGAAGCGACACAAACCTTTGGATGTGGATTAAGTAATGTCTAAAGCCAGAGATATAGCAAATATACTATCAGCAAACACAGCTATTGCTACTGATACTGAGGTTACCGCTGCTGTGTCCGCTGCAGTTTCAACACATGCGACTGCAGCAAACGGACATGTAGGTAGAGGAACAACAGCAAATAGGCCTTCATCACCATCAATAGGTGACATATACTTTGATACAACATTGAATGCTTTGATTGGATATAGAATAGCTGGATGGGAAAAGGTGTCTCAAGATCCTGCTCCAGAAGTTGCTTCTATTAATCCTTCATCAGCTCCAGTTGCTGGAACTACAGTTAATATTGTTGGGGCATCTTTTAAAACTGGTCCAGTTGTAAGATTCATTGGAACAGATTTAGTCGAAAGAGAAGCGCAGGTAGTAACGTATGTTTCTTCGACTGGAATATCTGCAACTACGCCAAATCTTCCAGTAGCATACGAACCTTATGATGTTAAGGTTATTAATAATGACGGCCAGTTTAGTATTTTAGAAAATTGCTTAGATGCTGGAGGAAATCCTAACTGGAATACTGCAAGTGGAAATATTCTTACTACATCAACCAACGTATCTAGCTTATCTACTTCTGTTTCCGCAACAGACCCAGATGGAACCCAGGTGATATATTCATCAACAGATTTACTGCCATGGATGTCGTTAAACTCTTCAACTGGAAGCATTACGGGTACGTTTCCATCTATTTCATCAGATACAACGTATAACTTTAATGTTACAGCATCAGATGGATTAAATACTTCATCTAGGTCTTTTAATGTATCAAGGTTGCTAGCTGATGGATCAAGTCAAGCAAGAGCTGCTGCAAGCGGAACAGCCATACGCAATCTTGGAATAACAACTGATGGAATATTCTGGTTGAATCCAACTGGTTCTTATGCTTTCCAGGCCTACGTAATAAATAGTAGAGATGGCGGAGGATGGGTTAAAGCTCTTTCTTATAACAACAATACTTCAATGTCTACAGCTAGCTCTATTAACGAAAATGGAGCCTGGATAGAAGCAGAAAATAACTTGGCCCCTGGTAAGTTAAGAACTGCAGATATAACAGCACTTCAAACAACAAATAGTATTCTGATGAAAGCAAATAATGGAAATGCGTCATCACCTCATAGATATTGGAAGTATCGTGTAGAAAACGGATCAACACATTATCCTCGTGCATCACGTATTGGTCTTATGTTAGCTGGAACAACAACAGATCAAGATATTATTAATTTTACTACAGATAACTGTTCGGATAGCGGATCTATCCCAGGAACTGGAACAGAGTACACATATGACTTTGTAACACCAAAAACTGTAGTAGGTTCATACTTCTACTCTGTATATAATGGCGGCTCACGAACTGGAGCTGCAGGAATTTATTATAGTGATAATGGAACAACATGGACTCAATGGGGTACAAATTTTGCAGTTCCAAATAATTCAGCTTGTGGAATTCAAAGAGTTTATGGAAATGGTACTGCTGGAGACTCATTGTTTGCCTATGGCGGAGGAACTGGAAAGCTTACATATACATCTTCACTACCAGCATGGGGTACCGACCTAGATCCTACCCTAAACTACACCTTGTCTGTAGACCCACATAATAACGGAACATATAGTTTTTATTGCACATACAGTAATGACCCACAAGGTAGATGTACCCATGGAAGCGGAAACTTCCAATGGATTTCAGACCATAACTATACAAACGTAGCAAGTGCTTTCCCAACTGGCTTAGGCTCTCCTATATGTTGGGGATTCTATCCTAATTATGTTGGGACAAATTTACACTTTATGTCTGGAATTAACTCAAAGCAAAGTGATGGGGAAATAAAATGGGGAGATTCTTCAACGGAGGCGTTTTCAATATATGTTAAATAATTTAGATACTAGCCATGTAGGAGAGATTGGCTTTGTAGGAGAAGATGTAATTATAAAAAGAGCAGAATTCTGCAATGGTTGCGATAAGCTTAACGAAAATATATGTGTTTTGTGTGGTTGCAACATGAACTCAAAGATTTTAGTAGACTACTCCTCGTGTCCAATGAATAAGTGGGGTGCTATAAATGGCTAAAACAATTAAGGTATGGAGCGGAACTGAGTGGGTAAATGTAGGCATAATGGCTGCTATCCCGCCAGATTATGTAACACAGGCAGACCTTATTCAGCGCAAAAAAGAAGTTTCAGCATCTGTATCTTCTGATATAACTGCTCAACCAGGATATCGTTACTTTGTAGACACTTCATCTGAAAGAACTATTACACTTCCTGCTAACCCGTCTCTAGGAGACGAGGTTCAGTTGTTTGATGCATCTGGAACGGCGGGAACACATAACATTATAATTAACCGTAATAATAAAAATATTAACGGGGTAGCAGAAAATGCTATAATTGACGTAGATAAAGCAGCGGCGGTATTAATATATACTGGTCCGACTCTTGGATGGAGACTAGGATGACAATTAAATTCTCAGATATTACTGGTGGAGGAATTCCATATGGTAATAATGCTGGTCGTCCAGCTAATGCAGGTATAGGTAAGCTGTATTCAAATGGAGAAGAAAAGCGTCTAGAACTTTATACAAATACTGGTTGGCAGAATATTGTATCTGAGACACCTGGTGTAGTTTCAGTATCTGGTAACTATCTTGAATCAGTAGGCTCAGCTACTCTAGATATTACAGGAACAAATTTTTCAACAGGGGCAATTGCTTCAGCAATTGGAACAAATGGCGTAGAGGTAAATGCTAATTCAACAACTGTAAACTCTATCGTATCTATTACTACAACGTTTTCAGGTCTATCTGCAGCATACGAGCCTTATGACATTAAGGTTACAAATACGTCTAATCTTTTTGGATTACTCCCAGATGCACTTTATATTAATCAGAGCCCAATTTGGCAGACACCAGCAGGAAGCCTTGGTACATTTAATGAACAACTAAGCATAACTTTATCTGCTCTTTCTGCAACAGATCCAGAATCTAGCACTATAACATATGCATTGGCTAACGGATCAAGCCTCCCTTCTGGAGTTACTTTAAATTCTAGCTCTGGAGTAATTTCAGGAACTTTGCCAGATATCACGACAAATACAACATATACTTTTACAGTAAATGCAACAGATGGTGCAAATACTGTGCCAAGAACATTTAGCTTAACAGCTAACATTACTAATATTGAAGTCCTTGTAGTAGCAGGCGGTGGCGGCGGTGGTTCACAAGTTGGTGGTGGCGGAGGAGCAGGAGGATTGGTATATTCTGCATCATATCCAATTACACTATCTTCTACTAAAACAATTACTGTAGGCTCTGGAGGAGCAGGAGGACCAACACAGCAAAGTGGATCAAGACCTGGAAGCTATGGCTCTAACTCAGTATTTGGAACACTATTGGCACTTGGTGGTGGTGGAGGCGGTGGCCATGGCAGTAATAACCCAGCATCTGGAGCTGATGGATATACTACACAAACTGGCAGACCTGGAGGATCTGGTGGAGGCGGAGGAGCTGCAGAATCTAATGGTGCAGCAGGTGTATCAACTCAAACATCTCCATCTGACGCAACAGGATTTGGATTTACAGGAGGAACTGGATATCAAGGCAGCTGGGCAGGCGGCGGTGGTGGAGGCGCAGGCGGAGCAGGAGCTAATGCAACACCAAGCGTTGGAGGAAATGGTGGAATAGGAAAACAATATTCTATTACTGGAACTGCAACTTATTATGCAGGAGGCGGTGGTGGCTGTGGTGACGGCAGTGCTGGACATGGCCAAGGTGGACAAGGCGGCGGCGGTGCTGGATATGATAATAGAAGTGGAATAAGTACAACTCAGTATGCACAAAATGGAGCTGCAAACACTGGTGGCGGTGGCGGAGGCTCTAGAGATGCTGGACCAGGTGGTACTGGAGGCTCTGGAGTAGTAATTGTTGCATATCCAGATACAATGCCAGCAATATCAAGTATTCCTGGAACATTAACATACGACACTCCAACTCGCTCTGGATATAGAGTTTATCGATTTACAGCGGGAACTGGAACAATTACTTTCTAGCCTTCAGCACTTATAATTGGTATACTATAAATAAAGGAGTATCGTGGGATATAGAGAGATAATAATGTCTCAAAGCCCGCTCTCTTACTGGCCATTAGACGATAATGCATCTTTAGGAATAGCGGCGGAGGCAACAGGCTATGGCGTAGACGCCACATACTCAGGTGCAATTTTTGATAAGGCTATCCCGCTAGTCTCAAATGGAATTTACGGAACAAGACTTACAGACTCTACTGCAGTCATTGAATACACTCTCCCAGGATCCCCTGGAATTTGGACTAAGGGGCGGGAACAAAAAGCATTCTCCCTTGAAGCATACTTTAAACTAGAGACAAATGACACATCTTTATCAGAAGATCTAATTATTCTAGGAAACATTGCTAGTAATAAGTATGGAATTTATGTATCTGGCAACAAGATCTACTTTAAGCCAGAGCCAAATACTGACTATTTTGTTTCCTATGAAGTTCCTGACTGGAAGCGCAGATATCATGTAATTGCTAATTACTCGTCTAGCCAGATCTCCTTGACTGTAAATGGAAAGAATATCTCATCTAAGTACTCATCTTCAATTAATGGAGAGTTCTCGTTTAGCCAGACTTCAAATAAAATTAAAACGGCGGGATCAAATGTCTATGATATAACAATAGACTCTGTAGCTATCTATGGATACAACATTGATAAGTCCCGTGCTATTGACCATTCAGATCTTTCTAGAAAGTCCCTAAATAAAGGTAACTACTTTACAGCAAACTCACAGGTCTACTATATGCCTAATAATAATGAGTGCGTACTTGCCTACTCATTCTTAAATAACTGGCAGTCATTCAAATTTACTAACTCTGTATTTACAGATAAGAATGAGCTTACCCTTAGATATATCGATGATCAGAAGGTATCTTCTGGCACCCCGTCATTTTCAACAGTGGGCTCAAGAAACTCCCTGGCCCTATCTGGATCACAGTACCTTGACGTATCCAGCATAGTCCAGCTAGCAGATACTGGAGTTGCAATAGCCACAAGCTTCTACAAGCAATCTGGAGAATATGCAATCCTATCTTTAGAGAATTCAAACTCTGCCCAAAGCCTATATGTTTATTCAAATACGGCGGGATTCTTAGTAATAGGAATCAATGGACAAGAAACAGTAACAACAGTATCTCCAATATCTGGATGGAATGAAGTTCTTGTTAATCTAAAGTCAGGGTCAATTAATATTTACTTAAATGGATCTAATATTCATTCTGAGGTTGCATATCTATCTTCAATTACTTTAGCATATATTGGTAGAGTAAATAGTATTTATTCAGCTACTAATTTTTCATGGGTTGCAATTAAGTCTGGCACACAGCTAGAAAGCACACCAACAGCAACCCTATACGGCCTTGAGAGCGACTTTATACTGAAGTTGGCAGGAAACCTTAAGTGGTCACAGTATGGGTACTCAGAAGGCCTTATATACGTTCCTAGCTATGACTATGATGGATCTCTTGCTTTCTATACAGCAAGCTCAGATAATATTTATGTCACATATAATAACGGACAGGCTTGGCCAAAGTTTGCTTCTATGCCAGGACTTTTAGATGATCCAACAAATCAGGTTAATACTTATAATATCAATATTAAGCTAAGTACAGATGATTCAGTTAATGATCTTCCTAAGTTGAAGAACCTAGGACTTTATGTTTACGGTGAAGATATGAAGCGGGTTATTTCAGAGAACTCTCATGAAGTAGCCACTATTCACAATAAGGATAATGCTGTCATATTTGATGACGATGTAGAAATCTTAGACAGAATAGATCAGGCTGGAATAAGACTTGCTGGTAATTCTTATCTCACAATCCCGTCTCAATCTAAAAACCAAGATGCTGGTGGATTTAATGGAACCAAATCTATAACTATTGTATTTAAAATTAACGAGGCTCTATCTGGAACGAAGTATATTCTTCAGTCTGGATCGAAGTCTTTGCACTGGGATGGCTCAGCTTGGCAACACCCAGGCTTTAATAAGATGTACGTAAATGGCTCAGAGATATTTGACAATCAGGCTATGGTTGGAGATTGGGTCCACGTTGTCCTAACTTCTACTTCAAAGATAAACGCTGGAACAGATATTTATGTAGGGTCAGATTCGACGGGAGCAAACCAAACTGATCTTTCACTTGGAGTATTTGCTATGGCAGCCTATGTATTAGACCAGTATGACGTAGAGAACGAGTATGAATCATTTACTGGATATCCACAAGAGTCCTTGGTTACGGACAATATTGGGCTAGAGATTATCGATTATGGTCTTATTCCATACCGCTATGCCCTACAAAGATCATAAATCTGTACTTACTTGTGACAAATCCTGGCATATTATCATAAAAGATGGTATCATTGCTATATGAAATCAATTAAAACATCAGTTCTAGAAGAGACCACGCTAGGCGTGTATATCTGGCAGATGCCAGACGGACGCTGGGTGGGAGACGACCAGGGTAACTATTTGTCAGTGGCTGCATTTAAAGGCGACAAGACTAAGGTAGATGCAATCACAGAGGTTGTCAAAGGTTTCGGAATTGAAACTGGTAGTGCAGTATTTCTTTCTGGTCAGAGAAAAATTAATGACGAGGAATATGAAGAACAGAAGGCAAGACTTAAGTGGGGACTTACACCAGATCCATTGGACATTGGTGAATACAAAGAGGCTCTAAGAAATTCGGGGATTAAATAATGTCAGACGTAGTTAACGACGAAGATAACACAAGAGAAATTCACGCTAGAATATCTGGCGAATTCTTTGGAGTATCAGAAACAGAATCTAGCGCAGATCCATTTGATGCAAAGGCAGAAGACATTGCTAAGTATCGTGGCTTCTCTCCAAACTTCAAGAGAAAGAATACAAGACTTCTCCAGAAGTTCCAAAGAGGACAAGACGGTGCAGAATCAAAGAAGGTCGAGACAGAAATCCTTATGGGATACGACATCATGGATGTTGTTACCCCTCCATACAATCTAGACTACCTAGCAAAGATTTACGAAGTATCTTCACCACACTTCGCTGCATGTAATGCAAAGGCTTCAAACATCGTCGGTCTCGGATATGAATTCCTTGAGACACGTAAGACAAAAGAGAAGATGTCTGAATACGGAGATGATCAGAAGAAGCTTGCTGCATTTAGAAGAAGACTAGAAAGCCTGAAGGAAGAACTTCAGGATCAACTAGAATTGATGAATGAAGAAGACACATTCACAGAGACATTAACAAAAGCATTCCTAGACCGTGAGGCAACAGGAAATGGCTTTATTGAAATTGGCCGTAAGGTAAACGGACAGATAGGATTTATTGGACATATCCCTGCTACTACAATGCGTGTACGTAAGCAGCGTGATGGCTTTGTTCAAATCGTTGGAAATAGAATCACATTCTTTAGAAACTTCCAGGACACAGAAACAGAAAATCCAATCGGAGATGATCCACGTCCAAACGAAGTTATTCACCTAAAGAAGTACACACCAAATAATAGCTATTATGGCGTACCAGACATTATCCCAGCAAAGACAGCATTAGCTGGAGATGAATTTGCACAGCGCTTTAACCTTGACTACTTTGAAAACAAAGCGGTTCCAAGATATATCATTACTGTAAAGGGTGCAACACTTAGCCGTTCATCAGAAGCTAAGTTGCTTGAATTCTTCCAGACAAATCTTAAGGGTAAGAATCATAGATCACTTTATATTCCACTTCCTGCAGATGAAGATGGTAATAAGGTAGAGTTCAAAATGGAAGCGGTTGAATCAGGAGTTCAAGACTCATCATTTAATCAATACCGTAGAATGAACAGAGATGAAATTCTTATTTCACATAGAGTTCCAATTTCAAAGCTGGGACTTCCAGAAGGCGTCTCTCTTGCAGCAGCTAAAGATGCAGACAAGACATTCAAGGAGCAGGTTGCAAGACCAGAACAAAAGAATCTTGAAAAGAAGATCAATAGAATCATCGCAGAGTTTACAGATGCATTCACACTTAAGTTCAACGAATTAACATTAACAGATGAAGACACTCAGTCAAAGATCGATGAAAGATATTTGAGAATGAAGGTCATTGTTCCTAATGAAGTTCGTGCTAGACTAGGTATGGCTGGCAGATCTGGTGGGGATGAGCCAGTTCAGCTTACTGGACAGCAAGCTTCAGAAGCAACAGCACAAGCAACTGGTAACAGACGACGTGATCAAGAAAGACAAGGTAATCAAGTTGATACACCAGGAAATGCTAGAAATCCACAAGGAGAAGGGCGTGTTACGCCCTGATTTTGGTATTTATACAAAAACGTTGCTAAAATAAGCTTATGACTGAAATAATCAAATCAAATTGGTACAGTGATGGGGATAGTCTCAGACTGTCAATGCCTATCGCTAAAGTCGACAAAGAACGTAGACTCGTTTCTGGCTTTGCTACCCTAGATAATATTGATCAGCACGGTGATATCGTCGCCGCAGATGCGTCAACAAAAGCATTTGAAAACTTCCGTGGAAACATCCGTGAAATGCACACACCACTTGCAGTAGGCAAGATGGTTTCATTCCGCAAGGAAACATTCTTCGATAAAAAGACTGGCAAGGAGCACAACGGAATATTCGTAGACGTATATGTTTCAAAGGGCGCACAAGATACATGGGAGAAAGTTCTTGATGGAACTCTTTCAGGATTCTCAATCGGCGGGAATGTAAAGAAGACCGATAATGAATTTAACTCTGAGATGGATAAGTCAATTCGTGTTATCAAGGAATACGATCTTACAGAACTTTCACTAGTAGACAATCCAGCAAATCAGCTTTCAAATATTTTTTCAATTCAGAAGACTGCAGACGGAAATACATTTTCTGGTATTGCAGCAGATGTACAAGTAGAAAACATTTTTTATGATTCAACTTCAGATGAAGTTTTCCTTTCTAAGGAATCAGAATTTAAGTCACCAACAACAGACAGAGTTCTTGAGAACATTGGTTGGGTAGAAACATCTGACACAAATAAGTCAAACGAAATCAACAGAATTCTTGATGCATACAAGCAATCGAGAGGTGTTTTGTCTGAGACTGTCGAAAAGTCTGAGCAAAATAATTCAAATACCGAAGGAGGTGTTACTGTGGCAGAAGCAACAATAACACAGGACGAAGTAACGGCAGAAGCAGTAGCTAACGTCGAAGAGGTAACTGAAGCTGAACTCACAAAGTCTGCAGATGCTGAGGAAGCACCAGCAGCACCAGCGGAGGAAGCAACACCTACAGAAGAAGCAGCTGCGCCAGCTGAAGAAGCAAGCGCACCAGTAGCGGAAGTAGAAGTTGAAGAAACTGATTTTGCAAAGATGTTTGATGACATGAAGGCATTCTTCTCAGCGGAAATTACAAAAACAGCAACAGCGGAGGCAGTATCTAATCTTACTACTCAGGTTGATGCAAAGATTGCAGAAGTTACAACAAAGTACAACGAACTCGCAGAGGTCGTTAATAATATCAAGGCACATATCTCATCAGTTGAGAAGCGTGTAGATGGTGTTGAGAGCGAAACAGCAATCAAAAAGTCTTCTGATCTGGACGGGTCAGATGTTAAAATAACAAAAAATAACAATAAGTGGGGCGGGCATTTCCTCAGCGTCCGTGACATTTACTAATTCTAGAAAAAGGAAAGAGGTGAAATAAATAAAATGAGCGATATTCTACAAAAAGTAGTAGACACTACAAACGTTGGATCAGGAAATGGTGGTCTTCTTAACACAGACCAGGCTAACCGATTCATCGATTACATGTTCGATGCTACCATCCTTGCCCGTGCAGCTCGTACAGTTCGCATGCGTTCTAACACAGCAGACATTGATAAGGTTGGCGTTGGTACACGATTGATGACAGTAGCTACAGAAGCAACCCAAACAGGTGCTAATGCAGCAGTCACATTCACAAAGATTTCTTTGACAACAAAGAAGCTCCGTCTTGACTGGGAACTTTCAAGCGAAGCTCTTGAAGATAACATCGAGGGAACTGATCTTGAAGATCACATTGCTCGCCTAATGGCAACTCAGGCTGGTAACGATATCGAAGATCTTTTGATCAACGGTGTTGGAACAGGTTCTGGTTTGATGTCAGCGTTTAAGGGATTCCGTGCACTAGCACTTGAGTCAGCAAACGTTGTAAACGCAGGCGGTGCAGTAATCTCTAAGGCAGTTTTCAACAGTGCAATTAAGGCTATGCCACGTAAGTACAAGCAGCGCCGTAATGAACTTAAGTTCTTTACAGGTTCTAACTTGGTACAGGACTACCTATACAACTTGACTACAATCGGTAACGGCGGAACTCCTGAAGACATTGCGTCTTCAATTCTCCGTGGTAACCCAAATGGTCCAGCAGGTGCTCCAGGAGGCGTAATTCCATTCGCATTCGGTATTCCAGTAGTTGAAGTACCTTTGATCGATGAGACAAAGGACGGCGATTACTCAGGTGCTACAGGAGATCATGGTGACATCCATCTTACATTCGCTAACAACCTAGTTGTTGGTGTAAAGCGTGAGATTCAGGTCTACCGTGAATTCAAGCCAAAGAAGGATACAATCGAATACACAATGTTCGTAAGAACAGGTTGTGCAATCGAGAATCCAGAGGCATTCGTTGTTGTAAAGAACGTAAAGGTTTCTGCATAACAGCAAACACAACTAAATAGTCTATAGGGGGGTCCGAAAGGGCTCCCCTTTAGTCATTATTGGTGCTATAATTAGAAGGAAAAGACGAGAGGAGAAATAATGTCTTTTAGTAATTTGAAGCTCGACGAGCTTCGTAAGGTAGCTGAAACCTTTGCCGTAGAGCACGAAACAGCGAAGAATAAAGCAGATTTAATCGCCCTTCTAGCCGAAGAGGGCGTTAGCTACGATATGTATGCTAAGTTTACAGAGGCTGATAAGGCTGAAGTAGAAGTCGATGAGCGTGTTACAAAGTCAGCTCCAGAGACTCCAGGGGTGGGCCAGGTCCTCGTAAAGATGGAAAGAATGAACCCTAGATACGATGTTAATGAATTTACTTTTACTCAGGATAATCCATTTATTGTGATGACCGAGAAGAAGGCACAAGAGATTTTTGATACTCAACAGGGCTTCCGCCTTGCTACGCCGAAGGAGGCTCAGGAGTTCTACTCCTAAGAGCATAAATGGAGTTATACACAGGCCAGACTCAAGATATCTATCTAGACATATACGTTGAAGATGAGATCAGAGAGGCAGACGTAAATCCTACAGTTACTATTTACGATGGCGATACAGACGTTCTACTAACAAGTGGTTATGCTCTTCCAGAGGATAACGATGAAGGAAAGTACGCATTCCGTATTATAGATAATCACCTATTGACAGATAAGTTGATTAAGGCTGTATGGACATATGCTGTAGACGGAAATGCTATGAGCAGCATTAACTACTACAATGTTGTGACTCCGTATATATCCCTGGCTGAAGTTTACACCAAGCTTCACATAGGTCGTAATGAAGGCGAAGCCAACTACATGAAGTTCCATGAAGTGGCAGATGCTGAAAAGTTTGCTAGATTTATGGTTCAGAACTACACAGGCGTAGACTTTGGTAAGAAGGAAAGAGTTGTATCAGCTTATGGGCAGGATGCAGATGTTCTTTTCTTAGGAGAAAGAATAATCTCCTACACAGTAATCAAGGAAAACAATAAAGTAGTTATTGATAAGACAAACAATATTAATCTATTTAGTCATGCTGTAGAAATTACAGATACAAACCATTCTCTTAGAATCATCTCTGATGACGACATCAATGAGGGCGGAAAGAAAGATATCGTATATCCTTCTACTGGAAGTTTCTATGGCGGCTATAGATATGACGTCACAGGCGTATTTGGATACAAGAGCGTACCAGAAAAAGTACAGGCAGCTGTAGTTATGCTGATGAGAGATTATTTTGGTAAGGACAATATTTGGAGAGCCAGATACGTCAACAGCGTTTCATTTGGAGATACCGATATGCAATTCTCAAAGCTAGCTTTCAGAGGGACAGGTAATTTCTACGTAGATAAGCTCCTTGATGAGTATAAGTCTACTAATATGGCGGTAATCTAATGATAGGCTCATATGTAGTTGAAGCCAAGTACGCTATGCAATTAGATTTGTATAGAGTTCAAATAGATCAAGACCCTAATAGCGGAGAGATAAAGAGAAAGTGGATATACACTGAAACTCTTCCATGCTTAGCTAAATCAATTATTTCATCTGGAGTTAGAAGTCCGTCTAATGACAAGACTGTAGATTCAAGATACATGGTAGAAGAAATTCTAAAGGTCATGACTTTGGTCAAGCTCCCACGCAATTCTAAGATTAGCAATATCCGTGATCTAAACGGACTTGTTCTATGGGAAGAGGCAGAAATATCTGGCAATCCCGCAACTATATTTGATATCGTTGGATCAACCCCAATCATCGACGGGTTTGGTCAGATCCTTGAATATGAGACAACAATTCAGAGGAGCGATATACAAAATGCCCTCAATTAAGATTAAGACTAATGCAATACAGGCAATCAATAACTCTATGGCATATATGCAGGGTGTAGCAGAAGCACCCAAAGATGCAATGGTAAATACTGAAATAGGCAAGGCTTTTGCTAGCATTGCCAAGAGATCCTTATCTTCTTTTATAGACCAAGAGGCTAGACTTAGCCCAGCATCAATGCACCATGTTTATGAGTGGAATCAGATAGGTAAGCCAACTGGAAGACTATGGAAGATAGAATCTACATATAAACCAGGAGTCATTGCAATTAGCTCAGACTTTAGACAATCAAGAACTTTCGTTCCTCTAACTCCAGGAACAAAGAGACGACATAAGTTTACCTTCAAGGCAGATATTATGGAAAAGGGTAAGCCAGTAACAATTAAGGCAAAGAATGCAAACGCCTTATTCTTTTACTCAAAGAGTGGCGACCCAGTATTTATCCCTAAGTCTAGAAGTGTAGTTATTAAATCCCCAGGTGGAAAGTTTGTTAAGGGTGCCTACGCAAAGACTCTACGCAGGTTTCAGAGCTCTGCAAGGTTCCTTGCTGATATTGAACAGTCTGGCATTCTAAAGCGCTTAGAGCTGGCACAGAAGGCTTCAGGGATGGACATGCCGTCGTCTGTAGCAACAGGATCTACGCCATCAACATTTATTAAGATGGCAAAGGGGAATTCTGCTAGACATATTAACCAAGTCACAAGAATGTACAAAGCGGACGGAGAAATAAATGGCTGATTACGCATTAGGTGCAGTATACGAAATTAGAAAGATGCTTTGGCAGGAATTACAGGATAAAGGCATTATGCTTGCTTCTGATTATAGAGATGGAAATGTCCAATATGTCCCAATTATGCCTACTCAAGAGCAGGATATCTTCAAGACCAAGTTTGTTCTAAATAGAGAAAACCCACTTCCATATATTGTCTATGACCTAGATACTGTTGGATATGGAACAGACTGGATGATCTGCGAAGAAAGATTAACATTTAAAATTTACTCAAACTCCTTCTCAAAGGTTTTGACTATCACTAATTTGATGGTTGACCTATTTAGAAGATTTGATGCAAGCGCTAAGGACTTAAATAAGTACGTTAAAACCCTAAATACCAATAGTCCATTTAGGTATCATTATTTTGCCCTAACAGAGGCAAATTCCCCAAATCCAGCCGAGGAGCTGGACGGGAGACTAGAGGCAGACATAGCAATTATGTATTCCTATTCTAGAGATTTAAATACGGAGGGGAGATTTGCGTAATAACCAGGAATCAAGTATTATTGGTCTTGAGGAAATGTCGCAAACCCTAGTATCCGAAAGGAGGAGGTGAAAAATAAAAAATGGCAACAACCCGTAATATTATTATTGGCGCAGCAAATATCTTTCTTACAAAGTCAGATTCTACTGTAGCTGGCTATACAATTCCAGATCCATTCGCAGTAACAACAACAGGTTCTTTTAACGATGCAGTAAACCAGGGAACTGGTAAGGCTCTTGACAGCGCAAAGTGGAACAACGTAGGATTTACATCTGATGGTCTAGAAGTTACATATGAGCCAACCTATGGTGAGGTAGAAGTAGATCAGCAACTCGACGTTGCAAAGCTCTTCAAGTCTTCACAGAGAGTTATGCTCAAGACAACATTTACCGAAGCAACACTTAAGAATCTTCTTATCGTGTTCGGTCTTAAGGAGTCTCAATATTCAGGCGCAGATACAGCAGAGGAATCAATTCTTCTTGGTATCGGTGCTTTGAACGAAGAGCCTACTGAACGTGCTCTCGTAGCAGTCGGTAACGCTCCTAGAACTTCAACAAATAACAATGACCGTGAGCGTATCTACTATGCACGTCGTGTGCTTTCAGTAGAATCATCATCACACTCATTGAAGCGTAATGAAGCAACACTTTTCCCAGTGACATTCCGTCTCTTGGGAGATCCATCATACTCAGATGCATACGGCAAGATCGTAGATCGTCTGAACTAAATTAATTTTATATTAATTAAAGCCTTGGCCCCAGGAAACTGGGGCCTTGTCTTTTTAACCTGTTTATTGGTATAATAATAGGGACTATTTAGGAGGTCATCTATTGGCTACCAAGCTATACGATATCGTAGAAATTGAACTACAAAACGGGAATAAGGCTGTTTTAAAGCCGCTCCCAATTAAAGCACTTCGTGAATTTATGGAAGTTGTCGCAGGACTAGACAGCGTTAAGACCGAAGACGAAGCAATTAATATATTTTTAAAAGCAAGCGCTATTGCCCTGAGAGGGACTTTGCCAGACTTAGCTTCAGACCCAGACGCACTTGAAGGTGCTCTTGATGTTCCAACAATTTGGAAAATTATGGAAGTTTGCGGCGGAATCAAACTTGGTGACCCAAATTTGATAGCGGCAGCGAGCAAGATGGTTGGGGAGAACTAGCCAATAAAACTAAGTCCTCACAGACTTGGGAAGATCTTGATCTTGCTGCCTTAGAAGCAAAAGTTTTTCTTTTAGGTATTTGGAAAAATTACCAAGAGCTAGAAGAAAGTATATCGTTAACGGAGCTCATTGCTACTGTTGAAGAGATGAACAGGCGTGACTACGAGGATAAGAAGTTCCTCGCAGCTATGCAGGGTGTTGATCTTGACGGCGAAAGCGGTGGGGAAACCAAATCGTTTGACGATGTAAGAAGGGAAGCCCTAGGAGACGATCCAGAGACAAATGACATAGCAAGCCTTTCAGGCTCTCTAGCGAGAGAAGAAGGATTTGGAATTGGAATGGGTCTGGGATACGAAATCTGGGATAATTAACACATGGCGCAACAAGTAGTAATTAGTTTCAATGCTAATGCCAATTTCTCCGATCTAATCGGTGAAATTAAAAGGGCTAATGCAGAAATTGGCGTACTACAAAATCAGTTGCAAGGACTTGGATCCTCATCATTTGGTTCATTAGACTTACTCAATAAACAATTTATTGAGGGTATGAAGAATAGCCGCATGTGGTCTTCTACTTTTGTAGACGTAACAAACGAGACAAGAGAATTTGGAAAGCACCTAGACCAAGGTAGATTAAAGCTAAAGGATTACTTTAGAGAATTTAATACTCAGGTTAAAGGCCAGAGAGGCATGATCAGAAAGCTTGCTGAAGAGCAGGTTAGATTACAGAGATCAGTTCTCACAACAACAGTAGGCCCACAGGGTCAAGCAAGAAATGTTATATCTACTCCCACAGGACTAGACGGATTAGACCCTGCAACAATGAAGGCTCTTAAAGCCGAAACATTTAAAATTATTGGAAAGTCTATTCAGGGAGTATCTACTGAGCTTATTAATCTTGGTAAGAATACCCAGTGGGCTGGTCGTCAGCTTACAGTTGGTCTGACAGTACCACTGACAATGTTTGCGGCTTCAGCTGCAACAGCATTTAAAGAAGTAGATAAGCAACTCACAAGACTTGCAAAGGTTTATGGAGATGTCGGTGGAGCAACCACTGGTGAGATTGCTGCAATTAGAACACAGACAACTGCTTTAGCAAAGAGCCTAGCTGCAGATCTTGGTGCGCCAATCCAAGACACAATTGGTTTAGCTGCAGACATTGCCGCAACTGGAAAAATGGGAGACGACTTACTGAAGTCGGTTGCAGAAACTACGAGACTTGCTATTCTTGGTGAAGTAGATAGACAAGACGCTATGTCAGCAACACTATCATTGCAGAATGCATTTAATCTTTCTACGCAAGAACTTGGCGAATCAATTAACTTCCTTAACGCAGTTGAAAACCAAACATCAACAAGCTTGGACGATTTGGTTACAGCAATTCCAAAAGCTGGTCCAGTTGTAAAGTCTTTGGGCGGAGATGTAAAAGATCTTGCACTATTCCTTACAGCAATGAAGGAAGGTGGAATTAATGCTTCAGAAGGTGCTAACGCACTCAAGTCAGGTCTGGCATCTATTATTAATCCTACAAAGCAAACAACCGAAGTTCTTAATGGATTTGGAATTAATATTCAAAGCATTGTTAACTCAAATGCTGGAGACCTTGTTGGAACAGTACAGGCATTGCAGGTTGCTTTATCAAAGCTAGACCCACTTTCAAAGTCTAAGGCAATTGAGCAGCTATTCGGTAAGTTCCAGTTTGCTCGTATGTCAGCACTATTCGATAACCTTGGAGCAAGCGGTAGCCAGACTCTTCAGGTTATGGATCTCATGAAAGCCTCAACAGTAGAGCTTGCAAATGTAGCTAATCGAGAATTAGCAACACTCACAGAGTCTGCTTCTGGTAAGTTCCAAAGACAACTAGAATCATTTAAGGCAAACATGGCAGGAGTTGGAGAAGGCTTCCTAGGAATCTTCTCTGGAGTATTAGGAGTACTTAACAAGCTTCTTGATGGATTTAATAAACTTCCAGATGGCGTAAAGAACATTATGACTATCCTTGGAGTAGTAGTAGGACTTGCAGGTCCACTTATCATGTTATCTGGTGTATTCCTCAACTTCTTTGGTTACCTTACAAAGGCTGCTGGCTTTATGGGAAGACTATTCACAGGAACAAAGGGCTTTGAACTACTAAACGAAAGAATCATGGCTAACAAGCTATCTACAGACCAAATGTCTAATAGCTTCTATGATCAAGCCAAAGCAACAGAAGTTGCAAGAATGGAAATTGATAAGCTTATTGCCTCAATGCAAAACCTGATGGCAGTACAAGAAACTTCATCAACAGGTGCAGCAATGGGCTCATCTGGAATGAATTTTAATACACGAGGATCAACAAGATCTGGTGATATTACTACAGCTGCTAACTTTAGCCACCTTCAGTTGTCAAAAGAATTAAGAGATAAGTACGGCAAATCAGTAGCTAGCCTCCTTATGACTCAAGGAGCTTACCTGCCACAAACAAGAGAGTATGCACAAGGAGCAACCTTCCAAGAGCAGATGTCTACAAACATGCCAGGATTAATTGTAAATGGTGAAGACAGAGCTGCTGCTATGAGACCTTATGCAGAAAAAGCTAAAAAGATGCCTGAGTTCAATCAGCTAAACGCTAATGAATTAGAAGCATTGATGCCAAGCTTGGATACATACCTAGAAACTCAATCTCAGCAGCTAGCATCATGGAAAACTTTCCAGGGGCTAAGCAAGGATAAAGCAAATGCTTTGAGAGAAGAAGTATTAAAGGCAATGTCTTCTGGAAATGCAGAAGAGGCAGTCCTAGCCATTAAGAGAAGTGCTGCTGCTCAGGGTATCTCATTTGACGATGTTGCTCAATCATATTCTGATATCGGAAGAGCTGCCTACAATAGTGGTAGCGATCTACAGTCTAGAAGTAAGGCCTTGCTAGGAAAATTTGAAGAGCTTGAAGTTGGACTAATAACAGCAGATTCAGAAATGTCTAAGTGGCTTCTTACAGAAAGCGGAAATGTAAACAAGATGGCTCTTAACCTAGCCAATCTATCTGGAATTGCATTAACACAGCTACAGAGCACTATTCAAAAGGCAGAAGCAAACTTTAAATCACAGGTCTCTGGACTTTCTGCTACTGTAGATACAAAAACAAAGCGCCTTGGCGTTGTCACAATTAAGTTTGTTGATGGGATAGCTCAAGTCTTTGACGCTGCTGGAAATATGTTAGCTGCAGATGATGCTGCTAAGAATCCAAAAGTTCGTGCAGCAATAGGAAAACTTCAAATTGCTAAAGAGAAGCTAGAGCTTGAAACTCAGAGAGAGATTCAAGAAGCTTATACAGCAGCTCACAATGCGTCAGCAGTTATGAGTGCAGACAATGGAGCATCGGGCGGCGCTAAAGCTGCAGCTGGTGGTAGATTCTCTAGGGTTAAGGGAATGTTTTCTAAGCAAGGTATTAAGGGATTAATGAAACCAGGAATGGGATCATCCATGGCTATGATGGGATTAGGACTAGGCGCTTCTATGATGCCTACTGGCGGAAATGGTGCAGTTAACACTGCTGGAAATATTGCTGGTGGTGCAATGATGGGCGCTTCAATGGGAATGATGTTTGGTCCAGGCGGAGCAGCAATTGGTGCAGCACTCGGAGCTCTTGTTCCTGCTGCTACTGCATTATGGAAAGCATTTGATAGATTGAGAGATATTGCAGAGCTGACTGCTAAGCAATATGAAATTGATAAAGAATATGCAAAAGCTGCAGGCGTAAATATAAAAACAATTGGAGACATTCAGTTAACTCAAGTTACTGGCAAGTCTGCAGAAGCAGCTTCCGCACTAGACATCCTTTCAAAAGCTGCTCTAGAAGCTTCTACTAATACAACTACTGGAAAGCTAAGAGAGAAAACAAAGGGCGCAGATAACTTTAGTGTAATCAGAAAAGAATTTGAAAGCCAGTACTTATCTTACCTTGCAGCGGGAGTACCAGAAGAAACTGCTAGAGTCATGATGGCTGCTATCCTTAAGGCTGCTGGTAAAGAAGAATTTGCTCCTGATCTAAACTTATCTCTTAATAAGTATAAGACACAGACTGCATCAGAGGCAACTGCGACATCTTTGAGAAGAGCTTCTGCTGGAACATTATCAGGAACTCAGTATGACAAGGTAGCCTCAAGAGCAGAAGGATTCGGTATGACTGAAAACTTTGCTAGAGGTTTGGCTGGATATACCGATGAGCAGTTAAAGAGCTTTAAGTATACACAAGAGCAGATAAAATATGTCAGAGAGTTGCAGACTGCTTATGCGTCTCTAGATACAAAGCAAAAAGAGATTGCTGATAATAATTTAATTTATGGAACAACAGTTCAGACAGCGCAAGCGGTTGATATCCTAAACAACGCTCTTGCAAATCAAGACCTTAAAGCATTCTCTGATGCTATGGCTTCTGCTGGAAAGTCTGGAACTATTACTAAAGATGCTTTAGATGGAGTTCAAGAATCAATTAAGGGTCTATCAAGAGTAGAGAATACTGTTCTTGACGGGTTGCAAAGAAATGGCGTAGAGTCATCTGACATAATGCTTGCCCTAAAGATGAGAATAGAAGGAGTAATACCTAGCCTTGAAGCCGTAAAAGATTTTGATGGTATGAAGATTCGTGCAACATTTGATATGTACATGGCAGATGAAGCTATTAAGAAGGCTGATGCTGATCTTAAAGCAGCACTACAAGCACAGTTCTCTGGGGGCTCTACTCCTAATAATGATGCTAAGAAGAAAGCTCTACAGGCACAGATCGATGCACTTGAAGAAATTGAGCGCAAAGAAAAGAATATTAACAGACTTAAGGAGCTTCAGCTTAAGTATGAGGAAAAACGTAGAAGCCTAGCAGTAGACTACCTAACTGCTATTAGCTCAGGAGATCTTGAAGCAGCACTTAGAGCACAGATTGATATGCAAGCTCAGTCAGTGCAGTATATTCAGGATAAAGCTCAGGCAGAAAAAGAAATTGCAAGAGACAACAAGAAGAAGGCTCTGCAGGATCAGATTAAGGCATTGGACAATGCTCCAGCTGCAGTTAATAACACTGGGGCAAAGATTGAAAAGATGCAGGCGGATATTGTTAAGTTTATCGAAAGCCTTAAGAGCGGATTCTCTAAGTCTGGAGAAGTTGGTGCTGTTCTAGGAGACTTTAATGATAGCCCACAGTTTAAGCAGTTTGAAGCAAAGTTTAAGGGAATGCTAAGCCCAGACGCATTTGCAGATGCTGTTGCAAAGATGAAGGGCGAGTTTGAAAAACTTAAGGGTCTTTTAGCTCTAGCTGAATCTGGAATGAGCGGAGATACTGGAACTAGAGCAAATCCAAGATCTGGTGCAGGATTACTTTCTGGCAAGGTTACTGGAGTACTTACTGCTGAGGAAAAGGATAAGGCTATTGCAAACGCAACCCGAAAAGGGGCTGCGCTTATGGCTGACGAGTATGTAGAGTTCGGCGACTACGTATACAGATACGACCTAGCCAAAGATGACCTTATTAGACAGAAGTCAGAAGGAAAGTGGATGGGCGGATCAATTAAGGGATACCATATGGGAGGACTTATGGAAGGTGTTGGAACTTCCGTTTCAGACTCTAATCTAATTAGAGCTTCTAAGGGTGAATTCATGCATAATGCAAGAGCTGTTAACTACTATGGTGTTGCTAACATGGAAAGACTTAATAGAAGACAAGTAGACCCAAGAGTATTTGAAAATGTTCAGGATGCAGGAGCAAGACAGAATGGTGGAGTAACAGTATCTATTGGTAACATTAATATTACAGAGCCAGGATGTAGTTCGGATGAAATCATTGCTAAAATTAAGAAGGATCTTGGAGCGGCAGTTAAGAGAACTACAGATATGAGGTATATGAGCGTATGACATGGCTAGTTAATGGTTTAAAGGATTCCTTGATATATGTTAAGGGGGTGGGGGCTACAGAGTATACAAAGCTAACTGATCATAACAGATCAGAGCTTGGCGTAAACATGGAAGAAATATCTAATAGCCAAAGAACCGCTAACGGAACAATGAGAAAAAATGTTATAGCTCAGAAGCATAGATTTGATATGTCTTGGAAAGATGTTCCAAATATGTCTCAATATACAGTCGATGGCGGCTGGGCTGCAAGTCAGATATACGAATTCTATAAGAATAATACTCAGCCATTCTATATTAAGATTGTGCAGAAATTTAGCACCACAGGCGCTAACACATACCAGGAGTTTTTAGTTAATTTTTCATCATGCTCATTTGATATAGTTAAGCGTAATCCATCAGCGACTACGCCATACATGAGGATGAATATTCAAATAACGCTAGAGGAGGTTTAATGTTAAACTTTCCAAATGCTAAAACGGCTATAGACACCCAGCATAATCTAGAAACCTCACAAAAGGTTATGCTTGAGTGGAATTATAATATCCATGCTGGAATTACTGAAATGGGTATTGATGACTCTGCCCTTTACTCTTATGATGAAGAAACTGGCGACCTAAAAGTAATTGAAACTTCAACTAATTATGATAGATATAAGGAAGAGGTTTACCCTCTAACCTCAGTAGTTAATTTTATTAGACCTGGTGAGTATGCTGTCCATAATGGAACATATGTTGGCGGGATCCTAAAGGGAATCTATGGGGCAATATCTGCTGTAACAACATCATACACAAACCCTATAAGAAACTACTTTGTATCAAAAGATGATGGATATAAGTATTGGGCATTCCTCAGAAAGGGACAGTCTTCTACATCTGTTAACAAGTCTATCTATGCAAAGTATGATAGATCATTTAAGACTAATAAGATTGTTGTAAAGTTTGAAACAGCACACTCAACTCCTAAAAAGTTTAAGGTTTATGGATTTAAGAATAATACCTGGACCCAGCTATTTGCCTATGACAATACTAACGGCCTGACTACAGGCGGATTAATAATTTACTATAACGGCACTACCTGGACGACAACAAAGCATACATCTCCGTCTATATCTACAAATGTAGATACAATTTCTGGAATCAAGGTTCTAGTAGAGACAGTTAATGTTGGATACTACCCAGTTGAAATTATTGAAATGTCTCCTAGATTAGAGGCAGATGTATCAGCAGACGTTGTTTCTTGGAGCATACAAAAGAATCTGTTTGAAGATGGCGGGGTTCTGCCAGTAGGACAGATAAGCTCTAACTCTGCTTCGGTAGTATTTGATAATACACTTAATGACTTTAGCTATGAAAAAGAATCTGCAAAGTACTATGGAATATTAGATAAGCGTGTTGGTGTTAAGATTTACTCGATCATTGGCTCAGACGTTATTCCTCAATTTACTGGATTTATGGATGCCTGGACTATAAGCCCAAACACAACTGCTTCGATTGAGTGCTACGACATGGCAAAGATTCTTCAGCAGACAACTGCCCCTGATATGGTTATTGGGCCAAAGTATACAATCGGGAAGGCAATTAGAACAGTATTTGATGCAGTAGGTCTTAATGAGGCTATCATCAATGTTGAGAATAGCCTAAATGAAACAGTAGGAACTTTCTGGATGAGCAATGAACAAACATTCTGGGATACTCTGCAACAGCTTTGTATTTCTTACCAGTCAGCAGTATTCTTTGATGAAGTTGGAAGACCAGTTTTTAAGGCAAAGGGTAACGTGCTTGACGCACAGACAACAGAGCAGGTACTAACCTACAATACAAATGGCTCTACTCTTCCTAACATCATAAACTTTGAGCAAAGTGCAAAGCCAAGAATTGGTAATCTGGTAGTAAAGTATGCTGCTAGAGGCTATGAGGTTCAAGACGATGTTTTAACAACATACAATGAAGCGCAGTCTTCAACAAATAAAAATACGGTTAGAGGATTTAGAGGGGCCAGCTACGCTACAACTATTTGGGAACCATCCACAGAGTGGACCCTTGGAGCAACAAGATTAGCCTATGCGATTCCTATGGGAACAGCTGATATACAGATAAAGATTCCATCTACTCAACAGGTAATTCAAAAGAACTCAGAGCCTAAGCTTATCATTGCTGATGGAATTTCTTCTCATAAGGGTTACCTTTATATAAACGGCGAAATTATTTACTACGATGGCACAAAGTTTTTAGTTCAATATAACGATGGCCGTGGTCAGGAAGAGAAAAAGATTCAGAGCAAGGAAGAGTATCAGTCGCTTATTGCCTCAGATCCTGGCATAGCATTTATTAATCATACAGGAAAGCTTACTGGAATTAAGCGTGGTCAGTTTGGTACAACAGAAAAAGCACACTCTGCAGCTAGCCCAGATAACGGGGCATGGTCTATTAGAACTGCTAAAGTTGGAACAGCTTCCTCCACCTTTGTAAATAATCCTACGTTTAGCATAGAGAATACAGCACTTCGCTTATCAACAGACAATACAACTGGTAAGAGCACACTCAAGGAAACCAAAGCCGCAGAGCGCAGAAAAAATATGCAGCTTGGACTAGTTACTCTGAAAAAAGATAACTACAAGAGATTTGAGACAACTATGCGTATTGTTATAAAAGAGCCTGACGAGGTTAATAATGACTCAGACAGTTTGGGCGGAATAGTGATAGATTACAACGAATCAAATAACAGCGGATACTTCTTAGAGTTTAGCCTAGGTGCCACAGTTGATTCTTACAATAAGGCTAATGCAAACAAGACGATTAATATTTATAAGCTTACTTCTGGAGTAAGAACTAACATTGCATCTATAGACGCAGTGGACGCTAAGTTTAAAAGAGATAGCGAGAATACTATATTTAAAGATAGCGTATCATTCCAGACCGTTCAAGATTATGATATTCAGGTTCTAAGAATAGAAAGAAATAAAAAGATGTGCCTAGATCTATACATCATGGGACAGCTAATCTGTCAGGTTGAAGATCCAACCCCACTACCAAGAACTACAAAGGCAGGAGTGTTTGTGGCTGGAGACAGCACAGCCTTCTTCTCAAAGTTTGGTGCCTGGGGAGCAAATAATTCTGGTTCTCTACAGGATGGCGCATTCTTTGCAGACTCAATTAGAGGATTTACAACAGAGGTAGTTGCGGCGGGATATCTAGGAGCAGTCAATAAGCCTAACCAAGATAATACATATGACTACTATGAGTTCTATCCAGTAATTAGAGAGATTAGAGTTGAGGAGTTTGATTATTTGAAGTTCCCAGCTACCCCAGTTAAAATTGCTGCAGGTGCATCTGTAACTAGATATGGAGCTACCATCTTGTCATCTAATTCATTTAGAGCCAAGATAGCCTTGATCAATGAGTCAACATCTCCTACATCATTAGCTAGCTCGTTCCCAGGAACTGCTACAGCTCAATATCCTAAACTAATTGGTTATGCATTAAAGAAATTTGACGCTAAAGAATATAAAATTTCTATTTCAAAGGCTAGATCAGATGACGCAAAGTTTGAGGTAGACTCAGAGTGGATTCAGTCCTATGATCAGGCTAAGGGGTTAGCTGATTTTATTAAGTCTAAGTCCTCTGTGGTTAAAAATGGTAAGACTAATGACGTTATTAATGTAAATGTTGAAATATTTAGCAATCCTCTGGTACAATTAGGAGATACAGTAGATGTTGAGCATCCAGATTTAGGTCTGTCTTCTTCAACGCACTCATTTATTGTGACTGGAATTAGCCAGTCATTTGAAAATGGGCTGACTACTAGTTTAACGCTACAGGAAGTGTCATGACAAAATCTAAAGTAACCTATTCAAATAGGCAAGTAAAGGGCACTGAAGACCTATTCGGTCCAGGTGACCTAGACGCAGACCTTGTAGGCGGTAAAAATCAAGAAGATCCGTATGGCTATACCTATGTAAAGCAAGGCGGGGTAGATACTGCAGAGCAGTATGAAGGAAAGACTGTTGACGTTGTTGATCAAACAATGGACAAAGAAGAGTACGATATTGAGCTACCATTTGACGATGAGCTCGAAAACACACCTCTTGGCGTAATTACTACTGTTGAATTTAGCCAGGTTGGAAAATTTACTGGAGACGGTACATATATAGCAGATGTTATTGCTACATTGCCTGATCTGACGGGAGCGGATTTCTATGAAGTTGAATTCTACAGAATCTCTTAAGGGAGAATATGTATTCTATAAGAACGGTGTTGAAGTATACCGTTCTAAAAACATTATTACCACAAAGGGTAAGGATTCAGTAATTGCTTACTTATCTAAGCAGTCATATGAGTATGCTACTAAGATTACTTTAGGGGTAGGTACAGGTACTCCAGCTGTTACTGATGAGTTTATGGGATTTGAAATCTTCCCAGTCCCAGTACAGTTCAAGACTATTGATGCAACTCAAACTCCAACCCAAATTGTATTTAGAGCAACTCTTCCAGCAGTATTTAAGGGTGTTATCACAGAGGCAGGACTTGCTTCAATAGGCGGAGTTCTACTTGGCGGTATTAGCGATATCAACGACAACAATGATTTGATAGCAGTATTTGATGATACCTACGAAGCTTGGTCAACACCAGCAAATGTAGTATTTGTTTCTAATGATCTTGAGGGTACACCGCTACTTAGAATTGGTGATTCTGGACTACAGATTACTGCTTCTGGCGGAACTACAACTTCTACATATGACAATATATCTTCTTACGTTGGAAGCTATACTACTGGAGATAAAATGAAGGTGGCATTTAATGTTGCCTCATCTATACCTACATCTGTATCGATTAAGTTTGCAAACGATTCTTCAAACTACTATACAGCTACAATAGCTGCAGCTGACATGGCTCTAGGCTATAACGTTAAAACAATTGATTTTTCTTCTATGACTGTAACTGGAACACCGCTTATTCAAAACACAACAAGCATTTCAGTATCAGTAGCAAGTTCATCCTCTTCTGTAGTTACAATGGATGGTATTAGATTTGATGAGTACTCTGATCTTGATAAAGCGACACTAGTCAGCAGATCACTACTTGCAACACCGTTAGTAGTTGAAGGCGGATACCCATTTGATATTGAATACAGATTAGGATTTAATTTGTAATGGCCTATAAGAAGACGATACAGGGCTTAGTCCCAGGAACTTGGACCTTTAGGTTTAGGGCAAGCAATGATCAAGGACAAACTGGTCCATGGTCTGCATTCTTTAACTATACAGTTACTGGAGATCAAACTCCACCACCAGTTCCATCTAAGCCACAAGTAACTTCTGTTGTAGGCGGGGTATCAGTAAAGTGGTCAGACGCTGGATATGTAGAACCACTAGACTTCAATAGAGTAGACGTATACGTATCTACTAACGGAACTACATATACTAAGTTTGGCTCAATAGCATCTAAGGGTGCGACAATTACATACGTATCTACACTTGGCACTGGTCCATTTACATTTAAGTTTACTGGAGTAGATAGATCAAACAATGTATCAGCTTTTTCTGAAGCTTCAGACTCTGTAAGCGCAGGAAGCTTGGATATTGATACAACTCCACCAGCGCCACCTTCTGGGCTGTCTGTTACAGCTTCAAATGATTCAGCTGACCCATCTGGCTCAACTGGTTATGCTGATGTAAGCTGGACTGGATCAACATCAACAGATGCACTTGGATACTACATTCGATATGGAAGAAGCGCTACAACATGGGATGCATACATGTTTATTCAGCATCCACAAGTAACTACAAGAATTTTTGGATTAAGATCAGGCACCACTTACTACTTCCAAGTAAATGCTACCGATGGAAGTAATCCAACTGGATATATACCAACTACTCCAGTTTCAGTATTGATTCCTGGAGACACAACAGTACCATCAGCTCCAACTGGCCTAGTAGCGGTTGCGGGATTTAATAATATAGTTGCATACTGGAATAGAAACTCTGAGAACGACGTAGACCTTGGAAGAGGAACATACCAGTTCCAGATAGATGATAACTCTGATTTTTCTAGCCCAATACAGGATAGAGTTGTTACTGGAACAGTTGCAACATTTACTGGGCTTACTACTAACACAACCTACTATGTAAGAGTCCGTGCTATCGACTCAAGCGGTAACCAGGGAACTTGGACGGCGGGAGTATCTGCAACACCTGGAACTATTAATGCAGAGACTTCTATTACTTCTGGAACTATTGTAGGCAATCTTATAGCAGCAAATACTATTGTTGGAGACAAGGTTGTTGCAAATACAATCGATGCAGATAGACTTAAGACAAACACAGGTATCGTAGGAAAGCTTTTTGTCGGTGATGACGAAGGCGCAAATAAGATTACTATTGATGGAACAGCATCAGTACCAGCAGTTTACTATGGAACTGGAACATATAACAATACTAACACCCCATTCTACTTTGACGCTCTTGGCAAGTTTAGCTTAAAGGACCAGCTTTCTTGGGATGGAGCAGCCCTAACAGTTAAAGGTTCTCTTAATGTAACCCAGGCTTCAACATTTGGAGCAAACGTAACACTAAATAGCGGTGGAGACATTCTACTAAATGGTGGAGCAATACGTGCCACTGGAAACCTTGGTCGTGTAGAAATAGGTTCAGGCGGCGTATTTGGATATAATGCAACAACTGGTGGAACTCTTCAGGCTGCTATCTACTCAAACACTGGACAGCTATATGCAATAGGTGGAGAAATTGGTGGATGGGATATTGAGGCGGGAGCATTAACAACTAGAAATGCTAACAATCAGCTAGTTGGTTTATACTCAGATGGCAGTATTTATATGGGTCCAAACTTTAGTGTTGGAGCAGATGGATCTGTAAGTATTAGTGGTACATTAAATATTATAGGAACTGGATCTAATATAGTCCAGCAAGATGATTTAAATGGTTATGCAACAACAGGAGACCTTGCAGCCAAGGCCGACGCAACTCTTGGAAATGTTGCAAGTAGCTCTGCTATTGCAAAGATTAACTCTTCGGCGGGATCAACAAACACAACAAGCATTGTTGGAGGAGTTATATCTACTGGAGTTATAAAGTCTTCTGGATACGCTAGTGCAACAGATGGATCAGCATTTTCAACATCAGGCACAGCTATTAATCTTGATACTGGAGCAATTACTGCTAAAAGATTTAGAATTAATACTTCTGGCGACCTATTCATGCAGGGAGACATTAACGCAGAGTCTGGAACTCTTGCACATGGAGTAGCAATCGGAACTAGCATGAAGATATTCTCGGCTAACGGTCTTAGCGGAATATATCTAAATGGAGAGACCTCATCTATTGTTGCAAGAGATGCTAATACTCTCCAGATTATGGGTGGAACGTTTACTAGCTCTACAGACTCTTCTTATATTTTGGTAAGTAGTAATAATGCTAGCGATGCACAGTCTGGAGAATCTGTTTATGGACCAACTGTTTCTGTAAGAACAGACGTAGATAATTATAATACAGAGCAGCTATGGCCACTACAAAATGGTATAGAGGTTATGAGATGGAATGGGTATCATGGTGGCGGGTCATATGGAGCTAACTTATTTGGCCCACTTAGACTTCATATAGAAAGAGCAAATGAAACTGCGGGTGGAGTAGACTATAGCGGAAATACTAGAGTTTGGATGGCTACCCCAGCAGATACTACTATGACTATTGGTCCTAGAAGCGGTAGCTTAAACATGGGGCTGCTAAGATTAAAGGCGACCAATATAAGACTTGATGGTTTTAAGTCTGGCGCAGGAACATATGCTAATCTAAGAGTTGACTCATCTGGATACGTAAGCCTAGGAAGCTCTAGTGCATCTGGCACTGGAGACATTCTTGGAGTCACCGCTGGAGCAGGTTTAACAGGCGGAGGAACAACTGGTACTGTAACGCTTAACGTAGCAACAGCAGACACTGGAAGAATTGTTGTTAATGCTAACGATATAGATCTTGCACAGACAAATGTAATTTCTGGATCTTATACAAATGCTAATATTACTGTGGATCCTTATGGAAGAATTACATCAGCTTCAGATGGTACTGGTGGAACCTCTGGCGGTTATACAAACGGAACTGGATCATCAACATCTAATAAAATATTCTATACCACTGGAGTTCAGCCAACGGCATCATTCCAAGCTGGAGATCTTTGGATAGTATATTAATATGACAATTAAAGTAGTCACAAATTATAACCCATTTAGCGACACAGTAGCATTTGGCGAGGCATCTCAGATTCGTCTATATAATAATGGTATCTTTAATTATGTTAGTAAGGTATACGTACATGATGGATCGTACTTTAAAATGTCGTACCCAGACTTTCCTAAAATATCAGTAGAGCCTTATTACTCTTCAGGAGCAACTTATTTTAGCGGTGTTTATAAAGCTTATATAGGAAGTCCCGTAACAGTAAGTGCTACATGGACTGCTGGAGAAAATTATGACTATACTAGCAATACTTATGATTATCAGTGGCAAAAATATACTTATATTCCTGGACCAAATATCTACTATTGGGCAAACTTATCTGGCAATGGTGCAACTACCGATACATATACTCCGCAAGAAGAGGCAAGCATTAGATGCTCAGTAACTGCAACAAACCAAAGAGGATCAACTACTGTATATAGTCCAAGCCTTATTACCCAGCTTCAATCTGCAACAGCTCCAACTTCAGTTACAGCTTCTAATAATGGAAGTCAAACAACAGTAACGGTTTCTTGGTCTGGTGCAGCTAACGCAGGCAGGTATAGAATTTATTGGAATATTAATGGAACAGTACCTGGTTCTGCTGATACATATTGGGATGAAGAAAAAATTGTAAATGGATCAACTATAACATCGACAGGTGGTTCTTGGGCTTGGGGTCCGTCAGACCCAGATAAAAATGGAAATGTTCCCGCAGGAAGAGGTCCACAATACTTCATGGTTTCTGCTTCATCAGACGGTACTACTTGGACACCTTATGTAGTTACATCAGTTGCAACAGGTGTAGTTGTCCCAGCTCCAGTAAATACTTCTCAGCCAACATTGACTGGGACTCTAGCAGTTGACGGAACAATAACAGCTAAGCCAGGATCCTGGTCTAACTCGCCAACAAGCTATACAGTATATATTTATAGGGGAACTCAAAATGTTGCAACCTCTGAAACTTTTGTAAAAAGTGGGACGGTATATTCAGAAACATCTGGAGTAAGTTATACTATTCCTTTATCTGATTATACAAATGCACAGACTAATAACAGATATTACTATAGAGCTTTTGCATCAGCCACCAATGGAACTGATTCTGGAATTGTCGCTGGACAAGAGCTTGGACCACTTCCAGCACCACAGACAGCTCCAAGTGGAGGATCTGTATCTGTATCGCCATCTTCTGGAACAGCTGGAAGCACAACATTTACTGCATCTATATCTGGATGGACTGGAAACCCAAGTACTTTTACAGCCACATACTCTTGGCAGTATTTAAACACAAGTCTTCAATGGGTACAATTTGCTACTGGTTCTACAGCAGTCGCTCCAAATGTAACTGCATATGCTTGGCAGGTCATAGCAACTGTATCTAACGGTGTTTCTCCAAATGGAGTTGCATCTTCTAGCTTTAGCGTATCTGCACCAGTATCTAAGCTCTCTACACCCACTGGAGTTAATGCATCAGACACAAGAACAGATGGAGTTTTAGTTAGCTGGAACGCTGTATCTGGTGCTGCATATTATGGAATTTGGTGGGGTGGCGCACCAGGTTACGATAATGCCCCAGACTTTGGCGGACCAAATAATGCTGGTGGCTGGAATGGATTGGGTACTTCATTTTTAGATACTGGTATATCTGCTGGAAGTAGCCGTGATTATTATGTACAAGCTTATGCCTCTGGTAATCCAGCAGGAACAAAATCTGATTGGGGAGGTCCTAACAATGGAACTAGGGCTTCCGCACCAACAACACCAGCCCCAGTCCTATCTTCAATATCGGGTAATAACTCCTTGTCTCTTGGAGGTACATTCTCGTGGAGTTATACAAACTCCCCAACAGCCTACTCTATTCTTTGCCAAGGTCCTACAGGAACTGTATTTACAACAAACAACGCCTATACCTATAGTGGAACTACATTTAGGCCAGGATATGATGGAAGCGGTTGGCAGGGTGCTGGAAACTATACTCTTTATGTTTCTGCTACAAACTCTGGTGGAAATAGCGTAGTTTCAAGTCAAACTACTTATATGAATTAGGATAAATATGATAGCAAAAGAAGATAAGATTTACTTAATAAATTATAAGATAGATTTCTGGAGAGAAAGACTTCAGGAGAGTATCAATTCAGTCAGTTTCCTGGAGAATCACGGGGATCAGATAAAAATAGATATGAACAATCAAGATATAATTGATTATTCAAACATTATAATGTCTCTGGAGAATATCCTAGACGAGTTGAATGCTTAATGCTATAATAGAAAAGGAGGAAATAATGACATATCAATACTTATCAAAAGACGAAAAAGTAAATATTCTAGAGGGGCAGCTAAGAAACCTTGAGTATTCACAGTTTTCTTTAGAAGTAAATAAAATTGCTGAGCAGGCTAGAGTTGCTCCAGATGCCGAAAAGCTATCTGGACTTACTACTGAAATTGCCGAAAAGCAAACACAGATCGATGCAATCAAGGCAGAACTTGCTACTGTAGAGGCTGAATAATGAGAATAGCCTATGAAACAATGGGGAATCTAGTAGTCAAAAGAATATTTGACGATAGCGACGTCCTTGTGGGAGAAATTCCTGTCCCATTTAAGGATGCTATAGACAACCCAGAAACAAAGCCATTGATGGACGGGATCCTCCAGGCAATGTCAGAAGACCTAAAATCTTTAATGACACAGGTAGATACAAAGATTGACTCTGGCGACTATGAAGTAGGCCAAGAGATTAATATGGCTCTTGCTAAGCTAAGCACATTTGACCGTATTATCGACGCAATTACATTAGGAGAATAATGTCTGACAAAGTAGAACTAGTGCTTACTGCACTACAGCAACGCATTGGTGAAATTGTAGTAAATTATGAGACACAGGTAGCTGTTCTTAGAGCAGAGATAACTCAACTTATTGAAGAGAAGGAAAATGCTAAGAAAGAAGAAGGAACAGCCCAAGGCTGAAATAAAACCACCATTAGTTCCTACGGCATATCCTAGCGGAGTTGCCGTTTTTGATGGTACCAATACTTATTTTATTAAGAATAATAAAAAGTATAGGATTATCTCTGACAGGGCTCTGCAGAGCTGGGGATTTAAGGTTTGGTATGGAAGTCCAGAATCACTCTCAAAGATCGTTCTAGGGGGCATTCTAGCCTTTAGAGACGGTAGTGTGATCAAGGACGTCTCAAATGGTAAAATATACTTAGTGGTAAACGGTTTAAAGCAGCATATAACTACACCAGATTTCTTTACCAAGTTTGGTATAGATCCTGGATATATTATCGAGGTTAGTGCTAAAGAGGCTGATTTACATAAAAACGGGGAGTCTATCAATTGACAATAAATTATCTGAAGCAGTTTGAACCAGGGGAGCCTATAGACATAGAAGTCCTTAATAAGGTCATTCAGAATGTCAACTTCCTTGCTAGTCAAATAGCTCAGATATATAAGCTTCCTGCTCCACAGGCACCTGTGGTAACTAATGCTGGTGCAACTGGAGGAACTTCTGGATCAACAACTACTCAAACTAATCCAGCAGATGCTTATGCCCCAATCACAGATCTCTCTATTAATCTAAGTTATATTGCAAGATTTAATCAGCAGACTCTTACAAAGAAGAATATTACTGTTGAGATGGTTCAATCAGCACTTGGAGGAAAGACAATTAAGTCATTCCAATGTGTTGGAGTTAATGTTAAAAGCCTTATGTTTATCCCAGCAGGAGCACAAGAAGGAACTCTTCGTGCTGCAACTGGAGCACAACTATCTGGGCTTCAAGTAAGTAATAACCAGCTTTCATATACGCCAAAGCCAGTAACTGGAAAATATACTTCTGGCAGCACTGGTCCAAGTAGTACTTCTACTGGAATGTACGGTAGACTGTACGTAAATCTAGGCTTGGACATTAAAGTTACATACTGATGTACGAACCAATTTTGAATTGGTCCAACCGTAAGAATAAAAAACTAAATAAATATATAGTCATCTGGATACCAGAACATCCAAAGTCATTTGACGGCGGGTGGTATTATGAACATAGACTATCTGTAGAAAGATCTATAGGTAGAGTTCTCAAAGCTTGGGAAACAGTTCATCATATAGATGGTAATACAGAAAACAACTCGATAAACAATCTCTTCCCATGTTTGGAAAGAGAACATCGATATGCACATAAAAACACTTGACAGTTAGTCAGGGCAAGAGTATTATTGTATAAGAGCGAGAAAGGCTTTTAATGAGCAACGATTTAAAGTGGATGCTTTCATCCGACCAGCAATTTCCATACCAAGATGATAAGATGATTGAGCTATGGTTTAAAGTAATGAAGTGGTTTAAGCCAGACGTAGTGGATTATCTTGGAGATACGGATGATCAGGCATGCTATAGTAAATATACAGAAGGTCGTTCAGCAGAATTTTTAGAGCACCACAAGAATGATAGCAAGGATTTAATTGTCCCACTGATGCGCCATGAGTCAAAGGGCGCAAGAGATTTTTATACAAAGACAAGAGAGATGCTTCCAAACGCACAGTTGTTCTCTGCGCTAGGAAACCATGATATTCGTATCTTTGATTATGTTGACAAGAAGCTTCCAGATTACGCAAACGACGTAACTCCAGAATCGCTATGGTCTCTAGACTCTTTGGGCTATGAGTATATCTATTACAATGAGCTTCCTAAGCGACGCTTTGGAGACATTCACGTACACCATGGTCTTTCAGTATCAGCCACGGGTGCTGTTAGAAAAGACATGGAAGACCTACAGGTTTCCTTGATCCGAGGACACTCACACAGAATTGCCTCACACCTAGTTACTTACGAGTTGCGTAACAATGGCGAAGGTGAGACATTGCGTGGATATGAAATTGGTCACATGTGTGATGAAAAGGGTCCAGGAATGAAGTATACACAACATCACGATTGGCAGAAGGGCTTTGCCATAGCACATATTGTAAATGATTATCCACATATTCAGATGATCCATGTTGCCCCAGACTATTCTTGCGTGGTAGATGGTAAGGTATTTAAAGTATGATGACGTGTAGACGATGTAATGGTGGTCGAGTCTTTATCGACAGAGTTTACTCACAGTATGATCACTTAGAGCTGTATTGCATTAAATGTGCAAAGAGATGGATTTTCCACAAACAAGGGAGCAGATTTGCGTCATGGCTAATGAAAAGGGAAGCCGAAAGAGCAAGAGTCTACGGTACTTTTTCCTAAACGGGGAACTTCATAAGAAGCTCCACGTAAATAGAGCTTCTGACATGATTACCTCTTGGAACTATGACCAAGGCAAGCGTGTAGGTTATTTATGGAGCGATACCAAAAGAAACCTGCAGCAAGCTTATACTATTAATGAAACCGCAGGACTTCTTAATAGACATAGAAATCGTATACTAGAGTACATTGAGCGAGGGCAGATTAAGAAGCCTAAGATGACTTATACCCTAGACGAGAAAAGACAACCAGTAAAGTACTTGCTATCAGAGGATGATATTATGGATGTAAGAGAATTTCTATCTTCATTGCATAGAGGTCGTCCAAGAAAAGATGGACTTATAACTGCAAAGAATGTCCCAACTAAGCAAGAGCTTAGATCTAGAATGAAGAATGAAACAATTCTTTATCAACAAACAGAAGACGGAGAGTTTGTACCAGTATGGAAGCAACCAGAGTGGTGATGTATGGCTAAGAAAAAGCAGCAACAAGAAGAGACAGTAGAGGATATTGTTATGAGCCAAAACTTAGCATTTGCACGATCTGCCACATATTTAGAAGAAGCTGGAGAGGTTGCAGTTAATTCTAGAAACATTGAGGGCATGCTCATGGTTGCTAAGGGTTGGATGGAACTTGGAGACATGATGGACTCTGGTCCTGGACAAGAACCAGGAAGACGTGCTAAACTGGGATTTCACGCTAATGATGAGGATGAATAATGACAGATATTGAATCAACAGGAACCAAGATCAACGTATCTTTGGGATTTACCAAGAATCTAGGAAACTTTGAAAGTCTGCGTGTAGATATTGGTATTCAGGATTATGTAAGGCCAGGAGAAAAGATTGGCGAAGCCACAGATAGAGTATATGCTTTTGTAGAAGAAAAGCTTATTGAGAAGTCTGAGGAGATTGCAGAAGAACTTCATGGCAACAAAAAGTGATCCAAAGCTTCCTTATGTATTGATTTCTCTTTATGAGGTACTGTATACTGAAAAGTATGGCAAGAAGCCAGTAGTAAATAGATATCGTGAGAAGTGGGGAATGCAAGATGTTATCGAGTCCGTCGGGTTTGATAGAGCCAAAGAGCTCCTTGAGTATTACTTTAAGACATCTAAGTATGGTCACCCAGTCAATTACTTCTTCATGAACTTTGATAATATTGATAAGACATTAGAAGCACAGGCTGAAGATATAGAGCACAGAAGAAAGCTAAAAGAATTAACTAAGCAAATGGTAGAGGAGCGTGAACAGAGTGAACACAGAAGCAGCAGTAATTAGCGCAGTATGTAAGAATAAAGATATTAGCGTTCTCCTAGCAGACAATGTTGATGAAGTTTTTCAGTCACACAAGGACGTATGGGATGGCTTAAAGTCATACTATTATAAGTTCAGAGCAGTGCCTGACGTAGGTGTATTACAAGATAAGTTTAGAGACTTTGATGCAGTTGAGGTAAAGGCTGAAACTGGATTCTATCTAGAGCAGATGAAGTCAGAGTTCCTTGGCAATAAGATCAAGACTGTTCTTCTAAACTCTGGCTCAGCTCTTAAAGAGAATGCTCCAGCAAGAGTGCTGCAGCAGATGCAACAGCAGTTAGCTGGATTAAGTAAGTTTACTAATAACGTTCGAGACCTAGACATTACAGATGTTGAGTCTGCGACTAACCACTATCTAGCAGTTCGTGAACGCTCTGCCGTTATGGGTGGTTCTCCAGGCATTCCAACGGGTTTTAAGGCTATTGATGCTGCATACCCAACTGGTATGGCCCCTGGACACCTAATCGTCGCTATCGGCTGGCCAGGACGTGGTAAGACATGGTTTACATCCTACCTTGCATGTAAGGCTTGGGAAGCAGGTTTTAAGCCAATGATCATCTCTCTTGAAATGTCACCAGAGAATATGCGTGACCGTATCTACACAATGTTGGGTAGCGGTATGTTTAGAGCCTCTAACTTCCAGCGTGGAGATGTAAACATTGATGACTTTAGCAACTGGGCGGGGACAAGCTTCAAGGATAAGCGTGGGTTTATCCTAGTATCTAACGAAGGTACTAATGAAGTTACACCTGCTACAGTACAGGGAAAGATTGACCAGCATAAGCCTGATCTAGTTATCCTTGACTATCACCAGTTGTTTAATGATAACAAGCGCTCAAACTCAGAAGTAGAACGTAACAGAAACGTATCTCGTGAGTTTAAGATGCTAGCAGTTACTAACAATATCCCTGTTATTGACATTACAGCTGCAACTGCAGATGATGTTTCAGACCAGGATAATCCGCCAATGATGAGCCAAGTTGCTTGGTCAAAGGCTATTGAATATGATGCGGATATCGCCATGGCTATCCACAGACACCCTGACACTAACCTTATTGAGGTAGTTTCACGCAAGAACCGACATGGCAAAGACTTCAGCTTTTATTTGGACTGGGATATCGATAGGGGTATAATTAAAGAACTGTACGAGTAGATTGGCATGCAGTTTGACCCACAAAAGAATAAAGAGATTCCAGATTGATGGAATATTTAGAGATGACTCTGATATGATCAGAGTCCGTGCCCAATACGAATCTATGATCGTGCAGTCTATGCGTGGAGATGGATATATTCCAGTCCTTGACATAGACCCTACGTTCTCTGTATCATATAATAGCGAAGATCAAACTTGGTCATTTATGTTGACCACACATGGAGTATACGTAGGAAAGGTTAAGGCATGGCATATAGAGGGAATCTCAAACAACAAGATGCTTCCACGCAGTATACAGAGAGACAAGTCAAAAAGGTCCTCAAAGCAATCTCTGTCTCAATCGTAGGCGAAACTGGAAACGACTTTCTCTGCCTCTGCCCTATCCACGGAAATAAAAATACACCAAGCTTATCAGTTTCAAAAGAGACTGGTCTATTCCTATGCTTCAACCCTTCATGCGGTGCAAGCGGATCTTTGCAAGAACTAGTTAAGACAATCACAAAGCGTAATGAGTTTGAGTCTCTTAGACTTATCTCAAAGAGCGTAACAGATTCACTACAGGATTTCGATGAACAGATCATCGAAGTATTAGAAGAGAAGCCAGAGTTTGTTCCTTTCCCACCAGAAACAATGGACAAGCTCTGGAAAGAAATGGCTGAGTACAAAGAGGGGCGTGATTATATGCACTCTCGTGGATTTAATGACGACACTATTCATTACTTCCAAATTGGTTACTCACACAATCAGAAAATGGTTACAGTTCCAGTCCATGCACCAGATGGATTACCTATAGGAATTGTTGGTCGGGGCACAGAAGAGAAGAAGTTCAAAAACTCTACAGGGTTACCAAAGACTAAGACACTGTTCAATATTCATAGAGCTAAGCGTCTTTCATCCACGGTAATCATCACGGAAGCTTCGTTTGATGCAATGAGAATTCATCAGGCGGGATACCCAAACGTCGTAGCTACTCTTGGAGGACATTTAAGTCCAACAAACTATAATCTATTAAACAGGTACTTTACCAAGATAATTATAGCCACAGACTTTGACGATAAGAGTACCCATAATGGAAAGAATCCAGGACGGGATTTAGGTAACTCAATTGCCTATAAGCTAAAAAATAAGGATGTTCAATGGGCATCCTATGACTATAAAGTTATTTATCCACATGGGGCTAAGGATATGGGAGATATGACAGATGCAGAGATCAAACAATGTATTGAAAATTCCGTCCCAAATTATGAGTATGCCTCTTGGGGAATCTACTAAGATAGTGTATACTAGAATGACAGAAGCATTTATAGCTTCAAACTATATGAAAAGGAATATATATAACACATGGCTATCGTAAAAGGTCTAAAAAATATCACGTCCGTAATGGACAAGTCATCTGGAGATTCAGATGGCAGCAAAGCACGTTGGGTTAAGCTAGCGGATGGCGAATCAATCAAGATGCGCTTCCTACAGGAACTTGATCCAGACTCACCAGATTACAACGAAAAGGCTGGACTAGGTTTCATCGCAGCCGAACACACAAATCCAAACAACTATCGCTCAAAGGCTCTCTGTACTTCAGATGACCAGGGTCGTTGCTGGGCATGTGAGCAACACCGCAAGGACTACAAGGCAGGCTGGAAAGCTCGTAGTCGTCTATACATTAACGTTCTCGTCGATGACGGCAAGGAAGATCCTTACGTCGCTATCCTTTCGCAGGGTACAAGTGGCAAGACAATCACACCAACACTTATTGAATATGCTGGAGAAATGGGAAGTATCTCAAATCTCACATGGCGCTTGAAGCGTTCAGGCACAGGTACTTCAACTGAGTATGTAGGTATTTCTCTAGGTCAAGACAAAGAAAAGTTTGATGCTGCAAAGTATGAACTCTTTGATCTTGAAAAGGTTGCAGTCAAGGAAGTTGCATTTGACGAGCAAGAGAAGTTCTATATGTTCGGTGAGTCCGAAGAAGGCGCAGAAGATTCTTCTGCAGACACTTCATCTAAAGTAGAGTGGTAATCGTCGGTGGGGGTGTAAAAGCCCCCACCCTTTCCAGAAAGTAATTATGTCAAACTTCACACATTTACATGTTCATTCACAGTATAGTGTTATGGATGGTCTCAATAGCACTGCCGAATTATTGCAGGCTGCAAAAGACTTAGGTCAAAATGCATTAGCTATTACAGATCATGGAACGCTATCAAGTCACAGAGATATGCAGATATCAGCCAAGGAACTAGGCATGAAGCCTATCCTAGGCATAGAAGCGTACATTTCTGCTACCGACAGATTTGATAAGCGTGATACAAGTAAGCGTGATGACAACACATCTATCTTTAACCACATTATCTTGCTTGCACAAAATAAGCAGGGTGTTAAGAACCTAAACAAGCTATCTGAAATTGCTTGGACAGAAGGATACTATCACAAGCCACGTATTGATCGTGAGATTCTTGCTGAGTATAAGGAAGGTCTTATTGTCCTTTCTGGTTGCATGAATGGTCTTATATCTAAAGCTATTGAGCGTGGAGAAGAAGATGAAGCACGTATGTTGGCTAAGTGGTTTGCTACAACGTTTGGCGATAACTTCTACATGGAGATTCAGCCACATAACCCACAAGAATTAAACCATAAGTTGCTAGAGATTGCTGATGCCGTAGGCATTAAGCCAGTCGTAACTGCAGACTGCCACTTCTCACGAGAAGAAGAGCGGGCACTAGAAGAAGCAATGCTAATCCTATCTACTTCACCAAAGGCAAACAAAGAGGTAGACTTTGAGAAGTCTAGACTTATTAATAACGTATTTGAAAGATTTAACTATCTATATCCTGACCGCAAGATTAGCTTTGAGCATCTTGATGTTTATGTTATGGATAGAGCAACAATGGAAAAGCAGATGGCTGCTCAGGGTATTACTAGAACAGATATCTATGACAACACAGTTGCTATCTCAGACAGCATTGAAGAGTATGAGTTCCAGCAAGGACTTAATATCCTTCCACGCCCAAAGGAAGATCCAGACGAGAAGGTTAAGTCTATCTGCCTAGAGGCTATGAAGAAGATGAATCTTACATCAGAAGATATTGGTAATGACCAGTATGAATCTAGACTGGATGAAGAGCTTCGAGTTATCAAGAACAAAGACTTTGCTTCCTACTTCTTGGTTATTGCAGATATGATTAAGTGGGCTAAGGACAACGGGATTATGGTTGGTCCTGGTCGTGGTTCTGCTGCAGGCTCTTTAGTATGTTATCTAATGGGTATCACAGAGGTTGATCCTATTAAGTATGACCTACTGTTCTTCCGATTTATTAATGAAGAGCGTAATGACTTCCCAGATATCGACTCAGACTTTGAGGATAGACGTCGTGGTGAGGTTAAGGATTACATTCGAAAGAAGTTTAAGAACGTAGCATCTATCTCAACCTTTACATACTTTAAGGATAAGGGTGTTGTTCGTGATGCTGCTCGTGTTTACATGGTTCCGCTAGGAGATGTTAACAAGGCCCTTAAGGTTATCGATACATTTGAAGACTTTGAAGAATCAGATAACGTAGAGTGGTTTAGAAAGAAGTATCCAGAAGTAGTTAAGCTTGCACGTCAACTCCGTGGACGAATTCGTTCTGTGGGTATGCATGCTGCAGGCGTTGTCGTTGCAAAGAAAGAGCTGAATACCTATGCACCTATTGAAACACGTACAGACCCTTCAGACAAGGTTAGCGGTAGAGTCCCAGTCGTTGCATATGATATGGACACTGTTGCAGATATTGGGCTTATTAAGCTTGACGTACTTGGCCTAAAGACACTAGCAGTTATCTCTGATACGCTTGCCATGATTAAGTCTAGACATTCTAATACAATTGATTTGTCATCTCTTAAGCTAGATGATCCAAGGGTATATGAATCTCTTTCAAAGGGCTTTACCAAGGGCGTGTTCCAGGCAGAAGCGGTACCTTACACAAACCTTCTTATGAAGATGGGTGTAGATAAGTTTGAGGATCTTGCAGCATCAAATGCTCTTGTACGTCCAGGTGCTATGAATACTGTAGGCGCAGCATATATTAATCGTAAGAATATGAATGAAGAAGTGGCTTATATCCACCCAATCATGAAGGATTTTACTGAGAGAACATATGGTGTTATTATATATCAGGAGCAAGTTATGCAGGCCTGTGTGCACCTAGGTGGAATGACATGGGCAGAAGCAGATAAGGTCCGTAAGATCATTGGAAAGAAGAAGGATGCAAAAGAATTTGATCAATTCAAAGAAAAGTTTACATCGGGCGCTGCTAGATTCATCACAAAAGAGGCAGCAGATTCTCTATGGCATAGCTTTGAAGCTCATGCTGGGTACTCTTTTAACAGGTCTCACGCTATCGCTTATTCTATGGTTTCTTATTGGACAGCTTGGCTTAAGCTTTACTATCCGCTAGAGTTTATGTTTGCCCTCCTAAAGAACGAGGGTGACAAGGATGCACGAACAGACTATCTTATTGAGGCTAAGCGCCTAGGTATCAAGGTTCTGCTTCCACACGTTAACGAGTCTGATATTGACTTCAGTATTCAAGATAACAGCATTCGATTTGGATTAGGTAACGTTAAGTTTATCTCTGAAAAGATTGCACACAACATTATCTCCAACAGACCATTTGCAAACTACGCTGACCTAAAGGAAAAGGCTGGGGAAAAGGGAAGTGGTATTAGTAGCAGAGCTATTGATGCGCTTAACCTAATTGGCGGTGCTTCATTTGATGACAACCCTAGAACTGGTAAGGAAAAGGATAGCTTCTACGAGTATCTTAATATCCCTAAGTTCGATATTAGTGGTATTACCCCAGCAATTAAGTCACAGATCAACAGACTAGAAGACTTTGAAGAGCTTGGCACATTTGTGTTTATGTCTATGGTTAAGTCTATCAAGCGAGGAACAGGCTGGTCTAGAGTTGAGCTGGTAGATGAGAGTGGTTCTGCTGGAGTATTCCATGACGAGGGAACTTCAATTGAGCCAGGACAGATGTATTTCTTCTTGGTGGGAGATAACCGTATTCATAGATATGTAGAAGTAGATAGAGTTGTCCGTGAGGATAGGTCTGATGCTTTCGTTAACTTCCTATACTCTAAGAAGTTTGAATTAGAAGAAAACAATTTTTATGTAGTTGATTTTACAAACTACAAGACCAAGGCTGGTAAGATGATGGCTCACACTATTGTCTCAGATAAGGATAAGGGATTGATTAGAGCAATTGCATTCCCTACACTATACGCAAGAGCACTGGGTAAAATGAAACCAGGTCAGAATGTAGAGCTAGTATTTAGCAATACTGATGATGGGACTATCGTACTAAAGGAGATAAAATGAGCGAAGAACAACAGCAAGATATCGAAATTAATCTTCCTAGACTTCTGCTAGCAGCAGCGGTATCTAATGGAGAGATCAGAGTAAAGGTAGCAGACTATATGTCACCTGGACTTGAGACTAAGGGCCTAATGCTTGATATCGATACAGAGTCACAAGAATTCATTATTAGAATGGGAGAGCAAGTTGAATCTCAACCAGATGGCGAGTGAAATCCACACGATCTCAAAGTCCAAGGGATTTTGGGACGGGGCAGTAACATATGACAAGCTTGGTAATAAGCTAGCACTAGTACATTCAGAGGTCACAGAGGTACTTGAAGCTATTAGAAAGTCTAAAGGTAGCCAAGAGATTGTAGAAGAAATGGCTGATGTTCTAATTAGATTGCTAGACATCTATCAGGCTATGGAGAATGCAGGACAGATTGAACATTCATTAACAGATATCTATGAGATGAAGATGAATAAAAATAGAGAGAGACCAGCACTTCACGGGAACCTCTTTTAATGGTATACTATAAGTAAATGAATGGTTACTTCTTATTTGGAACCAATGACGAGATAATACTTGTCTTTAAATCATCTTCGGAAGAAGAGATTATAAACATAATAAAGAAGATAGCTACAATGCGTAGCAGAGAAATGAAGGCATTAGCCTCAGAACTAGAAGAAAGTTTTTATGAGCGTAGCAACGGATATAATGTCAAAGCTGGACCCAAAGACAAGACAAAGGGTTCAAATAGCACTAGAAGTAGAAACCCCAAAGCAGAAAACTCCAAGCATAGGTCTAAACATAGCCCTAAAAGGCGGCCTAGGGTACGGGAGACAGATCCTAGTATGGGGGAATAAGTCAGCAGGTAAGTCATCTTTCTGCTTGCAGATGATTGCACAGGCACAAAAAGAAGGTAAGACATGTGCTTGGATTGATGGAGAAGCATCTTACTCACGAGACTGGGCTGAGAAGCTAGGTGTAAACTCAGAAGAGTTGATCTATTCTCCAGTCAAAACAATTAACGATATGGTTGATATCGGAACACAGTTGATGGAAGCAGGCGTAGATATTATTGTCGTTGACTCTATCTCAGCATTGCTACCAGCTATTTACTTTGAAAAGGATAGCTCTGAGTTAAAGAAACTAGAAGACACCAAGCAGATTGGTGCAGAAGCAAAGGATATGACACATGCAGTCAAAATGCTCAACTACGCAAACAAAAACACATTACTTGTTCTCATCTCACAGCAACGAAATCAGTTTGGATCTATGCATGCTAGCCACATCCCCACAGGCGGAATGGCTGTCAAGTTCTTCTCTTCCACTGTCATCAAGCTCTGGTCGTCTGAAGCTGAGGCGAATGCTATTAAATCTGGTGTTAAAGTTGGCGACAAGATTATCGAACAAAGAGTCGGAAGACCAGTTAACTGGATTATTGATTACAACAAACTCGGCCCCCCTAATCTTTCGGGACAATACGACTTCTACTTTCAGGGGGAAACTCTAGGCGTAGACGGCGTAGGAGAAATCCTAGATGTTGCAGAACAGTTTGGAATTATCCAAAAGGGTGGAGCATGGTACACAGTTGGAGAAGAAAGATTCCAAGGACGTGCTAAGACCGTTGAATATCTCAGAGAGAATCCAGAGATAGTTGAAAAGCTAAAAGAAGAGATCTATGCCAAGTCCTAAGATAGAGGACTTTATGTCCAAGAAGACTCCAGAGATAAAGAAAGCGGGAGCTACAGTTGACGGCTCATTCTCTTGCGAAGAGTGTAATGAAGTAGTTAAGGTTGCGCTATATGATGAAGACTCTAGAGAACTTACTTGGACATGCTCTAAAGATCACGTTTCAAAAGGACGACTATAATGTCTGAGCGTGGTGAAGTAAAAAGAGACGGGGCTAAAGCACAGAAGAACTCTGGCAGAGGTCAGTATCAAAAGGGGGATGCTAAGTGGAAGCAGTTCCTAGTAGATTATAAAGAAGCTGGTAAATCATTTACGCTTAACAAAGATAACTGGGCAAAGATATGTACAGATACCTTTAAGGTAAGCAGAGATATGCATCCAGCACTAAAGATTATTATAGGCTCAGAAGCCAAGGTAAGACTTGGGATTATTGAGTGGGCAATACTAGAAGAACTGATTGAGTTCTGGGAGGAGAATCACGAATGACAACATTCCTGTTTGGATTAATGATTGGGTTTTCAGTTGGATACCCATTGGGATTATTTATAGATAAGCTAGATAAGAGGATTAAGAATGAGCGATAAGTCACCACTAGAACTTCTCAGCGAAGTATCTGAGTTTAATGACATGAAGGAGTTCATGGCTGATCCAGACCTAGACTCAGCACTAGAATCAATCATCAAACTTATTGCTAAGCCAGACATTCCACCTGCAGCAGCATCTATCTTAATTATTAAACTGCAAGCAATATCTGCTAAACTATCAATATTGGCGAGATACTACACGACTTTAGAAAAGGGAGAGACTGCCAGCAAGAAGAAGAATGTTTACTATACTGTTGCCGATTCAATCGACAAGTTAGTGGCTGCACTCAAGTATGGCATGAAGTAATATGGGAAGAGAATTAGTAACAAACTTAAAATTTAAAAAGCATGTATCTGGATTTAATCCAGCAGAGCTGTCAAAGCTCATCGATGCTGCGTACCTTGAAGGTAAGAATACTGCGAAGTTTATGCAGAAAACTACATTCTCTCCAAGTACAGTAGGGTATGGTCATGGAAACTGCGCTAGATATTGGTTCATTGCCTTTACTGGCACAGAGTTCAACGATACATTTGATGCTATCTCAGTTGCCAATATGGCTAACGGAACAGCGGCTCACGAAAGACTACAGAAACTATTTGAAAAGACTGGAGTTCTTAAGGAGACAGAGCGGGAGATTCTAAAGAATGATCCACCAGTAAGAGGATTCGCAGACCTTATCCTTGATTGGGAAGGCAAAGAAGTCATTGGTGAAATCAAGACTACTAAGGATGAAGCTTATCTATTTAGACAGAACTCTATGAAGCCATCCCAGAATCACCTACTACAAATTTTAATTTACATGGATGTATCTGAGGCTGAAGAAGGCTTCTTGATGTACGAGAATAAGAATAACCAAGAGGTCCTTATTCTTCCAGTCAAGATGAACGAAGCCAATAGAGAGTTCCTTGAAGATGTCTATACATGGATGAGAGAAGTTCGCTCAATGTATGACTCAGGAGAAGCTCCTAAGAGACCATTCAGAAAGAATAATCAGATCTGCACCAATTGCCCAGTTCGCAATACGTGCTTTGAGATGGAAGACGGTGAAAAATTAATACCAGTCCTGAAACTTTAATATGTGCTTATGATGAGTGTAACGCCCAGTTCGAGAAGGCTACACACAACCAAAAGTATTGTTCTGATGAGTGTTGCAGACTAGCAACTAACAAAAGAACTATGGAGCGTTACTATGAGCGACGTGCCATTAAACTTGGGTCAGTAAGAAACTGTAAGATCTGTAAGATCCAGCTAAGCAGATACAACTATGATGACGTATGCGTTACTTGCGATGAAAAGGATGTATATGATCAACGACAAGAGTTATTGGATATGATAAATGGGCATAGCAAGCCTAGCCAAGCATAAGGCTAGTAGAGTAATTGGAATCGATGCTTCAACAGCGTCGGTTGCTTTTGGCATTATTGATGGAGGAAACCTTGTCTCTCATGGCAAGATTATTGTCAATGGTAATGATATCTACGAAAGAATCTATGATGCACGTAAGAAAATTGCAGCAATGCATAGTCATTTAAGTTCTGATTATATTGCTATCGAGGGTGCAGTATTCGTTAAGTCTGCTGATGTTGTGATTAAGTTGTCCTACGTTTATGGGGCTATTATCTCCCAGCTAATGCAGGACGGGACTAAGGTAATGACGGTACAGCCTTCCTCATGGCAAAGCTTCATAGGTAATAAGGTATTTGGTAAGGCTGAAAAGACAGCAGTTAAATTAGAGTTTCCAGGTAAATCAGATACCTGGTATAGCAATAAGATTAGAGAAATGAGAAAGCAAAGAACTATGGACTTTGTTAATAAGAAGTTTGGCGTGACTGTAGAAGATCACGATGTCGGTGATGCAATAGGTATTGCTCATTACGCATACGAGAATCTGACTGCACGATGAAGCTATACGAATCCAAAGACTGGCTATATAGAAGATATGTAGTTCAAAAGAAGACTATCGTTGAGATAGCAAAAGAAGCTGGTTGCTCACATATGACAATCCAGCGATACCTAGAGAAATTCGGACTTATTAGAAAATGATTACGCATGGAATGTCCAAAGACTATGTTGAAAGAGTCGGGATTAAGGGAGCAACAAAGGAAGATCTAGCCAAGATCCTAGATGATGTATACCTTTATACAGATAGAGAAGAGCAATCAGTAGGACAATGGCTATCAAATACAGGCTATTGGGAGTCATGGATTACTTCTTGGATGACAAATAATATTAAGCCAGGATTTGTATGCCTAGATATTGGAGCTAATTATGGCTACTATACTAGAATTATGGAAAGACTAGCAGAGTCTTCTGGTAAGGTCTATGCATTTGAGGCTAACAAGAACCTTTCAAATATGATTTCTAAATCTATTGTTGATTATCCAATCGACAACGGAGCTCCAGTTACAGTATTTAGCGTTGCTGTATCTGATAGCAAGGGTACAGTTACCCTTCACATACCCCCTAAATTCCTTGGCGGGTCATCAATGGTATGGGGTAAGCAAGAGCTTCCTTCTACTATTCCAGAAGAAGAATGGACGGTATCTCAAGAAGTAGAATCAGACACCGTAGACCACTTGCTAGGACTCGATCATATTGATATAATTAAAATAGATATTGAAGGTGCAGAGCCTTTAGCGTGGAAGGGCATGGAGAAGACATTATCAAAGACAGATTTGGTAATCATTGAGTTTGGTCCATATATGCCATCAGAGTTCATTGACCAGCTATATAATGACTATGAAGTAAGCCATGTGACCGTGACTGGTGAAGAGGTGCCACTATCAAGATTAGATTTCGAAAAGCTAGAAGACCTAACTATGGGAGTATTGAGGAGAAGAAAATGAGTAACGACCTAACAGAAGTACAAAAAGTTATTGCCGAAGTTTGTGATACAATTAAGGATATGCTTATTGAAAAGAATAAGTCATACGGCAGCAGCTTCTCTGATCCCGTTAGGATTTTCAGCAAGGTTGAGACGGATGAACAAATCAATGTCCGCATTGACGATAAGCTTTCAAGGATCAAGAACCACGGCAACTTTGCTGGTGACAACGACCTTGATGATCTGGCTGGGTATATTATTCTAAAGAAGGTATATCGGGCGGTTAAAGAAAGAGGACTGTAATGCCTTCGTATCAGTACGAATGTAAAAAGTGTGAGGTTCAGTACACACACTTTAGAAGCATAAATGAAGAGGATCCAGGATATAACTGCGATACCTGTAATGAAAAGCTAGTCAGATGGTATGGAATTTCTGGTACAAGAACCCAGAAGCGCTTGCCAGAAGGAGATGACTTCATCTCTAGTCAAATGGACTTTTACGGGACAGATAACTGGAAAGAGCATTATGCAAACTGGGATGTGAAGCCAGACTAATGCCAGTATATGAGTATAAGTGCAGCGTGGATGATTCACATGCGCTACTGAATGTAACCAGATCTATTTCAGAATCTGATCCTGGCTATAAGTGTGAAGAGTGCGAAGCCGATATGATAAGAATGTTTAACTCATTTGGCATTCAGTTTAAGGGAAGCGGTTTTTATAAAACCGATCATGGGAGATAAATGAGCACAGACATGGAAGTTGCAGACGGATTTGACAGAATGAATAAGGTTGTTGAACTTACACTTAAGGGATACAACCCATCTGACATTGCAAAAGAACTAGAAATAAAGCGAGCAGAAGTTCTTAGACTCGTTGATGAATGGAAAGACTATGCGAAGAACGATAAGAGTATTCAGGAGAGAGCCAGAGAGTCTCTCGTAGCAGCAGACCAACACTTTGCTATGTTGATCAACAAAGCTTGGGAGACTGTAGAGCAGTCAGATTCTGTTGCCGATTTAAGATCTAAGGTAGCATCACTCAAGTTAGTTTCTGATATTCAGTCTAAGCAAATGGAAATGTTGCAGAAGGCGGGACTTCTAGATAACGAAGAGATTGGTGCCAGAATTGCAGAGTCAGAAGAAAAGCAGGAGATTCTTGTAGGTATCCTAAGAGATGTTACATCTAAGTGCCCTAACTGCCGTAAGGAAGTAGCATCTAGATTGTCCAGAATATCTGGAGTTGTAGAACCTATCAATGTTATTAATGTAGAGAATGCTTAACTTAGACGATTTTTTAGACGCATTACAGGATGATGAATTCGAAGAAGTCCCCGTAGACTTAGCTGAGTTTGTTACAGATACTAAGTATCTTGGTCTACCACCACTATCAGATAACCAGTACACAATGCTTAAGGCAATGACTCAGATTTATAAAAGAGATACATTGCACAGATGGCTGGGAGAAGAAGAGGGTGAGAAGAGATGGAAGCAAACCTGTAACGAAGTTATCTTCCAGCTTGGTAAGGGTTCTGGTAAGGACTATACATCTACTATTGCCGCTGCTTATATTTCATACCTACTGCTATGTCTAAAAGATCCAGCAACATATTATGGCAAGCCTTCAGGCGACTCTATCGATATTCTTAATATTGCTATCAACGCAGTACAGGCAAACAACGTTTTCTTTAAGGGATTTAAGGCTAGACTAGATAAGTCTCCATGGTTTGTTGGTAAATACAACGCCAAGGCGGGAAGCGTAGAGTTCCCGAAGAACATTACAGTACACTCAGGACACTCAGAAAGAGAAGCCTGGGAAGGATATAACGTAATGGTTGTGGTCCTTGACGAAATTTCAGGCTTTGCCCTAGAGTCTACAACAGGACATGATCAGTCTAAAACAGCTTCTGCTATCTATGACATGTATCGTGCATCTGTGTCATCACGTTTTCCAGACTTTGGTAAACTAATCCTACTATCATTCCCTCGTTTTAAGAATGACTTTATTCAACAAAAGTATGAGGAAGTAATTTCTCAGAAGGAAGTTGTAATCCAGTCACACACATTTATCTTGAACCCAGACCTGCCAGAAGATGAGCCAGGGAATAAGTTTAGTATTCAGTGGGAAGAGGACAGAATTGTTGCCTACAAGATCCCAAATGTATACGCCCTGAAGAGGCCAACATGGGAGATTAACCCTACCAGAAGTATTGAGGACTTCAAGATTGAGTTTTATAGAAATGCTGAAGACGCCCTATCTAGATTTGCCTGCATGCCACCAGAAGCTGTGGATGCATTCTTTAAGTCTAGAGAAAAGGTTGAGGCTGCATTTAATAATCCAAACCTAGCCGTAGACGACACAAGTAGATTCGCAGACTGGTTCCAGCCACTGCCAGACAAGGAATACTTCTTACACATTGACCTTGCACAGAAGCATGACCATTGTGCCGTTGCTATGGCTCACGTAGATAAGTGGGTTAACATGAAGGTGGGTAATGAGTATGCCCAGACAGCTCCAGTTGTTGTCGTAGATGCAGTAAGATATTGGACTCCAACTGCTTCTAAGAGCGTAGACTTTACTGAAGTAAAGGATTACATCGTCTCCCTAAAACAGCGGGGATTTAACTTAAAGCTTTCTACATTCGATAGATGGAACTCACATGACATGATGCAACAGCTAAAGGGTTATGGAGTAAACACAGAACTTCTATCAGTAGCCAAGAAACACTACGAAGACTTTGCGCTTATCATTGCAGAAGAAAGAGTTAAGGGTCCAGCAATTCAATTGCTTATTGATGAAATGCTACAACTTCGTATTATTAGAGATAGAGTAGACCACCCAAGAAAGGGATCTAAAGACTTAGCGGACGCAGTTTGCGGGGCTATCTATAATGCCATGTATCATTCTAAGAGAACAGAGAATAAAGAAGTAGAGATCCATACATTTAGGGAATTACAGAGAGATAATTACCTAGAGGAAATGGAAAAACAACAGAAGCAAAATAACGTGGTTAGACCACCTAGAAGAATGCCAGAAGAATTAGCAGATGCGCTTGAGAATATGGGCATAATTTAAAATAGAACTAGCACTCATTCCTTGATATAATAGGTTTGTCAGACATTCTGACCCTAGGGAGATGAGGAAAATAGAGAAAATTTTAATTAAAACAGGCCTAATGGGTCTATTTGTATTTCTATGGCTAACTTTATCCCCCGTAAATCAGGCAATTGCAGACGAAGTAACCGCTCAGGTTACCCCAGCACCCTCATCAGATACCGCAACAGTGACAGTTCAGATCACAGTTCAAGCGGTTGAGCAGAAAATTGAGACAGCCCAAACAACACTTCAGGAGGCTGCTACAACACAGGGTAATGCCATTATAACTACTATTCAAGCTAATGTACCAAATACAGATACCCAAACAGCAAATACAATTGCTACTACACAAGAGCCTATAGCTACAGCGGTAGCACAGGCTACAGTAAAGGTATCAGAAGCAAATACTGCTATTCAGTCTGCAGAGACAGCCGTAGCCGTTGCCACAACGGCACAGGCTAATGTTGATTCACAAACAGCAGTAGTAGCGACAGCCGTAACAGTAGTTGAGTCAGCCACAGCAACAGTCGCCACAGCAACCACAACGGTGGCTACAGCAACAGCAGCAGTTGATTCACAAACAGCAGTAGTTCAAGCTGACACTACCTTGGTTTCAGAGGCTCAAGCAGCAGTTGATGCTAATTCTACTCCTGGGCTAAAGGTAGAAGTATACGACGTTCAAGGACAAAACAATGCTCCTACTCTACCTGCAAATGCCACTCCTATATTCACCTCAACAGATACAAATGGTATTAATGAAAACTGGGGAGGAGGATATGTTGCTGGATCTAATCGTGCTGAAGATGTTATTGTTAAATATTCTGGTCAATGGACTCCAACTATTACTGAAAGCACATACATATATGCACCAGCAGACGATGGAGTAAAGCTTTATCTGGATAACCAATTAGTGATTAATGATTGGTACGATAAAGGCGGTGGAGGATCTGTAGTCACAATACAAACTGAAGCCAATGTAGCAAAGGATTTTGTACTTTGGTACTACGAAAATGGCGGCGGCGCAGCTGTTTGGCTTTATAAGTATGATCGGCAAAATCAAGCATGGACAATTATTCCTGGTAATCAATTTTCACAAACATCTGCAACACCAGAGCAGATAGCAGCCTTGCAGTCAGCCCAGGCTACCTTATCTACAGATACAGCAGTATTAACAACTGTTACAGCAGAGAAGGTGGTAGCAGAGACAAACCTAACAAACGCTCAAGCAAACCTAACAACAGCTAACCAAAACCTAACAACAGAGCAGCAAAACCTAACAACTGCAAATGAAAACCTAACAGTCGCTGTTCAGGCAGCAGATTCATTAGCAAATAATGCAATAACAAAAGTAAATGAAGCTGTTACTGCAATGACAAATGCTGCTCAGGTTGCTACAAATTATTATGCAGAGCAGCAAAGATTAGCCGCAGAAGCGGCTGCAGCATTAGCAGCACAACAAGCAGCCCAGGCAGCAGCAGAAGCTAGAGCCGCAGAAGCGGCTGCAGCTCGTGCAGCAGCAGAAGCAAAAACAGCGGCTGAAGCAGCCGCTAAAGCAGAAGCAGAAAAAAAGGCCGCTGAAGAAGCTGCAGCTAAAGCGGAAGCGGATAGAATTGCAGCAGAAGAAGCTGCCGCAAAGGCAGAGGCTGATCGTATAGCAGCTGAAGAAGCCGCAGCAAAGGCAGCAGAAGAGGCTGCAAAGCAGGAAGCAGAAAGATTAGCTGCTGAAGAAGCAGCAGCAAAAGCAGAGGCTGAAAAACTAGAAGCAGAAGCTGAAGCAGCAAGACAAGCAGAAGAGGATGCTAAAGCAGAGGCGGAAGCAAAAGCAGCGGAGGCAGAGGCTTTGAAGAAGGAAGCGGAAGCAAAGCAAGCAGAAGCTGAAAAAGCAAAAGCAGAAGAAGAGGCATTAAAGAAAGCAGCTGAAGAAGGAAAGCTAACAGAAGAGCAGAAAGAAGTTGTAGTAGAAAAGCTTATAGAGAATCTTGCCCCAGGACAATCTGTTTCAGCAGCAGATATTAAAGCAGCTGGAGTTTCTTATTCAGATCTACCACCATCAACACCAGTTGAGGTCCGTACAGATGAAAATGGAAACGCTCTTGTAATTACTGCAGAAGTTGCTGCACAGGTTGAACTTGTACAAAATCCAGCAGCGTTACTTGAAACAGCGTTAACAAATCCAGCAGCAGCATTAGCAGCGCTTGGAAGCATTGGTGCAGATATGACTGAAGAAGAAAGAGAAGAAGCCACAGATATGGTTGTTGCAACAGTTGTAGCAGCAGGAGCTGCAATTAATGCAGTAGGAGCAGCAGCAGGAGGTGCCACTGGAGGTGGCTCAGGTGGCGGAGGAAGTTCTGGTGGAGGCGGAGGAGCCAATTCACCAGGTTCAAGAGGAGGAAGAAGATGGTAAGAATAATAAAGAATATCCTAAAAGATATGGTAGACCAAGCATGGACCCTTCTCGGTATGTTTATTGCTTGGGTTGTTTTGGACGGAAGTGCAAAGACAATTGTTGGATATGGAATAGTAGCAACTACCGCTCTATGGATAATCACAAGCCCAATACGAAATAAAGATGAATAAGAAGGGAGAAAAATAATGGCAAAGAAGAAAGAAATTGACATTACCGTAACTGATCCTACAACAGGCGAAGAGGTAATTGGTTCATCAGCGGTTACTAATATCTGGAACATTCTCATGAGAATTGTTGCAGTATTCGCAGCATCTGGACTATCTGTGATTGGTGCAGGTTCCCTTGTTGGAATTGATACCATGAAGGCTGTAATTTTGGCGGGAACTCTTGGAGTCGCTACAGTAGTAGAAAGACTAGCTAGAGCATTCCTCGATGATGGAAAGCTATCTGCATCAGAAATTAATGCAGCGTTTTCTAAGATAGATAAGAACGCAGAATAGTAGACAAAGGTGGTAGGATTTTCCTACCACCTTTCTATTATGATACATTTTTTATGATATAATGTGTATATGGTAAATTGTGGAACTTATTCAGGTTATATAACTCATGGCGCAAATAAAGAAAAACCCTGTGATAAATGTAGGCTAGCAGCTAATGAATATCGTAGGAATAAAAGAGCTAAAGATAATGAAATATTGGGCTATGATCCAAGAAGATTTAAAAGGCATCACACAACAAAAGAGGCCTACGATAAAATGCTTAGTAAATATAATGGAAAATGCTGGATATGTAAAGTAAATGATGCAAAGCATATAGATCACGACCATAAATGCTGCAATGATAATACGTTCTCTTGCGGAAAATGTATACGTGGTGTATTATGTAGTAATTGCAATACTGCAATAGGTCTTTTAAATGATGATATTAATTTATTGGATAGTGCTAAAAAATATTTAAATAAACCGCCAGTATCCTAGTTTGGTTTTGGAAATACTCTTATAAGGTATGAATCGTTGGTTCAAATCCAACCTGGCGGACAAGGGTCGTATATACATTCTTAGGATGCTATAGTTACGAATACCACCCTAGCTCGGTAATGAGTTCGGATGAAGATGGAAGTTCAGCTACGTCATGTGCTAATGGAAATCGCAGGTATATACGACCCCCTTTTCATGAGGTATTAAGCATGGTAGAATTAGATATGAAGTCGATAGGGGCTAATATTGGACGGTCTTAATTTCCAGATGAGCGGATTTCAAGATGATGACGGAACTATAAACATCAGCTTGAGGTGTAATGACCTCTTTGATATGGAAATATCGTACAAAGATCCACTGCTAGCCCAGCAGATTATATCTAACTTGGAAGTCATTTTAGATGATATGCTAGATGAAGCGATTGCAGAATCGTTTTCATACAATATGGATGAAGAATTAAACAAGTTATTGGAAGAGGGAAAATAATGCCTAAAGGTAGATATACAATTGGTGGTAAGGGTACTCATGGTTGCAAGGGTTATCCAGTAGTTGGGGATACAGGTAAGGTTCACGGTTGCCATACAACAAGACAAGCAGCACAGAATCAGCAAGCAGCTATTTATGCATCTAATGCAGCGGAAGAAAGCAAGTCTATGGATGAAGATGATCCTAGAATTGGAGAAGATCATGACTGTGAAGAATGTCGTGATGCTATGAATAAGTCTATGGACTCAGATCCAGGACTCATGGGAGAAGAAAGAGAAGCGGTTTTAGATGGAGATGAAAGCCCACTAGGTTGGAGTGGTATGTTTAGTCCAGTAATGACAAAAGCATCTAAGCCAAACTATGGAAACATTATTAAGCCTAGAAAAGGATCTCCTTCAGATAAAGAACTTTATGAAAGAGTTAAGGCAGAAGCCAAGCGTAAATTCGATGTATATCCATCTGCAGTAGCAAATGCTTGGGTGGTAGCAGAATATAAGCGTCGTGGTGGAAAATATTCTTCAAATTAATAATTAAAAAAGACTTGCCAGGTACTGTATCAGTTTGATATAGTTATATTGTCACGTTGATGGCCTGTAGCACAATCGGTAGTTGCAGTCGACTGTTAATCGACAGGTTGAATGTTCGAATCATTCCAGGCCAGCGGTATATCCGAAAGGGTATTTCCACAAATCTATATAGAGAAAAGGAAATAAAAAACAGATATGAAGAAAGTATCACTTATCGTAGCAGCAGTACTTGCCGCTACAACACTTGCTACATCAGCTAATGCTGCACCGCTTGCGGTAACAGTTGCTGGTTCAGCAAACACAACAACGGCAACGGCGCCAGCGACAGCAAATGTTCCAGCAGATAACTCTGTTGATTCAGCAGATGCAGTTGCAATCGCAGCTACTGCCGACACAGGAACAGTAGTTTCTTTTGTTGCAGCAGGAGGAGTTAAGCTTGTAACCGCTTTGGCTACATCAGCAGCTCCAGTAACAGCAGCAGCAGGAGCAACAGCATATTCAGTAACTTCTGCAGGTTCAGCAGTTACAGTTTATGCATTCACAACAGGAACAGCAACAGGATCTGTAACCATTACAAATGGTGCATATTCAACAGTTGTTTATGTAAAGGGTATTGCAGGAGCAGCCTACAACGTTGGCGTGAGTGTCCCGTCAACAACAGCAGTTGGAACAATCCCATCTGTATCAGTTAACATTACTGACGTATTCGGCAACCCAGTTGGCGGAGAAACAGTAACGGCTACTCTAGTTGGAGCAACTTGGGCAGACCTTTCAATCTCAAAGTCAATCTTGACATCTACTGCAGCTCAGGTTACAGCAGACTCAACATTGGTATTGGGAGCAAAGGCTGAGAAGCTTGCACCAGCAGTTGCAGGAACAGTAACAGTTGCAGTAACAGGTGCTTCATCTGCTACAGCAGTTACAGGTCTAGCAGCACCAGTAAAGTCAGCAGTTGCAACATTTGCAGTTACTGATCTTAATGGAACAATCACTGCACTTAATGCACAGGTTGCATCACTTACTGCACAACTAGCAGCAGCAAACGCAGCAAAGACAACTGCAGAAGCAGCGCTATCAGCAGAAAAGGCTGGTCGTGCAAGCGATTCAGCAACAGCAACAACTGCAGCAGCAACAGCAAAGGCAGCATCTGACCTAGCACTTGCAACTGCTAACGCAGCATACAAGGCTAAGTACAACGCACTTGCTACAAAGTGGAACAAGGCTCATCCAAAGGCTAAGGTTGCACTAATCAAGTAGTATTACTACAACACCTGAGCATGTGTAAAAAAGGCTCAACATTAATATTGACAATGGTTCAAACTTAATGCTATAATTGAACCATGCCATATAAAGATCCATTAGCACAAAAAGCAGCACAAAAAGCTTGGTACGAAAGAAATAAAGAATTAACGCAAGCCCGTACAAAAGATCGACGTAATAAGAATAGAACCTACATAAGGGACTATAAGCTAGCAAATTCTGTTTGTACTGATTGCGGGATATCTTATCCGCCACACGTTCTAGACTTTGATCATTTGTCTGATAAAAGCTTTCAGATAGGTGGCAATGCTCATAAAAATGTTGGTCTTGATAAGATAAAGCAAGAGATAGAAAAATGTGAGATTGTTTGTTCAAACTGTCATAGACACAGAACGTACATGCGATCAATCAATAAGCCAAAAAATAAATAAGGTCTCATAGTGTAGAGGTACGCACACCACTCTGTCGAAGTGGAAGTAAGGGTTCAATTTCCCTTTGAGATCGCTGGGAGGGTCAAGAGTTCCACCACACACCGCTCTTGACTTTCCCTTCTTTT